ATCGTTTTACATAATACGGATTTAAAAGAAGTTTTTGGAGGTACGGATGCCGGTCAATACGATGTTCCTACATTTGGTAAAACACCAAAAGGGAGAAAAAATCCTCTAAAAATTGATGGGGAGAAAAGTGTGAAGTCAAGCAGAGCAGTCAAAGATAAAAAGTTCCCTAAATGGGGTGGTCCTGGAGGGGTTTTTATAAAAATCAAAGATAAGTGTAAAAAATTTCCATATTGTAATCAAGGAGATATTAACTCAATTGAAATGCTAAAGGAGACAATCGAAGAGACCTCAAAAAAGTATGGAATACCTAAGAAAGAAATAGAAAATATCGTATTAAACGAAATAAAAGAGATATTTATTGAATATGAAACTAAAAATAAAAGACATTGACCAGATAGTTCAAAAATTGGTATCTGAAGAGATAAAGAAATCGGTTTTAAACGAAAATTCAGGTAAAGAGGTTTACCATATAAAAGCAGACGGTGTTCCACTTGCCACATATGAAACAGAGCAAGAGGCAAATGAGTATCTCCCAAAGTACAAAAATGAACATCCGGGGAAAGAATTAATAATTGAACCCGGAGACTATCAATCATATGATGAAATGATTGATAAGTTTGATGAAATGAGTGAGGAAATTGATGAAACGGAAGAAGAATGTTCGGAATGTGGAGATCAGGAGTTTTCCGAAGAGGAAACTACAGAAGGAATTGATTTTGAGAAAATATTGAGATCTCCAAGATCTGGAAAGAAAGTAAGTAATGATGTTGGATTAGAGGAAGCAAAACAAACTTGTTCGGAATGTGGGGGTGAATTAAACGAAGAAGGTGTTTGTGCCGAATGTTCGGGATCACAAATAAATGAAAGGAAGAAAATTAGACTGAAAGAAAGTGAACTTATTGAAATGATTAAGAAAATGGTTATTGAAGCAATTCCCGGAATTGAAGTGACCAAAAACGCCCAAAAAGGTTCTAAGAAAGATAATGATAGTTACATGAGTGATGTTGAAAAAAAGATAAAACAATATCTTTCTTTTGATGGAAATGATAATCCTGAATTTCCAAAACAAATCGGTAAAGGAGAAAAGGTTGCGAGACAGAATTCTAAAGAAGAAGATGAAACCGTTTCTGATTATAGAGGAGGTGGAATGGAAGATTTTGATTACGATGTAGAACCTTCAGATACTTTTAAAGAAAGAGCAGAAAAGGCATTAACTGGCGACCCAAAAATGGGTAACTCACAAGATGCTGCCAATGTTATAAAAACAGATACAGGTAAAAAAATAGTAGATAAAGTTAAGAGGAAAAAAGAAAAGGAAAAGAAAGAGTTTAATGTTAGTTGGGGACATGCTTGGAAAGAACCTGAAAAGGTTAAGCAAGTTAATGAAAACAAAATCCCCCAAGAGGTTAATGATGAAATTCAGAAAATAAAAAAATTAACAACATACAATAAAAAAACACAGTAATTCTTCTTTTTTGATGCTTTTGTTCCTATATTCTTAATGAAAGAATTATGGAAAATAAAGAAGATTACCTTAAGTTCATTACATCAGAAAGTTACAAACAACAAATTGATGTTTGGTATAAGGCATATAATATAAGTCATGAAAAGATTGATTTATTTTATGATGTCTTAATTTCCATTTATGAACTTATAAATGATACCTATCTAGGTAACGATGTTGTCAAAACAGAAGAAGATCAAAAAAATCATTTTACTTGGTGTTGGGATAAAGTAATCGATGATTTATCCAAAGAAAAGATTTTTTTAAAAAATAGGGGGGTTCACTACGAATATTTTTGGGGCTTCTTTTTGGAAGCGTTTTACTACAACAAAATACAGGATAAACCGATATTAATTCCTGAATACTTCAAAAAACTTTTTGATTTTAATCATAAGAAAACAAGAGCGGAACTCGACGTTTTAACTGATTTATATAATTTAATCAATCAAAACTTGAAAAAGTAGATTTTTTTACTTATACTAATATTAAAAATCAGAAAAAATTATGGAAACCTTGAATAAAATTAAAGACCTGGTTGAGAAGATGTCTATGGACACACAAAAGGTCTATTCAAAAGGAAATAGAAGCGCATCCATTAGAGCAAGAAAATATGCCCAAGAAGTAAAACTATTAATTGGAACATATAGGAAAGAAATTCTGGATGAAATGAAAAGACACGAAAAAATAGAAGAAAAATGATACCCTTATTTATTTTTATTTTAAGCTCTCTTTACATAGCAAGATATTTGTTTGAGTTTATTTTTAAACTTCTCCAACGAGAACCAAAACAAATTAAGATTGATGCATTAGATGCGGTATTTTTGTATCTGGCAATATCATATTTTTTAACTTATTTAATTATATAATTGTGTACGAATTAATATTTAAATTAAAACCACATTTTCATTCTCTAAGAGAAATTGAAAATAACGTCAGCTTAGATCTTAAATTGCCAAATACTTGGCAATTTGAAAAAATTGTCAATAAGTACAACAACATAAAATGCAAAATTCAGGATAAGAACGATAGATTAAGTCTCTTATCCATAGTCTCAGTTTCGTCAGAAGATGGGTATAATTCGGTGTTTGAAGCTGCTCTAGATATTATTGTCCATAATAAAGAAGAAGAGGAAAAACAACGTTTATTTAAAGAAAAAGTGAAAGAACTGGAGGAGTTATTTAAACAACAATCTTTAGATAAACTGAAAAATTTTTTTCAAATGCGTGCTTTAGATAATACTCAGGATAAAATAACAGAAAATGGATATAAACAGGTCGATACAGATAGCCTTGAATTGGTTGGAGAGGGAGAAGAAGAAAGATCAGGAACAAATTTTATTGGAGAAAAAGAGGATGATCGATGAAATCAAAAAAATAGATAAATCCGAAATGTTTAAGGAAAGAGAGAAAGAAAAAAAATCTTTTTTTGATAAATTAAAAATCATTTTTGGTTATGGAAAAGAAGGGTGATGTATTAAATCAATTAGCAATCATTAGTGATTTATTAGAAAAGATTAATTTAAATATTAAATCAACAACAGTCATCATCGAAACAGATGAAGAAAACTTTAATATCGCCTTTGAAAATACTCAGAAAAAATACGGAAGAAAAATAGATAAACCCGAACTTACTTTCACAATCACCATCGGAGAAGTTGATATTGTTTTTAATAAGAGTAATGTCTAAATAATTCGGTTTTTTTAAATCCTTTGGATTCCAGAAGTTCGTATAATATTGTTCTCTGTTTTCTCGAAACATCTTTAACAAATAAGAAATTTTTTCTTTTTCTTTTTAACAAGTCTTCCCTAACTATTTCAAATAATCTGTTTGCGTCAAAAATATTTTTATTCCCATATAACTTAACATCATTCTCGATTTGAACAAACAGTTTATTATTTAATGTAAAAATCTGGGCGATGTTTGTTATTGTTAATATATAATCCATCATTTCATGATACCTAATTCTTTCTTTTTTATCAAAATCATATATTAGTTCTTCTTTCCAGTAGGGTATAATTTCCTTCAATCTAAATTTATCATTCTCAATTTTCGCCTCAATATTTCTACCTAAACTGTCTTTAACGAACACTTTTCTAGCCCATCTATTGTTTGGGAAAACTAGTGCTAATTCGTAAACAAGTTCGGTTTTTCTGTCTTTTCCACCTGTTCTTAGTTTAATGTATGGAGGTTTTTTTTGTGTTTTAAATTCCCTCCATTTTTCATATGCGGTATCTTTTTTCATGCAACTATATAAAACCTTAACTCTCTTTTTCTCACAAAAAAGAATGATATGATATTTGCCGGTTTTTAAACTTAACATAGGATTTTAAGTATTAATGTATAAAGTCCATAAAGACCCAAAATAGACCAAATAACCATAAGAATTATTGCGTTTCTCTGTATGTGTTCTGTTGTCTTAGATAGTTCTTCTCTATAATTTCTTTTTTGTTTACAACTATTGCACCCCATATTAAAATATATATCATAAGTTTCTCTTTGTGAATTTTTTTTTCTATTATTTCTTATAACCAAATAAATAATAAACGTAGATATAAAAAAATAGTATAATAATTATATGGCAATTTCATATATTGGAGGTAAGGGTCGTATTGGTAAATGGATCGCTCCTTTTATTCCAACAGATATCGAAACGTATGTTGAGGGCTTCAGTGGAATGTTTTGGGTATTTTTTAATATGGATTTAAAAAAGTACCCCAACTTAAAAACTGTGGTGTACAACGATTTTAATAGGTTAAATTCTAACTTATTTAAATGTGCGAAGAATTATGATACACTATGGGAAGAATTGTCTAAATACCCATGTCAACAACTTGGTGTGGAAAACACTCCGCCAGAGTATGAACAAATGTTTAGGCAGTTCCAAAAGGAAGTGTTTGATCCATCTTTAGAGATAACTGAAGAAAATAGTTATGAAATCGCGTGTAAATACGTGTATGTATTAACACAAGTTTTTTCAGGATCTAAACCCGAAACATCCCCATATACCGATTATAAAGGAAAATATCGTTGTAAGGTATTGATTTTTATGGATAAGTTAAAACATCCTAAGTACAGAGAACATTTTGATAAAATAACATTTGTTGAAAATTTAGATTTTGAGGATGTTATTTTAAAATATGATGGTGAAAAAACGTTTTTTTATTTAGATCCTCCGTATTGGAAAACCGAAAAATACTATTCAAACCATATTTTTGATAGAGAAGATCACAACAGAATGGCTAATGTTATTAAAAACATATCTGGTCGGTTTGCATTATCTTACTATCATTTTGATCATTTGGACGAATGGTTTCCAACCAATCAATATTGTTGGAAAAGTAAGGATTTTAAAAAGGCTGCTGCCTCAAAGAAAGACGGAACTCAAAATATTGGTACTGAGCTCCTGATAATGAACTATAACGAACCATGTAAGCAATTATCGTTAGATTTTTAAATATTTATTAAAATAGAAGTGTATGAATACGTCTTGGTATGTGATTAAAGTATTACCCGGTAAAGAAAGGCAACTTGCCCAGCAATTCAATGATCAGATTTCCTTGGGTAAGGTTAAAGATATCATTCGTTTCCTCTGTCCGACAGAGAAAGAATATGTTGTTGTTAAAAACAAAAAAATATTAAGAGAAAAAATCATATATACAGGTTATTTATATTTTGAAACTGAAAATAGACTATCCGAAGACCAGTTAAAGGAAATTTCAACAACCCCAAACATCATGGCGATAATGGGAGATAAAAAACCAATATTGATGAGGAGAGACGATATTGAGAAAATATTAAAAGATGATAAGCTCGAAGAGCACATCGAAACAAAAAGAACAAAATACGATATTGGTGAATACATAATTGTACAAGAAGGTCCATTTAAGACATTTGGTGGAACAATCTCTCAATTACATGAAGACAAAGTTGATGTTGAAATTCTAATTTTTGGTAGAAAAACACCAATAACATTGAATTTCGAACAAATCAGCAAAGTCGTATGAAATTTTCACCAGAAGTATTAATATATATTCAAACGGTTAAAAAATATTTCAAATCAAATAAGGAGGCTAGGGATTATTTCATTAATGACTACGACGAAGATCAATTCTATAATATACTTGGTGAAATTGCACAAAAAAATTTAGAGGATAATGGGGATGCAATTTTAACAAAAGAACAATTTGAATTTCTAAGAAATAAGGTACTGAATAAAGAAAAACAAAAAGATTTCGGTGTAGAAATGAAATACATAGACAAAGTTTTCATTGATTTCAAAGACTACGAAAAAATTTGTCTTAATTAAGAATTTATCCAATTTTTTTTATATATTATATAATATGAATATAAAATTACCGAAAGCGTATTCTGTGTATGATTTAAGTTATGGAAATGAAATTCCTGTTGAGCAAATTTTTATTGAAACCTATAACGATTTGCCGTCAAAGTATTTTACAAATGATGATTACGACATGTCTGTGATTGAATTTATTAAACAACAAGGATTTGATCTTATTTGTAAAGTTTCTGTAAATAACAGGAGATATGACGTATCTAAACAATTTTTATTCTTTAATGAACATCGACAAATTTTTATTAAACTTTTTGAATACCAAAAAGATTTCGGATCCAAAATCGAATTAAAAATTGAGTTCACATACAAAATTTCAAATGGTGAAATCGATGACCAATTTGATTTACAATCATTAAAAAAACATATAAAAAAGAAAAAGAAATCTAATATCAGTTTAGTTAGGTCAGATAATGGTCATTTGGATGTTGATGAATATGAATTAAAAATACCTAAAATTGATTTGAAATTAAATTATGGTAGTGAATTTTTAGACATACATAATGTCATATTAAAAAGATTAAACACGAATGATGATCAGGGAATAATTTTACTTCATGGTAGTCCGGGTACTGGAAAAACTTCATATGTCAAGTATTTAACAAGTTTGGTTAAAGAAAAAGAAATTTTATTTATACCACCCTCTATTGCTGAAGTTTTGTCGGAGCCGAATATTATACCATTTTTGATGGAACATAAAAATTCAATTTTAGTAATTGAAGACGCTGAAAAAGTTATCTCTGATAGAGAATTTAATGGATCATCTGCGGGAGTGTCAAACATATTAAACTTAACTGACGGTATTCTTGGTGATTGTTTAAATATTCAAATAATCGCCACTTTTAATATGAAAAAAGAGAAAATTGATAAAGCATTATTAAGAAAGGGTAGATTAATTGCGGAACATAAATTTGAAGAATTGAATATAAATGACACAAATAATTTATTAAAACACCTTAAAAAAGATTTTATCTCCGACAAACCAATGTCGTTAGCGGATATTTATAATGTCGATACTGTACTCTATAAGGTGGATGATAAAACCAATAAAATTGGTTTTATTAGATAGAATTAAATGTATATAAAATGAAAGAAATCACTAAAGAAGAATTATTACAATTACAAAAAGACAATAAAAAAATCTTATTGGATTTATTCGCTACTTGGTGTCAACCCTGCAAATTATTAGCCCCAAAATTAGAGAGTATATCATCGCAATATAATGATGTTGAGTTTGTTAAAATGGATATCAATAAAAACATGGATTTTGTTTCAGAATTAGGTGTAAGATCCGTCCCAACTGTCATTATTTATAATGGTGAAACTGTGGTAGACAGATCTATTGGAGTTAAACCCGATGGGTATTATAAAGATATACTGAACAACCTATAATGACAAAAAAAGTAATTGTTTTTACTCTAAATGGATGTCAATATTGTAATCGTCTAAAAGAAAGACTTACAAGTATGTCTATACCATTTACGGAAATCGAAGCAACGAAAAACCCAAAAATATGGAACCAGGTCTTAAAACAAACGGGATATGATGCGTTTCCGACTGTCTTCATAAGACAAGAAGGGACAGATAACGGTCCTGTTTTCATACCAAGTAAACATTTTGAGACCGAAGACGAATTAATAGAGTTAATAAAAAACAATATCTGAGTTGTTTTTCCTTGGGAGATGTAAATACATCTCCCTTTTTTTTACAATAACGATTATAAAAGTATTTATGTTAAAGACTTTTTATAATCGATGGGTGGTCTTCAGAAAATTAATTGGACGCAAATTAACACAGAAAATATCCCTTCTGGATATACTGTTAATATCGGAAGCTTTGATACACAACTAACCTCAATACATGCGGAAGAAGTTTATTGTGGTGGAATTGCTATTTGTGACGCAATATTGTCTGGTATAACACCAGATGACGTATGGGTTAGAACGGGGTCATTTGTTGCAACAACCAACAACGTTCAAGTAACGGGTTCATTTATTGTTAGTGGTAGTGTTGAGATTGCGGGATCTACTGTAAGTGGTTTATTTATTGGAGACGGATCTAGATTATATAATATTCCAGCAAGTGGGGTTACAGGTCTTAATTTATCGATGATATCGAGCGGAAGTGCGTCCGCATCAATATCACCAACAAATGGTTTTGTAGTAAATACCGACACCAAAATTTTGGGTTCTCTAACCGTAACAGGAGACGTTACCGCAAGACAATATATTGTTAGTAGTTCGGTTTTAATTGTAACACAATCCTTTGCATCGGGTTCTCACATTTTTGGTAATACTATGGATGATACCCATAGGTTCACTGGTTCCGTTAAGATATCGGGTTCGTTTGTTTTACCCAAAGGAAATGGGTTACCTGTTGGTATTGAAGAGGGGCAACTCCATTACGATAGAATAACCGATTCGGTATATAGATACGATGGAAACTCGTGGTTAATTGCATTTGGTTCTTCCGGTACGAGCGGAACAAGTGGTTCATCAGGATCTTCTGGTAGTTCAGGATCATCTGGTAGTTCTGGTACAAGTGGTTCATCTGGTAGTTCTGGTACAAGTGGTTCATCTGGTAGTTCTGGATCATCAGGAACAAGAGGAACTTCTGGTACAAGTGGTTCTTCTGGAAGTAGTGGTTCATCGGGTTCATCTGGTAGTAGTGGTTCATCTGGTAGTAGTGGTTCTTCGGGTACAAGAGGAACATCCGGTACAAGTGGATCATCTGGTAGTTCTGGTACAAGTGGTTCATCAGGAAGTTCTGGATCGTCAGGAACAAGAGGAACTTCTGGTACAAGCGGTTCATCAGGATCTTCCGGCTCTTCTGGTAGCTCAGGTTCGTCAGGGACAAGTGGTTCATCAGGAACAAGAGGAACTTCTGGTACAAGTGGTTCTTCTGGAAGTTCTGGATCGTCTGGAAGTAGTGGTTCATCAGGATCTTCTGGTAGTTCAGGATCATCGGGAACTAGAGGAACATCAGGAACTTCTGGTTCATCAGGTAGTGGTGGATCGTCTGGTAGTTCAGGATCTTCTGGTACAAGTGGTTCATCTGGTAGTAGTGGTTCATCTGGTAGTTCTGGTACAAGTGGATCATCGGGATCATCTGGTAGTTCAGGATCATCCGGAACAAGGGGAACTTCTGGCACAAGTGGTTCATCAGGTAGTAGTGGTTCATCAGGAAGTTCTGGATCGTCAGGAACAAGAGGAACTTCTGGTACAAGTGGATCATCAGGTAGTTCTGGTTCAAGTGGTTCTTCTGGTACAAGTGGATCATCAGGATCTTCTGGTAGCTCAGGTTCGTCAGGGACAAGTGGATCATCAGGAAGTTCTGGATCGTCAGGAACAAGGGGAACTTCTGGTACAAGTGGATCATCTGGTAGTTCTGGTACAAGTGGATCATCGGGATCATCTGGTAGTTCGGGAAGTAGTGGATCTTCTGGTAGTAGTGGTTCGTCAGGTTCTTCCGGTACTAGCGGATCTTCTGGTTCATCAGGAACAAGTGGACCTGGAGGTTCTAGCGGAACATCAGGAACAAGCGGATCTTCTGGTATATCCCCAAAGTATGATGGAATATCCGATACATGTTTAACATTAAGCGGATTAACAATTGGTTTAAATACATCCTTTACTGGTACAACAGGTCTTTCATATACACTTGCGCAACATATCTTGGTTGCAAATTCCGTGAATGATTATTTTACCGGTGATATTGTCTCATATGATGAAAACACAGGTGCCTTTGTTGTTGAAGTAAGTACAATAGGTGGCACTAATACATTTTGTTATTGGGAGGTTAACCTAGAGGGTGCATCGGGAGGTAGTGGTTCTTCCGGTAGTTCTGGTACGAGCGGAATTAATGGAACATCTGGTACTAGTGGTTCATCAGGAAGTTCTGGTTCGTCGGGTTCCTCCGGTACGAGTGGATCATCTGGTAGTTCGGGTACCGGTGGTTCATCAGGTAGTAGTGGATCGTCTGGTAGTTCAGGATCTTCTGGTACAAGTGGTACATCAGGATCGTCTGGTAGTTCAGGATCTTCTGGTACAAGTGGTACATCAGGATCGTCAGGAACAAGCGGATCGTCTGGTAGTTCAGGATCTTCTGGTAGTAGTGGTTCGTCAGGAACAAGCGGATCGTCAGGAACAAGCGGATCGTCTGGTAGTTCGGGATCGTCAGGTAGTAGTGGTTCATCTGGCAGTTCAGGATCATCTGGAACAAGAGGTACATCAGGTACCAGCGGAACATCAGGATTATCACCAGTATATAATGGAACATCAAACACCTCAATAAATTTAAATTCATTAGTAATTGGTAATAATGTAACACTAACAGCCACAACACAACTTTCATATACTATTGCTCAAGGAGTTTTAATTGCATATGATGTAAATAATTCATTTACTGGTGACATTGTTTCATACAATCCAACAACGGGTGAATTAACTGTTGAGGTAACCTCAATATTTGGGTCTGGAACATATGCTTCGTGGACAACAAATTTAGAAGGAGCTGCGGGTCAAGCGGGTAGTTCTGGTACATCAGGAACAAGTGGTTCGTCTGGAAGTTCAGGTTCTTCGGGTAGTTCTGGTACAAGTGGTTCATCTGGTAGTTCAGGATCATCCGGAACTTCTGGAAGTTCGGGATCATCTGGTAGTAGCGGTTCAAGTGGATCATCTGGTAGTAGTGGTTCTTCTGGAACCGGAGGTACATCTGGAACAAGTGGAACTTCCGGCAGTTCTGGTTCATCAGGATCTTCCGGAAGTAGTGGAACTTCTGGTAGTAGTGGATCATCTGGTAGTTCTGGTAGTAGTGGATCATCTGGTAGTTCTGGTTCATCAGGTAGTTCCGGAACTTCTGGTTCATCAGGTAGTTCTGGTAGTAGTGGATCATCTGGAACTTCTGGTTCATCAGGTAGTTCCGGAACTTCTGGTTCATCAGGTAGTTCCGGAACTTCTGGTTCATCAGGATCATCTGGTAGTTCAGGATCTTCGGGTAGTTCTGGTACTAGTGGTTCATCTGGTAGTTCTGGTAGTAGTGGATCATCAGGATCATCTGGTAGTTCAGGATCTTCTGGTACAAGTGGTTCATCAGGTAGTTCCGGAACTTCTGGTACAAGTGGTTCATCAGGTAGTTCTGGATCTAGCGGATCTTCAGGTTCTTCTGGTAGTAGTGGTTCATCCGGTACAAGAGGAACATCGGGAACTAGTGGAACTTCCGGTAGTTCAGGATCTTCTGGTACAAGTGGTTCATCTGGTAGTTCAGGGTCATCGGGTTCTTCCGGTAGTTCAGGATCGTCAGGTTCTTCTGGTACAAGCGGTTCATCAGGATCATCTGGAACAAGTGGATCATCGGGATCATCAGGAACAAGTGGACCTGGAGGTTCTAGTGGAACATCAGGAACAAGTGGTGTGGGAGGTGAATTAACAATATTGGATGATGGTGTATCACAAGGAACTGCAACACATTTAAATTTTACAACAAATATTACCGCAACTGTAACTAGTGGAACAGCATCTATTAGTGCAACGGGTGGTAGTGGTTCACCTGGAGGTGCGACAACAACCATTCAATTTAATGATGGAGGCGCGTTTAGCGGATCAAATAATTTAACATTTATCAAAGGAACAAATACGGTTCAATTGACGGGATCATTAGTGGCAACATCACTAACGGAAACCTCAACAAAAAGATTTAAAATGGATATTAACCCATTGGAAAATCAATTAGATACGGTGATGATGTTAAACCCTGTTACATTTAAATGGATAGACTCATCAATGGGTAATGGTTTAGAATACGGATTGATTGCGGAGGAACTATACAAAATTTATCCTGATTTGGTTAAAATTGATAGAGATGGTAATCCAGAATCGATATCATATACAAAAATGGTATCGATATTAATTAAATCAATTCAAGAACTAAAAGAAGAAATTAATAAAATAAAAGAAAGATTTAATGGCTGCGGTAGTAATTAATGGATCGACCCAAATTAATGGTTTTACATTGATAGGTACTCAAATTTTAAGTCAAGGATTTCAAAATTTTGGACTAACATCTTATGCGGTAAGATCAACACAGTCGATTGGTTCCACCAGCCCTACTTGCAGTTTACAACTCACATCTTTGGATGCAGATTCACTAATTGTTGTAACAGTTAGTAATAATGACGCATCAGATGCTTATGGGTTTTCATTTGTACCACCAAATTTTACCACAATCCCAAGTTTTTCGCTCAATGAAAAAGGTAGAATATTTGTTGAATCAAGACCATACACAACAATGTGGTTAGGTAATTTTACCAATGGTGGAACTATGACAATAACATGTTCTCTCGATATGCCAACAGATGATGGAACATTAACAATGGCGGTATATGCATTTAGTAATGCAACAACTGGATCTTTTGTTAGTAAAAGTGCCCAAGAAGCTCCAAGTGTAGATATTACATCAACAAAAAATGATAGTATTTTTGTTGCGGTGACAAATGACTGGTTTCCACGAGATGGTTCATCCAGAGTTTATCGCAGCACCCCAATAACAGAGACCTCTTATAGTTTTTATACAACTAAAAATACTATTTATAATTATTATAAGTCGGGTACAACTTCAGGAACAACATATACAATGGGTCTTTCCGCACCTACAGATCAATATCACGGAACAATAATTTTGGAGGTAAAAGAGGCGTTCGCACAACCTACCCCAACACCTACCCCGACACCAACTCCAACACCCACCCCAACACCTTCAGAATATACAATATTTGGTAATGCCACTCCACCATATGCATTTGAAGAGGACGGTTCGGGTACAGGTGTTAATCTAGGTACAGTATTTAGAACAAGTCAAAATTGTGTTGTAAAAGCAATCAGATTTTATAAAGATTCACAAATGGATGGTAATACACATATAGGTGCTTTATGGACAGATTCGGGTAGTGTTAGATTGGCCCAAATTACCTTTACTGGTGAAACAACAAGCGGTTGGCAAAGAATGGAATTAACATCTTCGGTATCAATAAGTGCAAATACCACATATGTTGTTTCGGTATTGATGCCATTTATTCTTGCTAATAGGGCGGAATATTGTTTGGCACCTGATTATTTCACATCATCTATTGCCAACGGTATAATTACTGCGCCACAAAGTAATACAGGTTATGCCGGTAATGGTAGATATACGTATTCTAATTCTGTTGTATATCCTACTGACACTTTTAATGAATCTTCTTATTTTATTGATGTTGTTGTTGAATAACAAATCTCAAATATTTATGATATAGTATGGCTAATTTACAAAGAACGAGTACTACAGGAAGTTTAATTGTTAGTTCATCCGATGCTGGTGTGGATTTACGTGTTATTGGTAGTGGGTCTGCAATAATGGAAATTACAGGTAGTTTAGGTGGGTTAATTAGCGTATCAGATTCAATTGTGGGGTCTATTTTAACGGTTCAAACAGGAAGTGTAAGAATATTGGACGTTTTATCTGAGGGTAGGGTTAGAATTTCTGGAGAAACGTTAGTAACTGGAGCACTTATTTCAACAGTAAATAGATTTTCTAAAGGTGGAACAATTGCCGATTATACTGCAGGAATAACAAATAATCAATTTTATGTTGTTTGGAGAGCACCGTTTAATTGTGATGTCGTTGCAATGTATGGATGGAGAGATGGGGGTACTGGTGCCGAAGTAAATGCTAGAAGATCTGGTTCTGCGGGATATGCAACACATTCTGGATCGAATCTTAGTTTAACAACACAAGACAACTGGATCGCGTTTAATAGTGTGCAGAACGTTTCATACGCTGCGGGAGATTCGTTAGAAATAATAATAAGTGGTTCGGCGGGAACTCCAAACCAAGTATCTGTTCAGGTTGATTTTGTAAGAAAATAATAATATGCCATTTGTAGCTTCGAGTATAGGATCTGGATCAAATAATACCGCAGGAACAACATATGCGTTTCAGGTTGGCGGTAATTTTTCACCAAATGCTATGGCCGTTCTTTGTGTCTCATATGATAACTCAGGCACTAACGGTGCCGATCCATATACTAGTATACAAGATAGTTTAGGTAATACATGGACAAGTAGACAAAATGTTTTAAACGATCCCGGTACTGCTAATGCCGGTGTTACACTTAGAATTTTCACATCAAATTTATCAAATGGAAGATTACAATCAACATCTTCTGTCACGATGTCATTCGGTATATCAACAACAGCAAAGTCATTTGTGATAATGCAAATATCTTCATCATTAATAAGTGAACGAGTTGAATACGTTAGTGGAGGTACAGCAACTGGTGCGTCAACAACAGGTTCAGTCACGGGATTTGTTAGTAATAGTAATTTAATTATTGGTGCTGTTGGTAGAGAAGCAAATACAACAAGAAACGCAGATACCGATACAACAAATGGATCATGGAGCAGTGCCCAAGCAATCGGGGTTGGTACCACAACCGCCGGTAACGAAATAATATCCCAAAGAAAATTAGTTACGGCGTCAGGTGATCAAACGTATAACCCAACATTTGGTACATCAGCGGATTGGGGTGCAGCATTTATCGTTGTTAGACTTTCACCATCAAGTGGTGTCAGATTTATTCAATGGATCTCATCTAATGATGATTATTGACGTTTTCGAATTTTTTTATTAGATTTTAATGATGAAAATATTGGTACACACCTCATTTATTGGGGATACTGGGTATAATAACCATGCAAGATCTTTTTTCACAGCCTTAAATAAATTCCATACCGTAAAAATTAGAAATTACACCGTCGGTAAAACATGGAAGGGGTATAATCAGTATGCTCATGATGAAGAACCGTATATGACGGAAGAAATGAGGAATATGTTGATTTTACAAACATTATATAACTCAGACGGTACGGTAACAGATTTTCCTTTATATGGGTATAATTTTGATTTTAAACCAGACCTACACATTATACTCAATGATGTTAACCATAGGTATTTTTATGACAAATACGACGGTTATGTTATCGGATACAATGTTTGGGAAACTACCGAATACCCATACAACTTTTTTAATCAAATAAAAACATTAGACGAATTTTGGGTGCCGAGTGAATGGCAAAAAAATAATTTAATTAAACAAGGTTATGATAAAGATAAAATATTTGTAGTACCAGAGGGGGTTGATGTTAACATATTTAAACCAGAAGAAAACATAGAACAGTTTGAAAAATTCACTTTTTTATTGTTTGGTAGATGGGAATACAGAAAATCAACAAAGGAAATCATTGAGACCTTTATTGAAACATTTAAACAAAATAATAACGTACAATTACTCGTATCCGCAGATAATATGTTTGCAAATGACGGATTTAATTCAACCGAAGAAAGGTTAGATCATTATGGATTAATCAATGATAAAGTAAAAGTTTTACATTTTTTAAAAAGAGAAGACTATATCACCTATTTAAAAAAAGGTCATGTTTTTGTTTCTTGTGCCAGAAGTGAGGGATGGAATTTGCCATTAATTGAGGCAATGTCTTGCGGAACCCCATCAATATATTCAAATTGGGGAGCACAATTACAGTTTGCAAATGGTAAGGGAATACCTGTTAGTGTTTTAGATGAGGTACCAGCAACAAAACAAGACCCTAATTTTGTTGGAAATTATATTGAACCCGATTTCCAAGACCTATCATACAAAATGAAATTGGTTTATGAAACCCACGATCTCTATAAAAAAAGATCAATAAAAGAAAGTCAGGAAATACATGAAGAATTTAATTGGGGAAAAATCGCTTCACAAGTATCGGAACATTTATTAAAAATAAATTCCGATAATAATTTTGTTTTTGTAACAACGGGTAATATTGGATATATGCCTGTAATCGAAAAATTAGTTAAATCCATAAATGAATTTTCCAATCATAAAATTATAGTATACGGTGTGGATTGTGATGTTCCATTTGATTACCCATGCTTAATCAAGAAAACAATCAACCCACCAAAGTATTCCGAACATGATAGATGGTATTGGAAACAGTATGCATGTATAGAATCACTAAAAGAAGATTATGAAAATTATGTATGGATTGATGGGGATGTAATTGTTAACTACAATATCGACAACATAAACAAATACATGAAAGAAATTGATAATTACCCAATATCTGACATCCATGTACAAAAAGAATTTTTCGGTGAATATAATGATAAAAAAGAAACTCAACTCTTTAATGAAAAACTGTGTGAATTATTTCAGGTGAAAAAATCAGATCCCTATGCCCATGTCTGTATGTACATCTACAATAAGAAATGTGAGTGGTGGTTTAATGAAATAATTGAGGTATATAAGCAAATTCCCTTAATTGATTACAAAAAATATCTCCTATGGAATGATGAGGGTATTGATAATTTTTTAAGATGGAAATATGGGTTTAAAAAATATTTACCGTTGTCAAATTTTGACACATCATCATATGATGGGGATGTTGGTTACACTGCAAATAATTTAAAAGATTTTTTTACTTTTTGGGTGAAAAACGGTCCCTACAACTTTAATAAAATTTATGGATATCAGTTCATACCAAAAGATAAATCCAATATCATATATTTTCATGGAAATAAGAATTCCGAGGTTTCGGAAAAAATGATAAATTTTATTAAATTAAAAAGAGATAAAAACTTTCACAGTTCTGAATATTTCTTCACCGAAGAAAATGTTTGTAAAAATTTGGGGGAAATAAAAGGGTTTGAAGGATCTTCTTTACAGGTCGCGGATCAATACGGTTGGGATTATTGTATATATCACGAAATTTTTAATCTACAAGACTATTATTTACACAGAACCAAAAGAATAAATGATGGTGACATTGTTGTTGATTTAGGAGCAAATATCGGTATCTTCAACAGATGGGCATATTCACAAGGAGCATCTAAAGTTATATCTTTTGAACCAGATAAGCGATATTTCAAACTATTACAATTAAATTCTGATGATAGATCAATTCTTTTTAATGCGGGTGTCCATAGCGAAGTTGGTCGGGGGTACTTTTACGAAAGTGATCATTTAGGTGGTTCTAATTTTTTAAATAAAGAATTTGGACAAAATTTTTATAAAGCAAGAACCTATACACTTGATTATCTTTTTGAATCCAATTTGATAGATAAAATTGATTTCTTAAAAGTAGATGTGGAAGGGTCAGAATTAGATATATTTTCTGGTATTAGTGATGAAAATCTTTTAAAGATTAAAAACATATCGATGGAGTATCATCATGCACATTTTTTTTATAATGAAAACGATAGAAACAACTTGATAAATAGATTAAACAGTCTCGGATTTAGATCGTTTATAATGTTTTTAGGTACAGACAACAATTTACAAATGTTATATTTTTGGAGAGAGTAAAATTTTATAATGATGGAAGAAAATCGGAAAGATCATATTTTTATTGTTGATTATTGGATTAATACAGAAGAAAAAAAGGAATATTTAATTCAATTATTAAAAAGATTAAGAGAGTTTAATGTTGATATACTGTTATGTGGACACCAAACCGTTTCTGTGGAAATACAGAATATGGTAGATTATTTCATCTATGATAAAAACAATCCTTTATTGTTATTGGAAGAATATAATGATTTTGGTGTTGGTAGTGGTATTTGGTTTGAAACAAACGATTTCAAAATTGAGACAACATATGAGTTTCATCATGATTATGCCATATGGGAGACCATGAGAAATTCGTTTAATTTTGCCAAGTATTTGGGTAAAAAATATATCCATTTTATGGAGTATGATAATTTACCCGATCACGTACAATATAGACAAGCCTTTTTAGAAGAATTAGAATATTGGGATGCTGTTATTTATGAGTATCACAAAAATTCTACTAAACACAATGTTGAACAACCATATTGTGCAACATATATTTTTTCAATAAGAACCGATGTCGCGGTTAACTTAGTTGATCAGATTAAAACTAAAAAAGAATATTTTTATAACAGACCAACAGGATTTTCTTTAGAGCACGTTTTCTATACTTGTTTAACCAATTTGACCCAAAATATAAAAATAACGGACTACATACCAAACGATAATGAATTTAATAAAGTTGCTGTTTGGAATAGGGGAGGGATAGACAGGAATGGTATTTCGTTTGATGTTTTATGTGCTGCCGATCATGATGATGAATTATATCTTTTTATTAATAATTGTACCGAAACCGATGATAAAGAAAAACAATATTTGTTGGAAATAACATATGGTGATATTAAAAAATTTATTACTTTAGGTGTAAATAAATTTACGTTACAAAATCTAGGTAAATACGAAAAATTTAAAATAGTTAACATATATTATCTCGGTGTTGAAGTTTATTCACAATTTTTATTAAAAGACATAACTGATTTTAGGGACACCAGACAAAATATACTACATTGGAAAAACAAAGAAATTATGACAAAACCACCAAAACAAATTAATTATCACTTTATTGACGGACCATTTTTTGAAATCATTGATGATGAATTGGGTATATTTGATATTTCTTTTACTGATACAAAAAGAAATCTTGAAGTTTATAGGGTTAAATCAAAAAACAATCATTGGCACAGAGCTAATTTAAAATATTATGTTGATTGGAAAATTAGTGTTAAATCTAAAAAATTTCAGAAAGATTTTATTTTTGATCCGACCAGAAAACGTATTTTGATTTCACTGGAATCTAAATCTGTCGGAGACACGATTGCTTGGATACCGTATGTAGAACAATTTAGGAAAGAAAAAAATTGTTACGTTATTTGTTCCACATTCCATAACAACTTATTTGAAACCCAATATCCGGAAATTAATTTCATTAAACCAAATGAGGTTGTACATGACATATATGCTCAGTATCGAATAGGGTTGTTTAAAACAAAAGATGGATTTGACGAAACCGCACATCCATTAGATCCATATAAACAACCTTTAATGAAGATTGCTTCGGATATTTTAGGATTACAATATGAAGAACTCAAACCAAGACTTCCTAAATTAGGTAGGAATAAACGCAAAAGAGTATGTATAGGAATACACTCAACAGCACAATGCAAATATTGGAATAATGAAAATGGATGGCAAGAAGTTGTTGATTATTTAAATGGTAAAGGATATGAGGTTAGACTATTATCAAACGAAGAAGATGGTTATATGGGAAATAAAAACCCAACAGGTGTTGTTCAACAAGAAAGAACCGACCTACTTGGTATATTAAAGGTGATGCAAGAATCCGAATTCTTCATTGGTGTAAGTAGTGGTTTAAGTTGGTTATCTTGGGCTGGAGGAACACCAACAATACTCATATCAGGATTTACCGATGAATACCTTGAACCAACTAACGGGATTTATCGAGTAATAAATAAAGATGTTTGTCACGGATGTTGGCATAATTACAATTTTGATGCGGGAGACTGGAATTGGTGTCCTGTACATAAAAACACGAACAGACAATTTGAGTGTTCAAAACAAATCACTTCTGAAATGGTGATAACTCAAATCGAAAAATTATTAATGGATACTAATCATTAAGTTTTCGTGTTTGTACACACCCTTACTATACTTAGGTAAAACAAACTGCATTTTAGAAAAGAAATCTAAATTGGATACTGTTAATTTTCCAATTAAATGGATGGTAACATCACATTGAATGGGATCGATGAACTTACCTTTTACGTCGTAATTCGTTTTTTTCTGTTCTTCTTTTACATATCCGAAATCATATCCGTTATCAATCACTATTTTTTTAAAGAACGGTTCGATATCGGGGACATTTTCAAAGTCAGACTTAAGTAGTTCAATTTTTTTAGGATTATATCCCCAAAAATCACTATTTACCCAATATTTCATGTCCTGAAACGTTTTTATCGGAGCTCCCCATTTTCTTATGAAGTTTCTATTTGAGTTTAATTCGTTTTCATATGATGAAGATGATCTTGATGTTTTTGATACAAAATGATATACAATTGCGCAAGTGATTGTTTTTAATTCAAAATCATTGAGTTTTGTTCTGATTAAAAAATCATCATCTTCACAAAATGAAGGAATAAAAGAAAATTCATCAAAATACCCAACACTCTCGAATAATGATTTGTAACCACTCATAAAGAATGATGCACCATCGTACAATGTACACGTTTCTTTGTGTTGATTGACGTATAGATTAAAATTCGTATTATCGAAATCGTTAAAATCGTGACCTAAATTTAGGATTACTTTACCAGGTCTTATGTGTGTGGAATATATCGATGGCTCAATCGTTGTATAAGATAATAATCTGTTGGGAGATGAGTGTTTTTCTATGTTTTCCAAAAACATATCCCCAAGGATCATGTCATTATGTATTAGTACTAATTTTTCTGTTTGAACTAATTTTATTCCTTTATTAAAATTTTGAGAAAACGTTCTACGATTTTCTTCAATATCAAATATTAAATTACTATCGGTTAGAGATTTTAACCACTCATGGGTGCCATCCGTAGATCCTCCACTTGTTATAATTAAAGGAACATTGGGGTACTTTTTTCTTAAATCATTATAAGCATTAACAGTTAACTCTAAATTATTGTAAACCGCAAGTACAAAAGATATGTTCATGATCAATAGTTATCCCCAATAAAATAATCATAATTTTGATAATAAACAATATCTTTCATATAATGAATATGATCGATTTTTCCATATAGTTCCGTATATCTTGGGACATTTAATGCAACCGCTAACGCCATCGGCGCTGATTGGTTCCCAACAAATAATTTGCAACTATTGATTTTAACCGCAAAGTCATAGAGGTTATCAACATAAATTACGGGGTATTCATCTTTCAATTTAAAATTTTCATATTGTTTCTTGTCAAAACAGATGAATGACACGCTATCATATTTTTTTAATTTTTTTCGATACATTTCCGTTGTGTTGTCACTCATAGAGTTCATGTTTCTATTAACAAGAACCATGTCCTTATATTTTTCATCTTTTTCTAGAGTTAACCATGAATATTCCTTGGGTGGGTTATCGATGTTGAAAAAAGTTTTGAAATAAATTTCAATCCAATTTGTTCTACATAAGAGAGGACTTCTCCTGAAATTAACCACATTTATGTCAATATGGGTGGTTCTATTGTATATCTCGAATGAATTACACCACTCCTGTTTGTCTAAAATGGGTTTTAAATCCTTATAGGTGGGTTCTAACCCATTTTGGAATATATCCCCTATGTTATCCATATAGATGTCACATTTCTTCCCTGTGAGCTCCCAGTTGTATTTACAGACACACAATCCATGAATAAAATCACCTAATCTACCTCCAAATAAAAAACTTATGCTATCACTCATAATTTAACCTCATCCAAATTATTACCAAAAAATTTATTTTGTAACGTAGTTTTCTTTATATACCTGTCATAGTTTGCGTCAGCGGTTAGTTTAGACAGTTCACTTTGGTTTGACCTATCAACTAACATAAACACAATTGCGTTTGATATTTTTAAATCATGGTACTCAGGACTAACAACAATTTTAGTGTATTTTTCATGACCTATTTGAGAGATAATTTCTTCTTTTAATTTATCATACGTTTTTTCTAATTGTTTCCTTTTATCACCACCACTTTTCATTAATTTTACTTCGTGGATCGAAAGGAGATCAAAAACATATGCTTCATCTAGACTAATTTTTAACATATAAATCGTTTATACCAAAAATATTTATTAATTTGTATCCTCTTTCCATCATTTTTACTCTATATCTCTCCTCATTAAAGTTATTTTCAATTAACACAAGTTTTGGATCCCAATATTCTATATCAAATCCTTCAATTACATCCATCTCCGTACCTTCAGTATCTATGGATACAAAATCTAATTTAAAATCATCCTTAGATATTCCAAGTATATTTAACCATTGGTTTATACAAAAATCCAACGTTCTTACATTTACGTTTTCGGGGTATGAATTGATTAGTAAATCAAACCCAATGTGTTCATCAATTAGACGTTGATCAGGATTTAATGAAGAAATGGCATCCTGATAATTTTCATCTCTATCTAAATTAAAAACAGTAAATGTAACGTTATCCATGTTTTCATTACCTACAGCATATTGTAAGCAATGTTTTCTGTTCTTTTGTAAATCCATAAAAGAAATGGGATTTGGCTCAATACAAAGTATTTCCCACCCATTTTCTTCTAATAACTTTGTTGGGGACACAAATACACCATCTGATGCACCAACCTCAACACCATAGTGTTTTTTATTGTCATTAAAATATGACATCAAAAATAAATCCTCTTCGTATTGTGCATATGATTTCATCTGAAAAGTTTTATATAATCTGAACAAACACCATATACTTTTTTCCTATTATTCCAATTGAGAACATCTTCTTTACTTAATAAAGGGATTATCGAATTTTCACTAGCCTCATCAATATTATGTGACCATATTTGGTTAGTATTGTGAATAATTGTATGAGATTCTTTTTCGTGAAAAAAAATTCTAGTATAGGAACGTATAAGTAAATTTAATGAATTAAAATCTTTTGTATGGATCCATAATTTTCTTTTTCTGTCTATTAACCACCGTTCATTTATTTCGTACTGGGGGTAATCATGACCTAAAAATAATTTACCATCAACACACCTAACATCCACTTCAACATCAAAACCCTCTAATATTGCATTGTCTATATAATCCGGACTGTTTTCTAAATCAGGATTAATAGAATTTAAATTTCCCCTATGTGATATTAATTCCATTTTAAAATTTATATGTTGGATTATGTAAAATTTTTAAACCGACGTTTTCATATGACGGAGAAACCATTTCGTGAAAATGTGGCGTCCCCTCCCCAAATTTTTTATTTATGTTATTTGGTATTTCAACACCACCAACATTACCTCCTATCCACTCAAACGTTATGTTTTTATTTTCAACAAATTCCCACCAAGCTTTCCACTCATGTTCTTCAAAATTTGGATAACCAATCATCTCATCAAATACGATAATACACCCATTTTTTATATTTTTGTGTGTATATTTAAAAACATCAACGGTTGATGAATATATGTCACAATCAACATGAATAAAAGAAATTGGTCTATCATTTTCTTCCATAAAAACCGGTAAAGTATCTTTAAACCATCCTTTTATTAATTTTACATTTGGGTAGACAAAAAATCTATCTAAAGTAAAATTATCATGACCACCACCTAAATCAAAAACTCCTTTATGATGATGAAACTCACCATTTTCGTCTATCCTACCAACCCAAGGTTCTGGTAACCCTTCAAAACTATCAAAACCATATATTGTTTTTTCGGTATATCTCGATATTTTATTAATACTTCTTCCATCATAAGTCCCAAATTCTAACCATAAATCATCATCTTGCGGAACTAAATTATTTTCAAAAAGATAATTCAACACCTTATAATTTAAAACGGGAATATTATTTATTTCGAATAAACGTTCTCTATGATTCATCATTGTAAAATTTAAAATATTTTTTCCAATATCTGTATGAATTTATTAAATCATCTTCGTTCTTTATTTGCAACTCACTAAGCAATGTTTTCCATGCTTCGAAATGTTCAACTTCTTCTGGCGTACCAAAAACCGTAACAAATGGTGTATCATAGTACATACATTTTAACTTATCTCTGATTAACAGATTATAAACTAATGTAACATAATATTCACCATTATAATTTATATCTAAATCAATTAATTCTTTGAAATATTTTTTTACATAACTACCCTTTTTAAAGTAGTATATTCCTGTCGATGCGTGCTCACTCATTGGGTCATCCGTGTAACACTCTTTTTCTTGTATTTCTCCAACAATACCGTCTTTTTCTTTAATAAAAGCCATTTTGGTTTTACTTAATGTATGTGGATGAAATCCTGTATGTGTTAATATGCAACCATCTGGTTTTTCTTTTTCCAAAAAATTTTTAAAGTCTTCAATATCCCATAGAAATGAATTATCACAGTATGATATTATTACTTCTTCATCATCATCTATGTATTGAAAAAATGGTAATACCGTATATACCGGACCTAACTTATGATTAGGCATTGAAAAAACTTTAGAAGACGGCTTTATTTTCTTTAATGATTTATCAATGTCGAAAAACTTTTTATGAAGTTCATTGCAAATGAAGATAAATTCATCGTTTGGAGAAAACATATCAATAACGTATTCGATTATTTTTTTACCTCCAACCTTAATTAGTGGTTTTGGATCTCTATAACCCTTTTCTAAAAATCGGTTACCAGATCCAGCCATTGGAACAATTATTTTCATATTTTTTCTTTTCTCTTCTTTTCTGATTCTAATTCTAAAATCTCGTTTATTTCTTTTTTTGTTAAAAACTTCGGTGTTAAAAAACAATTTTTCATTAAACTTACCATATACTTATTAATCACACCCATTTCTTCTTTTAACACAACAGCATCAGGAAATAATGGAAGACCAGAAACGGAACGATTTTTTATCTCCACAAAGGTATCCACATGACCATCGATCCATTTTTTACAGATATTATTAATTTCAACAGTAATTGCGAACGCCTTTTCTATATTATCCGAAGAAACGATTAACCCATGATTTTCCAAGAAATATATGTTTTTGTCATTTTTGTTTTTAATTATTCCCGCCAACTTATAACCCGGAAGAATGTAGTTGATATATTCGTATTTTAGATGATTAAACAATTTTTCAATTATCTCTTTAGCTTCTTTAGAACATAAAATTGTATTTAGATAAATTGGGTGGGTGTGGATAACAACAGAATCGTGTAAAACAATATGAAACCCAATTTCCATCGATGGATTTTTATTTGAAAATTTTATTTCATTTATGTAATTTTCGTATTGTGATTCCGATAACAATATCGGCATATGTTTTGTATTTTCACAAATAGAAAACCCATTTAAAATAGAGATGTTTGATATCTCCTGTCCAGATTCTTTAATAATTATTTTATTACCGTATTTTATTGATATGTTACCACCTTTTGATTGAGTTAAAGAAATCTCTGTTGATAACATTTTAGACAATTCAATAAATTGATTTAATGCGTTGTAAAATTCCGTCAATTCTTTAACGAAATTCTCAAACTTGTTATTGATAACGAAATAATCTATCTCAACCTTATCATTGTTTTTAAAAAATTTCACTATAACGTCAGCATTATTTTTTTGAGGATCAATAAATTTTTTTTGATCTTCTTTTCTCCTCGTAATCACATCCTCAACCTGTCTCTTTGAATATCCTCTTTGTTGAATATCTCTTTTTAATTTCCATTCTTTGGTTAAGTCTTCATTTGTATCGACATATATTTTTAAATCCAACAGATCTAACACTCTTTCGTCGTATAAAGTGTGTAGACCCTCATATATTAAAATATTTTCTGGATTTAATGTTTTTAGTGCATCAAACTTACCTGTTGAGTGGTTGTATATCGATCTTTCTATATGTAACCCATTTTTTAATTTTTCAAGATGTTGGAAACCCAAATCCAAATTATTGGCTTCAGGATTAAAGTGGGTAAACTTATTCCAATTATCATCGTTTCTCTCCCATTTATGTAAATCATCACCACTTATTATTAAACATTTATGTTTAAACATATAAGAAATTAGGTGAGATATGGTTGTTTTACCAACACCAGAAGGACCAGAAATACCAATAAAAAATTTATTATATGTTAACATCTTTAATTCCTTTATCTCTATCTAAAGTAATAGCAAACGCCGTTTTTTCGCCGTCTAATTTATTGTCATTAATTAAATATCTAGTGCCAGAACCTAACCCCATTATTAAATAATCATAAATCACACCAATGGAAGATAATTGTTTTTCTGTGACCCTTCTCATCGATTCCTTCCTCGCTGTTGTTAAAACAATGATATATCCCTTAGTAACCCATTCTGTTATTTTTTCTGAGACACCATTGATTTCTTCTGGTGTAAAATCTTCTCTACATGTTACGTTTGGATATTGATGTTTCATTAAAACTCCATCTATGTCACAAAATATCGTTATGTTTCTATTCATTTCCGAAATATTCCCCAAAATGTTTTTCCGTAAAATCATAATGATACCTATACAATCCGTGTTTTGGCCACTCAAAATCGATTTTTGGGAATGGTAAAAACACTTTTGTTATGATCTCATCATTTATCTCAAAGGCTTCATTTATTTTTGGTGCATTATCAACCAGATATGTTTCATAATTTTCAATAAAATGATTTATCTTTTTATTGAATTTTGCATAATAAAAAGACGAAATGTATGCCTCCGATCTTGTTATTTTACTATAATCCTCAACACCATTATATGTATCCAATGGTATGTCAAAAACATCCAATAAATCCATAGTGTTACCCCAATAGATATGATCTCTTGGGTGAAAAGGAAATGGTTTAAAAATACCCGCAACACATACCCTATTGAATGGTTTATTTACATCATCTTCAAAACTTAATGATCTTTCTTTGTGTTTGTTATAGTAATCATACATTAATTGCATGCTCTCTAATGTTATTTTTTGACATGATCTTAATTTTGCTGAAAATTTAGTGGTTACTTCTTTTAAACCATTATATGATGAAACAATTTGTCTATTTCTATTTGTAATTCCGGGGTTCGGTATATCCTTGTTAAAAATAACCCTCACCCTTTCATTCATATTTGGATCAACATTATCCCCCTCCCAGCATGATATGATTATGTTATTTACAAAATCTAAGTTTAGGTATAGATTTACAATTTCTAACGTATAGTTATTTGCTGGACCTTGAATAACTAAGTCCATTTTACCTATATCATTTATCATTTTTCAATTATTTGAAAAGTAGGGCAGGGAACAATAAATTTTCCCCCATTATCTAAATATTCTTTTTCTCTTTCAATGAATTCGGTAATAAAATGCCACGGTAGAACCAACATATAATCTGGTTTCATTTTTCTAACTTCTTCTTCAGATAGGATAGGGATATTTGTTCCGATAGTCTTTAATCCAAATTTATATGGAGATCTTTCAGCTATGGCATCAATTAAAGTATTATCCAAATCAAAATATTGTAGAAGAGTGTTTCCTTTTGTTGAAGCACCGTACCCACATATCGTTTTTCCTTTCGATTTCTCTTCTTTAATGAAATGAGTGACTTGGTATCTAAGATCTCTCACTTTACTAATAAAATCGTCCCATATATGTCTTTCATTCAATTTTAAATTGGATTCCCATGTTAATAATGATTCGACCCTAACATTACAAACATCCCTGTATGGGGAAGATCCGAAAGTTCCAACGTTGGATACGTCTTTTTTAATATAAATTCTAAAACTACCACCGTTGACATCATTTAATTGACAGTCAACAATTTTAAATTTACATTTTTCTAGTAATCTCTTAAGAGAAAACAGAGACCAATAATATACGTGTTCGTGACAAATGTTATCGAAAGCTAATTGCTTTATCATTAATGGAGTGTAACTCATTTGTAGTACAAACAATCCATTATCATCTAATACATCATATACGTCCATTAAAAAATCTTCTGGTTCATCTAAGTCGTAAAACATGGCAATACATGTAACAACCGACACTTTCTTATCTTTAAACTTGGAACGATTAAAACTATCAATGGTGAAATAGTCTTGTATTACTTCATCAGCAACTTTAGACGATTCTTCAAGAAAAGAATTTTCGGCGGGATCGATACCTAATTTTAAGACATTATCAGGAACAAACTTCAGTAAAGTACCATCGTTACAAGCAATATCTAACCATAAATCACCATCTTTCAATTTATGTACTGATTTAACACTATCAACGATACCTTTGAGTTCATTTGTCATGGTTAGATTAGTTCCACTACGATACCAATATTTACCAAACATAGAATGTATTGGTGTACATTTTTCTAATCTGGCAGCACCGTACCTTTCATCTAAAACCATTGTCATGTCGTGTTTACCAGCTCTTGCATCCGAATCTTGTTTTATGAAATCAGATACGTATAATTCACCGAGAGAGAATAATTTTTCACCTATTTTTTTCATATTATCTATTTAAAAATTTATTTATTGAATATTCGAATTTTTCAATCAAATTCTTATTACTATGTATTTCGTATAACTTATTTAAAGGTTCTATACCATTATTAATAATATCTTTAATATTAGTATTGTCAAGCATTATTGTTGGTGTCACCCAATTTATATGTCTAAACATATGACTATCACTAATACCGATTGGTTTTTTTATTGATAAAGCATAGTCGATGGTACTACTTAAACTTCTCGTTTCGTGTTTATCGTATAGGAATATATTTACATCATTTTGTTTTAAAAATTTTAATAAGTCAGAATGGTTTAAAAAATCATGTGAGTATTCTAATTTTATGTTCTTATTATTTTTTGATATCACTTCTTTTATTTTATCGATTTCATATTTAGCCGATGCCCCATCATGGTCACCAAAAGTTGCGAATGGGATGTTTAATCTTAATTTCGCAATATCAAATTCGTTGCACACCATCTCAGCAATTTTTGGGAAATTTTTATCCCGAAAACCAAATCCAAAACTACCGATTGTTGGTATTTCATTTTTTTCAACAGTAATGTCAATGTCTTCAAATAATGGTCTTGGTAATGAAAATATCCCATCTATGCTGTCATCATAGGTACTATCAACAGTAAGAATACCATTTGATGTAAAATATAAACCAATTTCGTGGAGAATACCCACATGAGGAATGTTTCTAAAATCGGACAACAAATCATCGGTAATAAAAGGTAAGACCGATGGATAATAGTTGTATATAACTATGTTTGGTTGGTATAACTTAATGCCATTAACAACGTCCTCGCTGTTTTCTACAGGTAGGTATACGATATTAAAATTTGTTGATTTTTTTACTATATTAAATAACCTAATACCATAATCAATAACCCCACAATTTTTATTCAATCTATTTACAAACAATATGGTATTATCCATTTTCATTCATGATTTTATCAAAGTTTATCCTAAAATTTTCATTAGACCACTTCTCTCTAAAATTTTTTGTTGGAGATAACCCTTTTTCAATTATTTGTTTTAATGAATTTTTTTCAATTGAAATGTCATCATTTTTTATATGTCTAAACATATCACATTCGGTAACCGCAATGGGAACAGGAACAGATAGGGCATAATCAATAACAGAAGAAATACCATTGCTTTGTTTTTTATGATAAAAAAAACAATTAATGGTACTCTCATTTAACCAATCCAATAAATCATTAGTGTTTTTATAATCTGACGTTATCAGTAATTCATTTTTATTATTTAATTCCTTATAACAGTTTTCTATTGTCTTGTTTCTTAGTATACCTGACGGATCTACACTTGCATTTGGCATGTGTAATCTAATAGTGGCGTTTTCAAATTCATCATTAACTCTTTTAATCACATCATCAAACCCCTTATCCATAAAGCCAAACCCAAAAGAAGATATAATTACTTTATCCTTCGGTTTATCATTATTTGGGTAATCAAATAAACATCTACCAATATTAAATTCATATAGGTAATTTACAATCTTCGTCGGATCATTATATAAAATTGATTTCGTATATTTAAAAGTTGGGTAATCCCCATCATGATATATAAAGTACGTCTTTATTCTTCTATCATATAAATAAGTTGTGGTATTATCGTTCACCCAACTCATTATTGGTCTATACCAATTAAAAATAACCACATCATAATGACGTTCTTTAATGAAGTTAAAAAATTCATTTTGACTATCACACTCAAAGTGATAATAGTTGTTTACATCACTATTTTTTAATGATTGGAAGATGTTTATACCATATTGGTATATACCGCAATTTGTTTTAGACCTGTTAACAATAAGAATATCTTTCATAATATTAATTCAAGAATTTTTTTATAGTCATTCGTTAATCTCTCAGGTGACCACATATCATATAGTTCTTTTACTTTAGTATGATTACCCAAAAAAGAACGCAAAGAATTTGTCTGCTCGTAATACCCGAGATGTTCATGTAAATGTCTATACATGTGTGTATTATTTACAACCAAACTTGTTTGAGCACTTATTACCAGATCCGCGCTACCACCAATACCAACATGGGGTTGAGCATTATAGAAATATATGTTCATATCATTTTTAGATAGAAATGATATGAGGTCAATTTCTTTATCGAAATACGTGTTTGTAATGTTTAAGTTTACATTTGGTTTTGTAATTAATTTTTTCCATTCATTAAATTTTCCACTATCGTTAGTTCCCCCAAATGTTGCTTGGGTAATATTCATATTTATGTTTACCTCATTAAACTCGTCATGGATTATTTTAATAATCCTATCAAACATTTTCCAAGGAGAAACACTAAACCCGTGAGAACCGATGTTTAATACGCCGTTATTATTTTCTTTCTTTTCAAATCTTCTTATTGGTCTAATGGTGTTAAACTTCTTATTGCTGGATATCTGATTAGTTTCATCATGTATTATCCAATAATCAAATGTATTATCATACATTTGGATATATGGGAGACTTAATGGATCGTGTATAATACCTATAAATTTGGTATTTGGGAACTGCTTAAAAAGTTTTTTATTTATGTATGGAAGCGTCAAAACAAAATAATTCACAAAAACACATTTTGGTTTGTGTTTATCCATAAAGAAAACAAAATCATAAACACCGTCTTTATTTGGAACCGTATCGATATATTCAATAGGTATTATGTTCTTATCTATTAATTCATAAATTCTATTACCTATTTCATATATTCCACATTGCGATTTTTTGTGATTTAAAAATAAAATATCAGACATTTTTTGAAAGTAGTTTTATATCGTTTTCGACCATTATTTTAACCAAATCTTTAAAGGATGTTTTCGGTTCCCAACCCAACTCTCTTTTTGCTTTAGAGTAATCACCTAATAAGTAATTAACTTCAACGGGTCTCATTAGTTTTGGATCTTGAACAACATATGGTTGCCAATCCGTAATTCCTATGATATTAAAAGCCTCGGTTAAAAAATCTTTAACAGAATGTGATAATGCGGTACTTAAAACATAATCGTCAGGTGTTTCTTGTTGTAACATTAACCACATACCTTCGACATAATCTGGGGCATAACCCCAATCCCTAATTGGATCTAAATTCCCTAATGTTAAATGATCCGATAATCCAAGATATATTCTCGCAACCCCATCGGAAATTTTCCTGGTGACAAATTCGTGTCCTCTCCTTTCAGATTCGTGATTGAATAAAATTCCAGATACCGCAAACATACCATATGATTCTCGGTAGTTTTTTGTTATCCAATGAGCGTAAAGCTTAGCAACACCATATGGCGAACACGGATAAAAACAAGTCTCTTCATTTGCTATTCCTGTCATTTTACCAAACATCTCTGAAGACGATGCTTGATAAAATTTTATTTCTTTATTACCATGCTCTCTTATCGCTTCGAGCATTCTTAAAGCACCTAACCCCGTAATATCCGAAGTCTGTTCTGGCATCTGCCAACTTTCACCCACAAAAGATTGAGCACCCAAATTGTATATTTCATGTGGTTCACAATCTTTTATTGCTCTTAAAAGTGAATTTTGATCCGACAAGTCACCTTTTAGTAAAGTGATTTTACCAATTAGGTGTTCTATGTTTGGGGAATAATAATTAGCCTTTCTTCTTTCTAAGCCAAAAATTTCATATCCTTTTGTAAGTAAGAAATCTGATAAATGAGAACCATCCATCCCATTTATTCCCGTTATTAACGCTCTTTTAGACATATGATAAAATATAAATAAAATATGTCTAAAAAGGAATTACAACCCGGAATATAATGTATTTTGTTTTTCTTGTTTTTCTATTGTTTTGTTATGTATGATACAATATTCTTCCTTTATCGGGAAGAACATGTAGTTTTTCATTCCTACAATACTTTCATGAACTTTACCTCCCCATCTTAAATGGGAACGAAATATTCTTCCTTGATTATCGGGGAAGTTTATATAACCTTTTTCATTAATTGACCATCCCCACATTTTGACATGTTCTTCGGTGATACCTTGAACAGTATTTATTCTCGGTAAGTAAAATAATTCACACTCACTATTTCGATACACCATTGACTTTACACTTTTAATTAGTGTTTCTGATAAAAGTTCGTCAGCATCTAATTGGAATATATAGTCCGCCCCAAGAATTTGACAAGTTAAATTTAACTCATTCTTAAATTTAGAAAAGTCTCCATTAAATGGTTGTTCAAAGATTTTAACATCATATTTTTTTATGTCATCAAGCAATGATTGTGGGGTTTTTGTTAAATCGTATTGGACAACAATCTCATCTTTGGTATTATTTTTTAATAGATTTAATAATCTAATTATCTCTTCGTGTTCATCACACACGGTAATACCGTAAATTAAATTTATCATGCAACTTTTGTTAATTCTGGTAATAATAAACTATTTTCTGAAATGTTTGGTAAATGTGGGGTAATAATATCTTTAAATGCTTCCACCATTTTAGTATAGGAGAATTTCACTTTATTAATGTTCATTAACGTATTTGATTTTTTAAGAAAAAAATCGTAGTTATCTTTTACCTGTTTCAAAACAAACGACGCGTTTTTGTAGTCAACACTAAACCAACGACTATCTTTCAAAATAAATTGATCAACAGCACTATCATGAACAGGAGTTAATGTCCCACTAAGTAGAACTGAATAATGTTCATTTAAAAAATCTTTATGACCAGACCAGTTTGATGCTATTACGGGCTTCCCCGTCATTGTAAATTCCAATAAAGGTCTACCGAAACCCTCTCCGCGTGTGAAACTAACCATAGCCTTAACCTTTGGGTGATTATAGAGATTATTCATTTCTTCATCTGTTAGATCACCAAATAATAGATATATTGAAGGTGGGTTCTCAATACCCGCAATCAATTTCATTATCTTTTCCCTGATCGATTCTCTGTCAATAACAGAAAATGTTCCCGAAGATGTTTTAAGTATTAGTGCGGGTTTGTTGGGTTCATTTTTAAACGTATCCACAAAAGTTTTAATCAACCAACCAATATTTTTCCTATCCTCACCCAAATTTCCTTTTAACCAATGACCGACGAAAACAAAGCAAAAATCTTCTGAAATATCCAAATCAAAATTTTTATATACGTCATTATATATGTTTGTGTCGGCACCCTCAAATAAAACTTCAATGGGTTTGATTATCCTATGTTGTTTTATTACTTGATTAGTTTCTTTATTTTTTTCATCATAAACGGTCTCACTTAAAACAGTTTTCGAAAATTGTGATGTTGTAATAATTAAATCCATTTTATTACAACCATCAATCCAATCGAAAGGTATTATGGTTGTCTCTATGCCCGCAGTTATTCCGATGTTAAACTTTCCAATAGGTCTGAATTCGTTGGGAACCGTAACTTGAACATAAACGTCGGGTATGGATTGAATATTCGTAACAATATTATCTTTAATCCATTTATGAAATAGATTATTATCTTCCAAAGCGGTTAATGGAGTAATCCCCCAATTGGAACTATCTACTCTGATATGAAATAGATCCATATCATATAATGCTCTCAATAAATCTCTGGAATGTGAACCATACCCCGACACACTTTCTACCGGTCCTCTAAATAATAAAAATGGTCTATTCATATGATTTTGTATAATCTATATTTTTCTTTCTTTTTGAATTTATTAAACGCGGTCTCAATTCCGTTTATCATTTTTTCACACATTACACTTGAGGAAAAGTTTTTCATCACCCAATCTCTACCCTCTAAACCCATTTTTTTTCGTCTATCTCTACCTAATAGGTACATTTGCATAAATGTATCTGACACATCATCATGATTAATCCTATCTTCAAAGATATATGGGGTCATCGGGGACCCATTAATTGTTTGTGAAACCGACCAAATCGGAATACACCAATTACCATGATCGATATGAGACCATTTCTCTTTATTATGTAATGATCCAATATCGATATAATCTTTTTCGGTAAATTCTTTACCATCAATATTAAACCCACATTGGTCTTGTAGACCTCCAGTTACATTAACAATTATGGGAGTTCCAGCCATTAAACTTTCAATTGTTGAAATACCAAATCCCTCATTATTGGAAATATTCACGGTACAATCTGCGATGTTATATAGTTCATTCAATTCACTTTGACTTATTCTAACATCCAAAAAATGTATTTTACAGTTTGGTGCCAGATCTTCGGATACCCTAACTAAATCAGTACCGTTTTCGTCAACAGATTCGGTTCTCATCAATAATAAACACCTATCAGCTCGTTCTTTGGGTAATTGATCACAAAACAACTTAAATGAATAAATGATATCCGATGGTTGTTTTCTTCTGATATTTCTACTATTGTAGAATATAACGAAATCAAATTCACTGCCATTAAATACGGTTTTTCTTATGTCTTTATTAATTTCCTCAAGAGGTTTAAAAACATTTGGATTTACCCCATGTGGAACATAATCTATTTGCCAATCTTCTAATGGTTTAAATGTTTTGAAATCCGTTCTTTTTCCAACGTTATTGACGATACCATATGTTTGTCTTGAGATACAACCTATCCAATCACAACTTTCATAATAGTTTCTATTATATTGGGGATTTGGTAGACTATCCCAAACATGATAAAATAAAATAGGTATTTGTTGTCTTATTTCATTTTCGTTGTTATATAACCATTCCCAAAAATGTGGATCGGTAAAGTGTAATATAGCGTCTGGTTTTTCTTCTTTTATGAGATTTCTAAGAAGAAATATGTTACCGTAGTCGTTATTAGGAATTATTTTGACATTAGCGTCAGGTACCCCCGTTTCTTTTCTAACTTCTTCGTTTAAATCAACTATTTTACCATAATCTGGGTTTTTTATTGCTGCTCCAAGTTGAACCCAATCGTACTTATGAACGGTACCATAAACAATCTCCTTGGCCATTGTGGCTACACCTGAGACCAATCTAAGATCGTCACATAATAACAATATTTTTTTCTTCATTAATCAATATTTTGAGTTTTTAACTCCACTTGTTTCGTGACCATCCACTTTTTCCTTAAATTCTGTGTTTGTTAGGTACAAGTCCAGTGCCCTGTTTACAAATTTTTGTAACGTGATATTTGTATGGGCAGTTGCTTTCTTAAAATCAAAATAATTTTTTCTAATTATTTTTACACTCGTTAGTTTCGTTAAATCTTCTTGCATTGTTATATATTTTATATATAAATATATAAAATAGAAAACCCGATCAAATTTTGATGTTATTTAATTAAGAATTTGTGTTATCTTTTTTATCAGTAGTATTAGTATTGGTTGACTGACCTGTTTGAGTTTCGTTAACCTTTACACTAATGTTTACTGGATTATTTACTGTATTTGTTTGTTCAGCGGGTTTTTTACCCTTGCATCCACAACTCATAGTATTTTTTTTTATAAATATTTTAGTTTATTATTTTAATAATAAAAATATAGTTAAATAAAAATATAAAATCAATGGATACCAGTATGATTTCTAAAATAGAAGAAAATGGGGTCGAGAAAACTAAATCAACAAATAATGATGTTATTAAATCTATCGATTATGATCAGGGAGTAATCATTAAAAACATACTAAAATTACATGTCCCTAGTGGTTTGATTGATTGCGATATAACATATTCAAAAGGTAATTTTTATAAAAAAACAGGAATACCAAAACCAAAATTTAAATTTGATAAATTTCCACAAACAGAAGATACTTTAGATTTGGGAGAATTTATCCCACTCGACGATGAATCTATCGATACTATTATGGTTGACTTACCTTTTATTATTCAAGGAAATAAAAATGTAAAGGAATATAAAACGGGTAGCTGTATAATCGGAAAAAGATTTTCTGGATATAGAAATATAAATGAATTGTTGGATTCCTACCAACATTGGATTAATGAATCGCATAGAGTTTTAAAACCAAATGGAATTTTAATTTTTAAAACTCAGGATCAGATAAGTGGAGGAATTCAATATCTTTTACACAATTATAGCCATAATATGGCGGTTAAAGTAGGGTTCTACCCCAAAGATTTGTTTATTCTTTTGGCAAAAAATAGAATTATAAGCCCGAAACATGCAAATCAACAACACGGTAGAAAATATCACTCGTATTTTCAGGTTTTTAAAAAAGAAGATTTTAAAAATTTTTATTTCGGTATTTAATCAATAAGTAATACTTTTTATATAAATCATATATTTATTATTATGGGTAGACAGAAAATGAATAAAAATCTTAAGAAAATTAGGGTGACCATAACAATAGATCCTATAATTGAAAAATTAGTAAAAGAAAAACACATTAATCTGTCATCATTAACAAATGATTTGTTGATAAAATATTTTAATGAGAAAGAAACTAAATTTTAGTCAGGATACTATAAAATCAATTATCGAATCTTATTTATTCGGGTTATCATCTATTGTTATTTCTAAAAGATATGGTGTTTCTCCACAAAGCATAAGGTATATTTTAAAAAAAAATGATGTAAAAATAAGACCATCATTCAAAAGGATATATAAATTAAATGAAGATTATTTTGATGTGATTAATAGTGTAGACAAAGCATATTTTTTAGGATTGATGTATAGTGATGGAAGCAATACGGGGAGAGGATTAAAAATTACACTAACAGAAAAAGATGTGGAGATTATAGAAAAATTCAAAAAATGTATTGAATATGGAGGAAACATAAAAACAACACATCTAAAAGGGGGATATAATACGGTTAAAAAAACTAGTATATTAACTATATTTTCAAAAAAAATTTCTGAAGATTTAACAAAGCATGGATGTATAAAAAACAAAACTCATTTTACAACATTCCCAAAAATAAATAAGGCGTATATTAATCATTTTATTAGGGGAGTTTTTGATGGTGATGGTGGAGTAAACATAAACAAAAAAAATCAATCAAGAATATATTTTACAGGAAATAATAATTTAATTGTTGAAATCAATAATATAATATCCAAAGAGTGTAATATAAATCCCTCAAAGATTTTACCTTGTAAAAAATGTAATGGCAATATTGTCGATGTTTTTTATTCGGGTAATAGAAAATGTGAAAAAATAAAAAAATTTTTATATAAAGATTGTGATGAATTCTATTTGAATAGAAAGAAAATTATTTTAGATAATGTCAAAACAATCAGGAATTTTAAATGAAACAGAAGACGTTATACAGGATTTTCAGGTGATCCAAGATACATTGATACCCGATCCCCCACTTTAAATCCCGAAGCAACACCGGCAGGAAATTCAATAACGTGATCTCCAATTCCCGTATATTTCGGGGGGTTCATTCTGTGCTCATCAGGAACGGGACAATTTTGATGTATTTTAGAAATACGATTGTTTAAAACAAAAACAATATCCAATGGTATTTTACACCCCTTCATCCAAAATGAATGATGACCTTTATTCAATTTGAAGACCATACACCCATCTAATTCGGTTCTACCCATCATCCCTCGTTCTGTTTCTTCTGGTGTTGTGAGGTATTCCGCGTCATAAATTTTATCCCCAATTCTTACCGACATAACTATAATTATATAAATAATAAAATATTTTCCTTATAATTTATACATGGACGTACTTTTTGGTGGACTAATAGAGTTTGAAACTCAAACAGAATTTAATGAGTTTATTGATAACATCGATAATGAAAACGCAATCAGGATAATTGAAATAGCCATTACATATGCCCAACAAAACGGGATATTTAATTTAAAAGAGGCTCATTATTTATATAAATCATTATCTAAATTAAAAAACAATGACATTGAACACTAAGCATTTAAATTTCTTTGGGAACGTATTTTGTTCAATAACATCATATTATAGCTTCGATAATTTAACGTGGTACATTCTACCAACAGTCGTTTTTGTATATAATCAAAATAAAATTTTAAAAAATACTGAGGAAATTTCTCCGGTTTCGTTTACCTTTAAGTGGTTAACATTCTCGTGGGGGGTTGAATTTCAAATCAAATATAAAGTCTAATTTATGGATAACAATTTTAAAATTTTATTGATGGTTTTGGGGATAATTTCTTTAATAACCATTATTTCATTGATTGCGTGGTTTTTCCCCGATTACATGATTTACTTTTTTTCTTTTTTGGTTGTAGCGACACTTGTAACAAGTATTAGGATATTAAGAAAATAAATGACAATACAAGAAGAATTTAACGAGGTTTGGGGGAGAGCAACCGCCAAAATGGATTTTAGAGAATACCCCAACAAAGTTTTTATTTTTGATGGAACAGAATTAATATTTGAATGTTATTTTAAAAATGCGGGACGATCTGGATTATTGTTTTCTACCCACAGTACACTTTATAGAAGTGTACAATCAAAAATGGGTGGAAACACTTTTTTAACAACAGAGTTTCTTAAAAAAGAAGTTGAAAAACAATTTAATATTGAAGAAAATTTTCCGTGGGGACTTATTAGTTCACATAATGTATATTGTGTCACAAAATATTTTTTTCCGTTATGATTACAAAAGTTTTATACAAAGAAGTTAATGAAAGATTTTCGGAAATATATTTGGAAGATCTTGATAAATACATTTTTGTTGAAACAGATACTCGTTTAATTGATGAAACACTTGAAAGTAGGATTAACGATATAAAGGATGGATGGTCATATATTGACGGCGAACATTTATTGTTGGTTGTGAAACTTGTTTTACAAAATAAACCAGATGATATCGATGACGATGACTGGCTTGACGAGGTTGAAAATTCCAAAAACACGTACTCTTTCAAAGTATTATGACCCCCGATAAAATAAAGGTTCTCATTTTTACCCCATATCCAATATATTGTGAGGGGATGTGCTCTTTTTTTCAAACAAAAGATAATTTAAAAATAGTCGGTCGGGTTTTAAACCCTTTAAATCTTAATTATACGTCTCACGAGACACCCGATGTTATAATCATTGATATCGATAATATCGACACAATGAATATCATATCCAATATAAAGATACAATATAAAGATGTTAAAATTATACCAATATCGGATAACATAGATAAAGAATTTGTTTCAAGAGTTATTAAAAATGGTTGTTGCACATTTTTAAAAAAGGATGTTGGTTTTGACATACTTTATGACGCAATAATGTCTTGTTATCATTATAATTTCTATGTTAATAACATAACAAGCCCAAATTTTTTTCAGGAATTAAATGAACCAAAAAATTTGTATAACCACCCTATTGATGAGATTAAAAATTATGGATTTTTTAAGTGGTGGGAAAGGAATAGTATATCAGTAATTAAAGGAATAACAATTGGGTTTATTTCTGGAATTTTAATATGTATATTTTTGTTTTTGATGTTTTATTTTAAACAATGAAAAAAGATAATGATGCGGATAAACCAATTGTTGTTTATACCACAGCAATTCTTGTATTATCACTAATTATGGTGACCTTTATGATATTAATGAAATGTAATTATCTTCCCTGACCCCTGTAATTTTTTTCACTTCTATCGTGTTTGTTATGACTTTTAGCTGATTTACCCTTTTTTCTTTTACCGAAAGTAACCTTAATTTTGTCTGAAATACTTTTACCTTTTGCCATAAAATCTTTTTTTATATAAATATATAAATCATGGAAAACATTTATTTCGAACAATTCGGTTATGTACAAATTTCCATATTAAAAAATTATTCAAGATTAATAGACCGACCAGGACAACCAAGTAATCCAAATCCGCTCAGAGCAAGTTGGATTTTTGCTGAACCCTTTCATGAGATGACCCTATTCAATTATAACGATAAAAAGTCATATTTTGGAATTCCAAAAAATAAAATGGGTAATGTAAATTCTGTTTATTTCCATTCTCATGGTGAAAAAACATTTAATGTCCCATTTGAAGAAGTAATCAACCCTTTTTACGATAAAAAATATGGGAGTAGATCCACCGTATTTACCACAACAAAAGATCACACCATTAAAAGACATTATGATAACCCATTTTCAACTATTCAAGTTAACAAAATAATTAGAAAAATTTTTAAAAACGGAGATAAACTAACTATCAATGTTTTTAATGGTATCAATAGAAGACCATATAATAAAAGGTTTTTCAGGTCATCATACCACTCCCATTCAATAACCATTAATCTCAAAACGGGTAATTTTGTCATAACAACAATAAGTAAAACAGAAAAGTCAAACTTAAGAAATAAAAAATTTTTAACAAATGACTTTCATTCATTGATGAGAACTCTTGAGGTGATGTTCAAAGAGTATGACCCAGCAACTCATAACCAAAGAAAAGATGTTGATTTTTTTATGGAAATATACAAGATATTTGGTAATGAATTCGATTTTAAACCCATTAATGGATCTAAAATCAATAGAGAATCATTACTTATGTTGTATTTTAAATTGGTTGATTTTTTTATTAAAACAAAAAAAATCGGTGTCCCTAACTCCGATTATGCTCATTGGCTCAAAGAATATTATCCAACAGAGAAATATCTTAAAAAAAACAAGAGAAAACTTGTTTCATCAATTCTTGATATGTTGGGAATTAAATCCAAAACCACAATTAAAATCTTACATAGAACACCCATAAAAAATGTTGTTTTATTGAAATGTACGTATGATATCTTTGGTGAGGATGCTAATCATTGGGTTTCAAAAATCGATTGGGAAACATACTATCAAAATGAATGTCGTCAATTATCTTCAACCCCCGATAAATTGGTGGATTACCATATAATGTCAGGTAAAAATTTTTATAAAAACCATTATGATCACATGGTTAATGTACGTATTGGTGATTTAAGTTTGTTTGAAAAAAACTACATCGTTAACATTATTAACTCTTGGGTTACTCATATTAAAACCATAAAAGACTTTACCAGATTGTTAACTATTTTTAACGATATCGCCGATCATTTCAAAATGTATAGAAAAATTAAAGACCATTTTACCGATGTCGAGTTGTCCGCAAAAACAGTTACAGGTTTTTATGAAGAACACCGACACTTTTCACTATTAAATAATATTTTAAAAAAGAAAACAGAAACAATTTTAACGTTTGATGAAAATACCATTAAAACAATCGAAACCGATATTGTTATTGATGGTGGTGTAGTTATTAAACCCGTATTATTAAAATCTGGTTTAGAATACACATCTGAAGGTACTTATATGCATCATTGTGTAAGTTCTTATATAAATAAAGAAGAGAGTATCATTGTTTCTCTGAGAGATGAAAATGGACTTAGAGTAACTTGTGAAGTCAATATTAAAACCGGTGACATTATTCAAGCAAGACATTATTGTAATCAGGCACCACCAGAAATATTTGAAACCCCAATCGAAGCACTCAAAAAGAGAACAAAGAGATTATCAAAAACAAATATGTTGGGGCCACAAAATAGAAAGACGGTCATATTAAGTACCAAGGATCTTTTGTCATGATTTAATATTTACAAAAAAGATAAATCCATCTATCTTTTGATAGATGGATTTATTATTTAGACACAAACAAGAAAAAAAAGAAAAGGTTAATGTTTCCTTTTGTGATATACATATCACCTATGATGGAGTAAATTTGAATTTGACACTTAATTTTAACTTTAACTATACGAATTTATCAACCATCACCAAAAAACAACTCATTTTCAATCACTCTCTATCGATCAATACAAATAACGGAAATGTCGAAACCGTATATAAAATAAATAACGATGACGATTTAGTCGATAAAAAATATTACAAAAACTGTGAAATAAGAAGAAAAAATTCATTTAAACATGTGAATGATTTATTGTGGAATGGTCTAGAAAGGGGTGAAAAGAGACTTGGTTATTGGGGTACTCAGTATAAAAGAGCGAACAATAACATCTTTAACATCTTCAAAACGATTTTACTTACAAAATTTACTCCCCCAACCCACAAAGACAAGGAAGACTATTCTGAAATGTATGAATTGTTGGTGGATTTTCATCTATCTAAAAAAAATATCAAAGGTCATGATCATATATATGATGATTTAATGTATCATTATCCTACAAAAAAATGGTTAACCAAAAACAATAACAAATATTTACCTGCGGTTCTGGATTCCTTGGGAATTAAAACCTCATATCTAATTTCTGAGATAAACAAATCCGAAAAACAATTAAAGATCTCCTCAATAAATTATTTATGTAAATTATTTGGAAATAACTTTACCGATTACCTAAAGAGTACTCCTTGGCAAAGGCATTGTTATGTTGAGTTAACAAAAAAAACAATACCAGAACCATTAAAAAATGATTACGAAAAAAAACAATTATCTAGTTTAATTAAAAATTGGGAAGACGATGTTGAGACATATGAACCATTAATTTATTCTCTCGCAGAAATTTTCAAAGTACGAAAATATTTGGACGAAAAAAACATTGAAACAAAATTCACCGCAAATAAACAAATTAAATTTAATTTACTTAAAGAAGAATGGATAGGATTAAAAGAACATAATAGTAGAGGATATAAGAACAAATATCTTTTTCCAAAAGAATTTATTGACGAAGTTGAGGACGATATTATTATTAATGGTAAGACTTTTAAAGTCAAAATATTAAAATCGGAAGATGATTTCAGGGTAGAAGGTGCGGTTATGAAAAATTGTATGGCTAGACAATTTATACATGGATTGGTGTATATCTATCTATCGATGTCTAACTATAAAACTAAAATTAATTTACAGTACAGGAAAGGAGATCTCGTCCAAGCACTATCGAAAACAAATAAACCAATTCACTTGGATTTTACTGATGCGGTAGACATTTTAAATGAAAAAATGGTGAAGCATAAAGACATTGTGTGGAAAAAAGAGAGGTATGATTTTCTTTAGTATAAAAAGTTTTGTTATATTTTAATGTGTCACATAATCTTAAACCAAATAAAGAACCCAAATGGTGGGAATTTTGGAAAAAATAAAGTATAACTATTAAACAACAAAAATGAGTAACAAAAAACTTGATAAAGGAAAACTGTACCACAAGCTTCACCAACTCCAAAAAAAACTTTACTACTGGATCACAAGAAGTGAGCAACACGATGAAAGTGACGAAAAAATCGTAAAATCTAGAGAGAGAACCCTACTCGAAAAAATAAAAGGTAAGAATAAATCCACCGACGAATAAACAACATTTTTTCTGATATTTATATAAATATGAGAAGAAATCTTAATGAACAATTAAGTAGAATTAAATATCTTTTTTCGGATAAAAAGGTCGTTAACGAACAGTCAACAGAGCAACAAAAGGTTGATGACCCTAAAAAGGCAGACTTAGTCGGTACTGATGTAAATCAATTTTTCCAAAATTTAGACAATATTGACCAACCCTTGTTTCAACAACAAAAGGGTGATATGGAATATCAAAAAGATGTTGAAACGGTTCAAATGGGGTTGGAATTATTGGGGTATGATTTACCAGTTCATGGTGTCGATGGGTTATATGGTCCTGAAACCGCACAAGCGGTGGAAAAATTCAAAGACGATAATAATTTAACCAACGACGAAACAACAATAGAGGAAGAGGTTGATATAAACGAAGGTGAGGTGACGCTCATCGCTCCGGTGGATGTAACAAGAATAACAAGCAAATTCGGAGCAAGAAGAACTGATCACAAACATCCCGGTATCGATATTGCTGCACCATCTGGAACAGAAATTAAATCCCCGGCGGATGGTAAAGTTTTAGTTGCTGCAATTAAAAATACCGGATGTGGAGGAACTATCCAAATTGAACATCCAAATGGATTTACAAGTAGGTATTGTCATTGTAAAAAAATCAATGTAACTACCGGTCAAACAATTAAACAAGGCGATATAATTGGTTTAAGTGGTGGTGATAGAGGTGATGTTGGAAGAGGAAGATCAACGGGAGCTCACGTTCATTTTGAACTCAAATTAAATGGTAAGTTGGTTGATCCGTTGAGATATATTAATAAATCTAGTGGTCAAATGAATGTAAGTTCACCCAAAACCAATACCGATAGTACAAAATCAGTCGTGACACCAAAAGTAGTTGAGACCATAAAAACCAAATTGGAACAAAAAAATGTTAAACCCGAAGATTTAAAAAAATTGGTTGATAGTCCTGTAACCAGCGGGGGTGGTAAATTGTTCACAGATTTAGACCTAAGTAACCAAATTGGGGTTAAGCTATATTCAGATATTGCGGATAGGTTTATTAAAACAAGACCTTCAAATCCCTTAAAAATAACGGGTTCTATGTTAGCATATTCCGCTAAAAAAGTTTTTGATCAGTTCGGTAAATACGTACCACCTGAATTGGCGTTAGCACAACTTGCACAGGAAGGTGGGTTTTCTCAAAACGTAAACGCCAAACCAATTAGGACTAAAAATCCGTTCAATGTGGGTAATGTTGATAGTGGTAAGGTTTCAAATCACCCAAATGTTCAAAGTGGTATTGATGCATATTATAATTTAATGGCTCGTAACTACATCACAAAGGGAAGAACGGCATCTGATTTAATTAATAAATTTGTTAACAAAAATAATAGTAGATACGCGTCCGACCCAAGATACGAGTTTAATTTAAGAAGATTGGTATCTCAAATAAACAGGTACTCGCAAGAGATTTTGGCGGCAAATAAAAATAAACCATCAAACGTTTCGTAAAGTAAGTAAAATGAAAATTATAAATAAAAAACAATTATTAGAAAATTTAGAACTTGATGTCGATGAAGATGTTTTCAAAAGGAAGGATCCTCATTTGCCACCAAAACCCAAGTGGGATAAAAAGACAGGAGCTTTTAAAATCAGCAAAGCAACACCCTATTGGAAGAAAGATAGTCCAGATAAAATTCCACATTATTGGGTATTAAATCCAAGTAAAACCGAAGGTGGGGATATCGTTGTCGTACCACTAGATTGTCAACAGTTAGATGAATTTATTAATGAAAATAGAGATTGGTTAAAAGAAATTGAAGACTTACATGGAATAGAACCACAATTAATTGAATGTAAAAGACCCATGCACGCCCCTGACAATAAAAATTTCTCAACAAGATCTAATCTTGGGGGTAAACAATCATTACCTGAAAAAATCAATAGAAAATTTTTGAAAATACTAAGAAGTGAATTCGGAGATCAAAGTGAAAAAGGTAGGGAATTTAACGAAGTCTTAAATCTAAGAAGTATTCCTGCCATTATGTTAGAGGTTTGGAAATCCAGAAACTACATAAATAATCATGTCCCAAAGTACACAAATAATTTAATCACGTTTCAGTCCTTAAACTTCAATTCATACCAAAGTGCCAATCAGTTTCTCAATGCCGTTGTCGATAGAGTTAGGGGAGTTAAAAATGATAATATGAACACTTATTATCTTGCTAGACAATTCAATAACAAATATACAAATTGGGAAGAAGATAGAAAGGCAAAAAAACACTATGAAGGAAAAACTCCTGTGTATAAATTGGATAAAAGGGGTTATTATGAATTAAATTTAGACGTTACACTACAAACACTATTTTCAGTTGTCGGTAAAAAAGTAAACAACAACTTTATATGGCAAATAAAAATGAAAAATAAATTTGGTAGGAAAAGATCAGATGAAAATTATATAAAAGACGGATTAAGTGTTATTCGATTAGATCCGAATGGTTATCTCGATGACAACGTAATTTCTTCTAGTGTTACGGTTCCAATGGATAAAGAACATAACGATGATTTTACGGTGATGGATGATGCAATCATTACTGGGGCGTTAATGCAATGTATTAGTGATTTTAAACAGAAGTTGGAATCCATTAATCCGAAATCGGCATTAAAAATTGCCACATACGGTAAGAAGGATATAGTTAAAACAAATTAAAACAAAATTTCTTTTATATAAAAATCCCGTTTTCGGGATTTTTTTTTGTTATGATATAATGAATTATATTTGTAAGATATATTCAATAAACAAAGGAGGTATATTTTGGGAACTAATTTTTTTAGAATACCGACACATGAAGAGGTAGTAGAAAAGAAAAATCAATTAATTAATAGAATTGAAAATCTGGATATATCACAATATAGTATTGAAGGAGGGTTTAGGTACATATTTCTAAACGATTTTTTATCCATAAATCCTTGGGAAGAATTTATGGATGGAATATCAATTCATTTAGGTAAACGAAGCGGGGGATGGAAGTTCTTATGGAACTTTAATAACAATAAATACTATTCCAATAAAGAAGAATTGTTCTCTTTTATTAGATCTGGCAGAGTTGTTGACGAATACGGTGATGAAATCGATCCTGATAAATTTATCGATATGGCACTAAGTTGGTATGTTGATGGATGGGATACCCAGACCTTTAGTAAAGAACACGATATGCACTATGATGAAAAATACCATGACATCTATATCGATGGATTAAGGGTATCATCGAGCACCGAGTTTTCTTAAAAAAATAAAAAGATTTTTCTATTTACAAATACACAATTATTTATTACTAGATTGTTACACAAACCACTTTATGTTTAAGAAAATTATTAACCCCATTTCGTTTGGTATTGCATCATTGATCTTAGTTGAATTAGTGATTTTACCCGGTTTAAAATCTCCACATATTGGTGTGAGGATTTTAATGACGTTATTATTGTCTGTCTTATTGATTTCATTATTTTTAGTTCTCATTTATTCTATTTGGTTATCAGACCAGAAAAAGGTTGAGGTATCGGATATACCCGAAGGGGAAACAGAAATTGATTATATCCCATATAATGAATTAAAAAGTGTCAAAAAAAAGAAATAATGGGGATATTTATTAGATATGAAAAAGATTATTAAATTAAAAGAATCGGATTTAGAAAAAATAGTTACCGAAATCGTAAACGAAATAAATCAAGACGAGACAACATCAGTTACTCCGAGCGACGGAAACGAAAACGGTAGGTATGTTGTTGGGGTGGATAGAAACGGCACACATTACATAATTGACATTGACACAAATGAAGTCATAGAACGAAAATAAAATTACCAAACCATTTTATTTTAACCCCGCAAAAATTTTTGTGGGGTTTATTTTTTGTATATCTTTATCGTAATTTCCAAAATTAAAATTTTATATCCATGTCAAAAATTAAAGAGATTAGATCAAATGAGGAAAACAATATCAATTTGGCAAAAATATTTGAGTGTTTTTGTGAAGAAAAACCACACAAATATTTACCATTTTTGATGAGCTTTTTTAAACCAAACTTTCATGACGTAGACCGACCGCAACTTAGGTTTCAACTAGAAAAACAAGAGGTGTATTTTAATGATGATAATAAAAACCTTAATCATTATGAATTTGATTATTTGGTGAATAAACACTTCCATTCTGATGATTTAGAAAAAATAAAGAATATTCAAAAATTTATATCTCATTATGAAAAGAACAGAATAAAAGAAGACCTAAACAATATCAAATCGTATTCACAAATTTTAAACATCTTGAATGTTGTTGAATTAACTCTGGAGGAAAAAGAACTTGAAAAGCAAATCACAAAAATTTATGAAGATAATGAGTGGCTGGTTTTAAAACCATTGACTTGGGAGGCTTCGATTAAGTATGGGAAAAACACAAAATGGTGTACGTCATCAACCGACACAGGTAGGCGTCATTATTTTGCTCAATGGGCATCAAATGGAATTCTGATTTATACCATCAATAAAAAAACAGGACTAAAAGTTGCCACACACTTTAGATTTAGTGATAGGGAATTAACTTTTTGGGATCAAATAGATGTTAGAATAGATTCCATGATGTCCAATATTGACCCAAAAATATTAGGTATCATAAAAGACCACATAATCAGTAGTGATGGAATTGCCAATATCACTTTCAACTCCGAAGATGATTTTGATTTAGGTGATGATCGTATAATTGTAAATGAAGCCGCTCCACCGCTAACAGTCATGAGTGGGAACATTACCCAAAACTTCCCATTGTCCGAAGGATATGTAAATCACGCAAATAATCTTTTATCTGATATGGTAGATAACGGCGTAAATTCGGAAGGAACAGAGATAATCAAAAAAATGGGCATCTTTAATGATACCCTAACGATAAGTTCGTCACACATAATAAGTGGGGTCGATCCAATAAGTGGACTTGATGAAAATATCCATTTCTAAATAAAAACCAAATGCAGAAATCACCAATAATCTCCCCTTATATCTATCCGGGTATAAGGGTAGATGATTTACCAAAAGATATTCAGGAGGCGTGTATCAAAAAACATTGTGACACATCACAAAAAAAAATACTTAAAATAGTTGCACACACTTTTAAGGTAACTGAAAAGGAAATAATTTCAAAATCAAGAAAAGTTGTTCACGTAAATGCTCGTTATTTATATTACGCCTGTATAAAATTAAAATATGGATTAAGTAGCACTATTATCGGTGGGCATGTTGATAGGGATCATGCATCGGTACTTCACGGTTTTAAAGAATTTGCCAATCGATATCAATTAGAATTCGATTATCGAAATTCTTGTAAACAAGTGTTTGATACACTATCTATAAATTATAGTAGGAGTAAATTATTATCTCCCGCAAGAAAAAATTGGTATTAATAAAATAAACGTTAATTTAGTTTTTATGAACAAAACATTGATTATTCATCCCAAAGACAAAACAACGGATTTTCTCGAAATCGTATATAATCCAATTGTGGAAAAAACTGTAATTAAAGGTAATGTTACCAGAAGTGAATTAATTGACTTAATAAAGTCACATGACAGGATAATGATGATGGGTCATGGTTCACCCGAAGGTTTATTTTCCGTCGGAAAATTTCCCGATTTTGGTGGGTATGTGATAGACAAAAAGATTGTGTCCCATTTGAAAAATAAAAAGGAAAACATATACATTTGGTGTAACGCCGATCAATTTGTTAAAAATAATAACCTATTTGGTTTTTATAGTGGTATGTTTATTTCCGAAGTTTCCGAAGCATACTATTGTGGATTATACGGAACGTCTCAGGATATTGTTGATGAATCCAATTATGGGTTTTGTCATATCTTGTCAGAATACATCGACAATGACAAAAATTCCATTTATAATAACGTGAAAACCGAATATGGTGTAATTGCTGGAGATAATCCGGTTGCCTTTTATAATAACAAGAGGTTATATGTAAATTAATCACCATGTCACACGGCATATTACATTACACAAAAGAAGGATGGGTTATTAGTTACCAAACAAAACAAAACCAATTCGGTGTTGTGCCGTATGAGATAGAAAAAACTATCCCCTTACATCCCGATGATGTCAATATTGTGCAGGCGTCCATTTCACAGATAGTGGATAATGACGGTAAGGAAGTAGATTTTGAAGTGGTCTCCGAGACAGTACAAGATAAAAATGTTCTTTATGGAAAAATTAGTAAATCCTTTTTTCGTTAGATCAACTTTTCGAACAAGTACCAAACATGAAATAAGAATAGACACCAATGAAGAAACAAAATGTATCGACATACATATCGACAACTCAGAAAAACCGACTTTAAGTTTATCATCATCTGACGCAGATTTTCTAAATAAGAAAATAAAAGAAATGGTTGATTATTTAATAAATCGATAAATTAGATGAGAACACAAAACGAAATCAAAACCAAAATTGAGGAATTAAAAAACACCCTTGAATATTATAAAACAATTTCGGATGCATACATGATCGATTATCTGAAAGAGATCTCAATTAATGGGGTTAATTCGGGTGGTGACCTGAAAAAGAAAGTGGATTTCACCGATCACGAAATGAGAAAGGTTGAAGAGCATTTAAAAATATTAAATTGGGTTGTTGGTTAATTATGAATTGTATATATTTGAAATACAGAGGAGAACAAAAATATATTAATGAATACAATTCGGTTATTAAACCAATTGTAATGAAGTATAAAAATTCCCCAAGAAAAGGAAAATCATATGGATTAAGAATATTAAAGAAAAAAATTAAAGAGTTAAATGAATTTCATGGTAAAAAAGTATACACCACTTGTATTAGTCACATCTTAAAAAATATCGATTGAAGTGAAAAAGTATGTAAAAAATATCAAAATCATTTTAATAATCACAAACATTGTCTTAATTGCAATATCCATATATTATTTATTTGGTGATGAGTGGTATGCAATTTCTAATTTAAGATATATAATTGTTGGTATTTGGTTCTACATCATAACAAGGGACATCATCAAACAACTGGATTAACGGTTTTTTTTTCACCGACGTTATAAAAAAATTATGATTATATTTTTATTTAAAATTTTTTTGGATATTCGAAAAAACACATTATATTTGTGAATAATTTTATATATGGAATTTAAAATCACATACAGAAACAATCGTGGGGAAGTGATGTCTTTGCGTTATGATATCACAAAGGATAAGATCATGTTTAAACACTCAGACTATCTTGTTAAAGAAATACCTTTGGAGGATGCATTGAAAAAGTTTAATTATGAAACCGAAGAAAGGTACATGATTAATAAGTTTGTTGAGATGTCAATGGTTATGAAAACCTATATGACGACAAAACCGAAAAAAGAAGTTATGAAAGAGATATTGGATAATATTTAATCCTTTATTATGAAAACTTACTGAAATTCCGACACAGAGTATAATCTGAAGGTAGGAGAAACCACAAAATTTTATTATGAAAAATTTGATTGTTTTTGTTTTGATGTTGACATTATTTTCTTCTTGTAAAAAGAACGAAGAAATTGAAGTCAAAAATCCTTGGAAGTTGGAGTTGTCAAAAAACACTCACACATCGATCAAGGATATTTTTGATGACAAAAAATTGGATTTACAGGAGATCATAATGGATAAGGATAAGGAGTTTGCTAAAGAGGTTTTTATCGATTTGGCAAATAAAATCGGATCCTATGTAAAAGACACAGAAGGGATTGATTTAACGAATGACTATATTGATGATCCCGAAGGTGTTATTATGGTTGGGGTTTTCCTTGGATTACATGAAAAGTATAATCAAAGAACAAAACCAACCACAACCAATGATTTAACCATTAGGAAAGACATTGACGATTTCGGTTGTTTTCTAACTGCGGTTGGAACACTTATTGGAATTACGGAGATACAAAGTATATACGAATCCATTGTTGCTGGTGCAACTAAAAGAACAGTTATTGGTGCGTTGAAATTAATCGGTAGAAGGGTTGCTGGGGTAATTACTGTTGGGATTATGATATATGAAGTCGGAGATTGTCTCGAATGGTGGGATTAAAAAATCTATCATTATGAATATCTTAATAAATGTCATTTTTGCGTTAGGTTCGATCTCCTATTTATTGAGAGGAGTATATATACTTTTTGAACCTAATTTTTTAAAGGACACATATTGGGCAACCCCAATGAGTAAATTTCAGACAGTAATCATATATTTCTCGATATCAATTTTTTTGGGTTACCTTTTGATTGACAGAATTTTCTAAAAATAAATTTGGTTTATTGATATAAATGTTTTATCTTTGTATTCAAGTTCTTTGAGATAACAACCGATTAATACTAAACAGTAATATAAGCTAGTTACTATGTGGGTTTGAGTCCCAATTATTACCTCACAGTTCTAAGATGTGAGTGGTTCAGATTAATGTACTGATAGGTAAGTGAAAGCACTTAAATTATGGACGCTATTTCCTAGCAAACCAGCCTTAAAACAGTATCCTACTTAGAAGGCGGTTGTTATCTTGATTTTTAAAAAAAATATCATGGCAGTAATATCGATCAATTACGAGGGTGGGAACAATTATGACGATGATGGAAATGTCATATCAAACGATATGGTATATCGTGGTGTGAGTTTATTTCACGGAGGTAAAACAACTTCATTTAAGTCTGGAAATTTCGTAAAGGATTGGTATGATGCGAAGAGAAAATATTTAGAGTTGGTTGAAAAAAATCCGAATAATTCAGAATACGAATATTTGGCACAATCCTCAACCTGTGATCATTTTCAATCTGATGGGGGAAAATTTGATAGTGGGTATCTTCACATGGTTGACAATAAACCCGTTTTAAAATATGTTGACGATACCGATCCCAATTGGGTATTTACACAAAGAGAAATCTTTGATAATGGTTGGGAATTTTTTGTTCCGGAAGGAACTAAACCGACTTGGGAAGAACTGAAACAAATGTGTATTTAATTTTTTACATAAAAACAAATATTATGAATTGGTATCAGATTTTTTATTGGATTTCAGTTGCTGACAACGTTAAACGTTTTTTTGATTTTACGTCAAATGCGTTTACAATTCTTTGTATTGTCTCATTTGTTGTCTATGTGCTTACACATATGTCCATGTCAGAAAGACCCACCGATAAGGAGAAACAATCAGTACAGTATTGGGGAACGAATTTTAGAAAACTTTTTATATGGTTCACAATCTTTTCCTTTATATCATGGATGGGGTATATTTTCATCCCCACTAAAAAAGATGCGTTGATTATTGTTGCTGGCGGAGCTGTTGGTGAATTTATTACGTCAGATAGTTCCAGTAAACAAATCCCATATGAACTCACATCGTTACTGAGGGAAAAAATCAAATCCGAAATTAGTGAAATAAGGTTAACGGGTGATTTATCTGTTGATACTCTAAAAGAGAAAACCAAGGAAGAGTTGATTGAAATGATCAAAAATAATGGGGTATCTAACAAATAGAAAAAAACCGAAGTTTTTAAGAATAAAGTCTTATAGACTTGAACTTTATAATAGAATAATTTCTATTTTGCGTGATGGGATGGGTGATGGTAAAATACACAAACGATTTTACGTCATGGATAAAAATAGATTGTTCATCAAACGTGTAAAACGTAAGTATGAAAAGGGATATAAAATTGGCTGAAATTGTGGTTAACCGTAATGTGGGGAAAGAAATAAAAGTGGGTGATGTCGTTACCAGAATGCTTGCTGGCTCAATACCCCTTAAAGTGATTGTAGGTCAAATTAAGGATGGTATCATAAAGGTTGGTAGTGAGGACGGTGAAATCTCTTGGGAGGAAGGGTGGTCTTTTAAACAAACGACATTGTGTGAAATCGATGAAGATCTTGGTTGGGATGGAGAAACGGTAACGGGGTCATATTTAATCATATGAGTAAGTCAGAAAACAGACACTTTACAAAAAAGTGGAAAAAGAAGAGAAAGAACCATTCGGGGGATAAATGTAATCTACCCAAGTGCGGTTTATGTTCCCCCCATAAAAGGATTGGTAACAGTAAGAAATTAGCCAATAGAAAAGAAAAACTTGAAATCATAAACAACAATGAATTCAAATCAGAAATATGAATTTTTTTGGAATGGTCCATTCTCGCAATGGTATCCATCAGAATTTGAAACTGAGGGATTGAAATTCAAATGTTGTGAACAATACATGATGTATAGGAAATCTATTATTTTTGGTGATAGTGAGATGGCTGACCTCATTATGCAAAGTAAAGATCCGAAAGTTCAAAAAATGCTCGGTCGGAGAGTTAAAAATTTCGATGAAAAAATATGGGGAGAAAAGAATTTTCAAATAGTTTACAAAGGAAATTATGAAAAATTCACACAGAACCCGAAACTAAAAGAGACACTACTTGCAACTGGTGACAAGATATTGGTTGAGGCGTCTCCATATGATAGAATATGGGGTATTGGATTGAGGGAAGATAATGAACTCATTAAAGACCCTAAAAATTGGAGAGGACAGAATTTGTTGGGTTGGGTATTGACCTTATTAAAACATGAACTGAGATGAAAATTATTTCAAAATATAAAGACTACTATGATTACCTCTCTGGGGTCTATGGGGTAGATGATAAAATTGTGCTCGATAGAAGATATTCGGGGACGTATGAATATCCTATTTTCAAATTTGATACCCACATGTTATCATCACATTTTAATTATGGTCTGACATTACACCTGTGTGGTATTTCATATGGTGGAGTTTATTTACACAAAGAAAATAAAACTTTCTGGTGTCAAGAGTTGGAAAAAATTATGGATGTTAAAAACCATTATAGAACAAACGAGAAATATGTTATTATTAAAGATGGAGGTCTTAATAGTAGTTATATGAATGTATATCTCGGTCCGAGAAAAACTAATTTCAACGAGAAATATAACATCCCTATTTTATTACAGGTACATGATCGAATTTACCCGTTTCCCCAATTGGATAAGATTGGGTTTAATAGGCAAATGTCTCCGCAAGAAATCTATCTTAAATTATCTGACTGGTTATCCCCAAAAGATAATATTGAAAATAACATGACTGATAAAGAAAAAATCCAATCACACGGATTTGATTTAAAGTCGTCTTTTAGAAAAATGAAATAAAATGACAGGAAAGGATTTGATAGCGATGGGGTATAAACCAGCAGCATGGTTTGGGGAGGTCATTGAATACTTCAATGACCATCCTGACGCGATAAACTCTGATAATGTAAAAGAGATCATCGAACTCTTCATACCTAAGTATAATGTGTTAGTACCAAAGGAAGAGGCATTAACTTATGATAAGTTCATAGATGCTGAATCTGAGGAAGAATTGGTGAACCTTATTTCGGTAGAAGAAACGATGGATGTTGTGATGAAAACACCAACCGTTTATAAGGGTGCAATCATGCCAGACGCATGCCCTGCCGGTCCTATTGGACACATCCCTGTAGGTGGTGTTGTTATTACCGATAACGCCATTCATCCCGCGATGCATAGTGCCGACATATGTTGTTCGGTTATGATAACAGGATATGGTAGTAACGATCCTAAAAGAATATTGGATATTGTTCATAGGTTAACCGATTTTGGTGCTGGTAAAAGAAAGGCGCCACATAAATTTGTTCCCCCTAAAGAGTTATTAGACCGAATTAATAAAAATAGGTTTTTTAGTGATAAGGCGAAAGCTATGGCCATTACCCATCTCGGAACCCAAGGGGATGGAAACCACTTTTCATTTGTTGGAACGTCTAAGAGTACGGGTGAAACCTGTTTAGTGACGCATCACGGTAGTAGGGGGTTGGGGGCTGAGTTATATAAAGCAGGGATGATGTGTGCTGAAAAGTGGAGAAAAAGATTGTGCCCATCTCTACCTTCTATTAATGCCTGGATCCCATACGATACCGAAGATGGTGTTGAATATTGGGAAGCGTTGCAAATTGTGAGAGAATGGACAAAACTTAACCACGAAGTTTTACACTTTGGAATACGTGAAAAAGTAAAATATGTTTCTGATCTCCATTTTTGGAACGAACATAATTTTGTTTTTAAACAAGACAATTTATTTTATCATGCAAAGGGATCGACACCAATGATGGATATGATACCTGACAACAATACAGGATTAAGGTTAATACCATTAAACATGTCACAACCTGTATTGGTGGTATCTAATCACCCCGAAAATCCATTGGGGTTTGCTCCTCATGGTGCTGGACGTAATTTATCCAGAAGTAAGTTCCTTAAAAAGGAAATCAATATTGAAGAAGAAACTAAGGGGTTAGATGTCAGATTTTATTTTGATAATCCTGACTTATCTGAATTACCTTCCGCATACAAAAATGCGGAACAAGTGAAAAATCAGATCACCAAATATAAATTAGCGATCATAGAGGATGAAATTGTTCCTTATGGTTGTATAATGGCGGGTAATAGTTTATATAAAAGAAATAAAAAAAATGAAGAAACTGATTGAAATAAAAGACGCGCCAAATGTCTATATTGATGACATTTTAAGTGGTGATGTGGATCTCATTATCGAAAGATTAACCAATCTAAGACAAACCATTGCGAAAGCGATCACCGAACATGAAAATTATTTTAAGAACAAATTAACACCAATAGAAGATTATAAAAAAATAGAGGTTGAGCATACGCGTTCATTTGATGAATACGAAATTAGATTGGTTTGTTATAAAGAAGAAACCGACGATGAATACAACACCAGAATAAAAAAAGAAAATGAACTAAAGAAAAAAAGGAAAGAAGCTGCGGAAAAAAAGAAAAGAACAATTGAAGAGAATGAAAGGAAATTGTATGAAGAACTAAAATTAAAATATGGTGGAGAAGACATCAAGAAAACCAATGATGATTTTAAAAATTTTAAAAGGTTTCAACTAATTAGTGAAAATCATGTTGGGAAAAAAATTAAGGATCTCACAAGAATATTAAACACCTATGATGTTGACTTCCGAATTATGGTTCAAGACGGTGTTAAATATTTGGGAACCGCAGACCTTAACAGAGAAAGGCTGAATTTTCATGTTGAAAAAGGAATAATCACACATCAATCACTCGGATAAAATAAAAAGAAATGAAAGTAGGATTAAACAAAATCACCAAAGAAGAGTTTGAAAAACTTTTTTCTGAAATGAAAAATTTTGATGGAGTAACTCATCGAGAAGGTCAGCGAGTTAGAAAGGTAATGAAAGAAGATGGAGATGTTCATGATCTTCTTTCTGAGGGAACCGTAGTGGGAGGAATGAATGTGTCAGGATACGAATGTTATCTTGTTAATTTTGATGAAAATAACGGAACATCAACTTTTATTGTTGGGAACAAGATAGAAGCGATTTAATTTTTACCCTCCTTGATGTTAAACAAATAAAATAAACCACCAATCGGTGGTTTATTTTTTTATCTCAACTCTCATCAAATGTGGAGACTTTCTATTTCCACCAAAATACGGAAATAATTTCCAACCCCAACTTTTTTTAGAAAACTTTATGTTTTCAGGAATAGGTAAATTATATATCGTTTTGTTATCGATTAAAACATCAATATATCTTTCCGTATAGTTTGGAACAAACTTAACATGAAACATTTTATCCGACCCAACCTCAAATTGAGGGTTCATGTTAAAGTATTTCACACCATTTAAATAATAGTAAACAGATAGTTCGAAAATATCTTTCAATGAATTATATCGCCAACCAATCCTTAAACTGTTTCGATGGACACCGGAAAAATTAAACGTATAACCAATTAATTTATTCCAATCCAAATCGTCAACAGTATCGAATTTATACTTGCAGGTGTTATCAAGAATTACCTTTTTTGATAATGAATGACCTCTCTTTAACGACGGTAATCGTATTGAATTATGCCAATTCTTCGGTATAAAATAAATCATAGATACGGGTTGTGTAAATGATCATATGACCAACCAACGGAAGCAAAAAAGAACAATACGAGAGAGATTGCAACCATCAATAGTTTTATCATTAAATCAAAATTGTGGTTGTTTTTAACAACATGCCACCTATCTCCCGTAATAAAGATAAGAGGTACCATGCTTAAAAACACACCCCCTAATACCTTATTAAATAAACTGGTTCTTTCATACTCCCACCCAATTGTAGATGTGGGATCCATTAGATTTTTAACCAAAACAACAACGATTAGTATCGCAATACCGATAGGAATTACCTTTTCAATCCAAAAATTTCTTTTCATAATATAGTATTTTATTATAAATATTATTCATTTTTTTTTGTAAAATCAATAAAACTCCATATCTTAGTGGAAATTAATTTATATGAAAACGACAATATTTTCTTATGAAATTTTATGTCCTACTTGTGGGGACAATTTAAGTGGTGCAACACCCGCTGATGGTGGTGAAGAAGTCCCAAAAAACGGTGATTTTTCGATTTGTGCAAGTTGTGGGGAAATTCTATCGTTCTATAAACCAAATTTTGATTGTGAGAATTTATCTTTAAGGAAAGTCAGGGATGATGAGTTACAAAATTTGAAAAATGATGATCCCGATGTTTTTGAGGAATTGAATAGGGTTTCACTTAAAATCAAAATGTTCATTCATACACATAAAAACGTAAATTAATTAATACATGAATTTTGATTTTAAATTGGTAGAAAATCATGACCTGTTTCTTTCTAGAATTATGAAAGAAAATTGGTGGAGTATCGAATACGCCACGGAGGTTATTGATGAGTATAAGAAATTTTTATTTTTAGCGTCTATGTCTAATGTATCTCCCTCACCACCCATTGACAGGGTTTGGCACACACATCTTCTTTTTACGAAAGACTATAAGAAAATGTGTGATACCGTTTTTAAAAAATTTATACATCATGTTCCCACAGACAAAAGGGAAACCAAAATATACGATTACGTCTCAACATTAGAATTATATAAAAAAAACTTTAAACAAGAAGCTCCAAGACATATATGGACAAGGTGGTACGAACAAAATAATCTTATCGTTGATTTAAAAAAATATTGGGTTATTCCAATCGGAGACATCAAATCAATAATCAAAGTATTAATTGACGAAATAAAACATCTGTTATGACTATAATTCAATTTATGTCGATTATTTTACTAACCTTATCTTTAATTGGTATCTTTTATTTTTTGGCCAACAGATCCAAAAGAAGGAACAAAAAAAATAGGGGTGGGTATGTTTCATCAAGAAACGATAAATACGGTGGTTCATATGATCATAGTTCGGGATTTATGAGTTCGGATTTATCATCCCGTGATACAAATTTTGGGGGAGGAGATTTTGGTGGAGGAGGTGCCGGAGGTTCTTTTGGTGGTGAGGATAGTGGAGGATCCTCTTGCAGTTCGTGTAGTTCGTGTGGTGGGGACTAAAAAATATTTTTTATATCAGATAAAATATGTATATTTGTATACAAACATTTTTTATGAATAAGGTAGAAAACATCCAATGGTGTATTGACCAACACAGAAACACCAATCATTTTTACGATGATTATCTCCCGTATGAATTCCATTTAAGGATGGTTGTTGAAAATTTTAAACAATTTCAACATTTAATTATTGGTAATACCCTAAATTTATCCTACGGTAGTTTACGTGATAGGGTCGAGATGGCGTGTTGGGGTCACGACCTAATTGAGGATTGCAGGAAAAGTTATAACGACGTAAAAAGAAAATTGGGTGATGATGTTGCTGATATGATATACGCAGTAACGAATGAAAAGGGTAAAACAAGAGCTGAAAAGGCGAATGAGAAATATTATGAGGGTATTCGAAATACTCCATGTGCAGATTTTGTCAAACTCTGTGACAGGATAGCAAATGTCCAGTACAGTAAGCTGACTAAAAGCAGAATGTTTGAGGGTTATAGGAACGAAAACTCCAAGTTCATAAAAGGAATTTGTGGAGAAACTCCTCCGTCAATTCACTGGTGTCACGAAATGATTGAATATCTGGATCTTTTGTTTGAAAATAAATTGGTTTAGATATGTATAGATTGTATAAACTGAAAGGGGGTTTTGTTGTTGTTTCTGATGAAGAAATAATAATTGGTGATAAAAGATTAGATTTTTATTCAAATGGGTTACCTGCCAATATAAGAGAAGTTACTGATATAATTAAAGTAGATGGTCATAATGATAAGATAATTGATTATGGTCCATATAATTTAAGAAGTAGTGTAGTAAAAGTAATTGCTCAACAAGACCAAATTACTTTTTCAGAAGATATACCCGAAGATAAACTTAAAGAGATTGGGTGGTTTGATGTTGAGAAGTATTGGCTAGAAGATACCAAGACCATAAGTTTTGGTGAAACTAATAAAAATGACCATTTCAATAACTACCAAAAAGGCTTTCAAAAAGCACAAGAACTTACAGATAGAATGTTTACGTTGGAGGATATAAAACAATTAATGGCTTGGTCAGCATTAATGGCAGAAGGTAAAAGATCGAGTGGATTATCTATAACAAATATTACTGAAGAACTTGAAAATAAATTCAAATTTCTATCTCAACCCAAATCATGGGAAGTGGAATTGGAAATGGAACAAACCCAATCTGTTATTTCAGGTGGATTGAGACCCCTTGATGAAATTGGTGGAAAAGGTTTAACAAGACATGTAACCCTACAACCTAAGTTTACCAATGGTAAAGTTAAAATAATTAAATTATTATGAAATATCGAATTACCGATTTCATTCCCTTTTATGGATTGTTCTCAACATACAGAAGATATTTTGTGGAGTTGGAAAAATTAACGAATAGAGATGGTGTAAGACTTGTGTGGTTAACCGTGTATCAGATGATATCAATAGTATCGATTTTATCTTACCTGTTATTAATCGCGTAAAAATAAATCTATGGATAAAATTGAATTTAAAGAGGCAGGAATTGATCATTCTGAGTGTGGTGTTGAGGTTGATATGATTTTACACAGAAGGTTTAATCATCACGTAAATGGTATCATCTATAAACGTATGGATGGTTTTTACGTTGTTGAATGTGAAAAAGTAAAATATGAATTCTTTTATAACAGGGAATATGACCCCAAAGTATTGGATACCGTTATTGACGATCACATTTCGGAAGAAACGCAATTCTTTAGCAAAAAGAAAAAAAAGTACGTCCACGGGTATGTTAGGTTAAAAAAAACCGAAAAAATTACTTATATTAGTACCAATGTCACAATCGTAAAATAGTAATAAAATGTTACACTATTTGGATTATTTGAAGGGGCTCGATGACATCACATTGAAAGAAATGGGAAAAGAACTCATAGAATATCATTCAACAGGTGAATTAGAAAAAGGATTTTTGATGTCTTTTAGAGATAAAGTTTCAGAAGAACTTCATGTCAATACAATGGATTGCCATAGAGTTGCGGTAGAGATCTTAAAGGACGAAATCATCCGTAGATACATCAAATCTTAATTAGTTGGATAAGGAATACAAAAGAGTGTGTTTAGATATTTGGGGCTGTATTCCAACTGATGTTGCTTGGGCTAAAGGAACTGATTTATATATTAACAGGTTGGAATGGGAATATGAGCAAGCGTCCGAAGAACAAAGTAAAAGATTTGATGAGTTACCCATTGACAGATTTTTAGACTATAAAGAAATCAATGATTTCATGAGAGAGGTAAACACTAAAGTTGCGATAAAAAGTCGAGCATATCGATTGGTAAAAAAACCAATTTTTAGTGAATTATCGACCTTTGGTGATGTCATGAAATTGGATGAATTCATTGAGTGTTGTGAAGACGGATCATTTATTGATTATGATGGATTTGGAAGATACGTTAAGAACAACATGGAATCGGACATAGACATATATCCGAGTGATGTTAAACATAAATCAATCAGAACTGATTTTGATACCATAATTTGGTTTAACCGATAAACATTATGTCAACAGCAATTGCATTATATAATCCAAAATTTCCCCATAATGTTGGGGCAGCAATCCGTTCTGCATCTTGTTGGAGGATCCCAAAATTAATTTGGAGTGGTAATAGAGTTCCTCTCCCCAAGGATTGGATGAATTCGGAAGAATTCAGGGAATATCGTATGCCAAGGGAAGAAAGAATGAAGGGATATAAGGATGTTGAACTAAGTAAGTCAGAAAAGTTTAAAGATGAATTTAAGGGATATGTTCCGGTGGCGATAGAATTGGTTGAAAATTCTGAAAACTTATTTGATTTTGAACATCCTGAAAATGCATTCTACATTTTTGGACCCGAAGACGGTGGAATACCCTCAACAATTTTACAACATTGTCATCGATTTGTTCAAATACCCACCGCACATTGTTTAAATCTATCTGCGGCTATTAATGTGGTTATGTCACATAGAGCCAATCAGATATATCAGAAAAGTGGGGAATTGATTACATTAAATGAACATCGAGGATTTATTGTTTAAAAACAAAACATATGAACAAGATAATAATGAGATCATATTCAAACGGAGAGGTGAAATCTGAAAAGGTTATTGAAGTAACTGACGAAGAACTAAAGAAGGTCAACGAGTTCTTCGATAAGATAAGAAACAAAAAGAAAGAAATGGAGGATAAGGTTAAAAAAATTCGTGATGTCAGAGTTCAGGATCTAACTAAAACTCCTAAAAACAAATTCACCGATAATATTTAAAAAAATGGATACAAATCAATACGATTCTACCGCAGAAACGTTAATACATATCAGGAGAGTTAATGAGCTCTTATTAAAATTTGCAAAGGAGATCATCGATAGATCAATCAGACATGATGACAGTAAATTACGTTATCCGGAAAAAGAATTATTTGACAAGTTAACACCAAAATTAAAAGACTTGGAATATGGTAGTGATGAATACAAAGAATGTTTAAAAGAATTGGATGTTGCTTTAAATCATCACTACGAATATAATTCACACCACCCCCAACATTATGGTAATGATGGTGTTGATGGAATGAATTTAATGGATATTGTTGAAATGTTTTTTGATTGGAAAGCGGCATCAGAAAGGACGAAGGATGGTAGTATAACCAAATCTATTGAATTTAATAAAGATAGGTTTAAACTATCCGATCAGTTGGTGAATATTTTCAAAAATACTGTTAGCGACATGAACCTTTAATTATGGCAACAAAAACTATAAAACAAAAACTAATGGATGCTCGCGAATTAATCGACGATGCCGATTTTGATTTAATGATGATTGAAGACTACACACACGGAGAAGAGGGGAAAAAAATAACAGAAATCAGGGGTGTTTTACAAACCATGTTACGCACCACGGAAAGTCTATTATTAAAAATTGATATTGCGTTAAAAGCCACCGAGTAATTTATGATTTTAAAGAAATTTAAATTTGTTAAGGTAGATGATTTTTATGTCATTATTGATGACCATTTAACAATGGAAGAAAATTTTCCCATTATATGTGTTGAAAGATTGGTGGACGGGACATATTCTTTGTGGCAAATAGATAATTTAAATGATTATGATCTCCCCAATCAATTTAAAATTGTCGCCTCAACAAAAAAATTTAAAGGAATTCCCACATTTAAAATGTTGGAATTCGATGCATTGACAGCAAAACAAATTGAATTGGTTATGTCCGAAGATGGTGTTAGACCTAAGACAAAGAGAGGAAATAAACTTATCATCAATAGGTGGTTATACGATTAAACACAACATTAAAAAAATACAAAATGAGAGAACTTAAATTCAGAGTTTGGTTGGATAACCTAGAAGAAATGATCAACTCTTGGCATTACGAAAATGAGGACACAGGAGGTTTATCGGATTTCTTTGGTGAAATATATCCATTGGATCATGGTGATGTTTTAATGAGTTATACAGGATTAAATGATGGTGACGGACAAGACATATATGAGAATGATATATTGATGATAAATGATCATAAATACATCATTAAGTGGTCAGAAAAACTTGCTCGTTACTACGTTGAAAATACCGATGGTTCAATCCATGACATAACCGAAGACTTCGATAAACGAAATGTTGTTGTTCTCGGTAATATTTTTGAAAATAAAGAACTGTTATCATGAAATACGATCAATACAAATTCAGAGCATGGGATGGTGAAAAAATGCATTATGGTGTCATTCCATGGCAATGGGATTTCGTTATTTCGAAGAGTTGGCATAAATGTGAAAAAAGTACCGGTTCGGGATTTTTGGGTTCGGGAGGTAATTATGCTGAAATGTTGGTTCCAGCAATTCGATTTAAAGAAATGCATCAATTTTCTGGATTACTTGATAAAAATGGAAATGAGATATATGAGGGGGACATATTAAGGTTTAGTTCCGATGAAGATCTTAGTACCGTCACTTTTGAAAACGGTAAATATGTCATGGGAGACTGTGGTGATGATTTATATGGATGGGAGAAAGAATGTGAGGTTATTGGTAACGTTTGTGAACACCCCTATCTAATGGTATCCTCCGATCAATAAAACGAATTAATTTTTTTATTTACGGTTTTAAAAATTTGTACTTAAATTCGATCTTAAATTAAAAACCAAAAACTATGAAAAAGTTGTTATCAATTTTGGCATTATTGTTTTGTCTATCAACATTAGGACAAGAATTACCCTCCCCATCGAGCGAACCCAAAAATGATGGAGAAGGTGTAACCTTATCTATGGAGTTCTCCCCAAAGGTTCCATCTAAGGTTACGGGAATACGGTTATATAAATCCTGGTTTGGAAACACCACCGGTCAATTATGGAGTAGTTCTGGAACATTACTGTCTTCGGTAACTTTTCCTGAAACGACCGCCGCTGGTTGGGTTGATGCGTTTTTTTTAACTCCTGTTGATGTGCAACCGGGTCAGTCTTATGTGGTTTCATATCATACTCCCGGTAATTACTACATCGTTGCCGGGTTTTTCCCAAAGGAATTTAGTTTGTATAACGCAACCAACAGCTATTACAAATATGGGGCAACTCCCGCGTTTCCAACAAGTACATATCAACAATCGAATTACTACGTTGAACCAATAATTTTTGAACAAGGTGTTATACCACCTCCGAGCACAAATATTGTTTATCGGGATACCTGTAATTTTGATTGGAATACAAGCCCCACAAAATTTGTCTTGATGTTATCTGAAGAGGGTGGTAAATTCATGGCACCCGATAGTACAACGGTATATAGAGCAACATTTGGTGCAGCACCCCCACATGAAAGATTAAAGGATGATCCATCATTAAGGTTTTACAGGTTTACAAGAACGGTATTATTGAATGGTGTGAATACTACTGTTCGGTTTACATTGTACAAAACAGGTGCTTGGATAAGGGAACGACAAGTCAATGGTGTTTGGACAAACATACCTTATTAAAAATATGGGGGAGGTAAACCCTCCCCCTTAACTTTAATTTTATACCATGAACCCAGAAATTGCAAGATTTTTAGAAAGAGAGAAATTGAGGAGAGACAAACTTAAGGATGATACAAAAAATTTGCACAAAAAATTGACTGAGGAAGTAAAAAGAGATCTCCAAAAATTAAAAAAATCTGTAAAAAAAGAATTTGGTCATCTTCCGGGAATGCAAGGTATAGATGCTCGTGAATATAATATCACATATAAAAAAGGTATTGAGGGACATAAGGGTATTGAGGGACATAAAGGAGTTTCTGGACCAATTGGGGTAACACCTGGATCCAACACCCCCGAACCACATAAAGATAATAATCTATCAACAAGTGGTAATGTCATCAGTCATGAAAAGAAAGAAAAGAATAAGATAGTATTCAATATTACACAAATTTGATTAATATGGGAGTACATAAAAACATACTCTATTTCAGTAATTTTAATTTGAGAGAAAGAGAAGCTCAAATAACCGTAAGAAGGGGTGTGAAATGGGCTGATTTAGAAGTTGGTGATATTGTTTTTACAACATCAACAAATAAACCGGAAGGGTTGGTTCCCTTTTATGATGGATTTATCAGGGTTTTGGATGTTAAGGTATATAAATTTAAGGACATCCCTCCAGAACTTTTAGAAAAAGAACATGACGATAATTGTAAAACAATTGAGGGGTTATTTGAAGAAATGAGTAATGTTTATGGTAACAATTTTAATGCGAATGAAATCGTTACCGTAATCGAATTTCAATACCATAGAACCAATAGTTTGTAATGATTATTTGGCACATTAGTGATACCCATTGTTTACACAAACAAATAACACAGATACCTAAGGCTGATGTTGTTTTTCATAGTGGAGATGCCACCAATGATAGGGATGGTGGGATCAATAACAATGAAATGATTGAATTCATTGATTGGTATAAAAATTTGGATATACCAATTAAAGTATTTGTTGCTGGTAATCATGACACCAGTGTGGAAAGAAGAATGATCAATAAAAAAACCTTCCAAGATAATGGGATCATCTATTTGGAAAATGAAACCACAACAATAAACGGGTATAAGATATGGGCTTCTCCAATAACACCAACATTCGGTAATTGGGCATTTATGAAAGACAGGGCAAAGACCCATTTACTTTGGGAGACCATACCTGACGATACGGAAATATTAATTCTCCACGGACCACCAAAAGGAATTAGGGATTTGTCTTATGATCGAAAAAACAATTTGGAAATGTGTGGAGATAGATCGTTGGGTAAAAGAATTAATAAACTACAAAATTTAAAGTTGGTTTGTTTCGGTCATATACATAATGTCTCTGATGTCATAAATCAAGGATTTGGAACACACGGATCTGATGTTATATTCTCGAACGCGGCTTGCTCAACTGATGGTAATTATGAATATCTAACTTCTTTTGGTAATATCATAACTTTATTATAAATTTGATCTTAAACAACAAACTCATGTTTAAATCGAATTACGATTACAAAGTCAAAGAAAAACTCAAAATCATATCTATCGTTGATCTTGGTGGAGTTTTTATGTCAGTAACAAACAATGCTGAGGGTGTCATTGAAGAGATTGAAAAAAAAGAAGGTATCGATGCTCGTGAATATAATATCATCTACAGGGATAGTGATGGTATTTGGGACGGTATGAAGTATCACGGGAAAGATCAACCCGTCGATTTTATTTTCATTGGAGAAGAAACGGAGGAAAATGCTATAAAACATTATAAGTAATCCATAAATAAAATAACAATGAAAAAAACTAATCCCCTAAAATTGGCTTTAATAGGATTTCTTTTTGTTATTTTCTTTTCCGTTTTAACTTATTACTTACAAAAGAATACAAACCCAACCGTTTGGGAAGATCATTCTGAAATAAAAGATACTGTTGATAATGTTCCAGATTCTTCCTACCTTAATAAGGATACGATTTTAAAAAATGATACAGTTTTAAAAATTATTGAGAAATGAGAAACTTAATTATTGAAGTTAAGCAAAACAAATTGGAAGAATGGTATTGGTGTTTAGTTGCACCAAACGGTGAAGTTTTATCGGTATCCGAAGGATATAGTTCCAAACAAGCGTGTATGGATACCGTAGAAATGGTTAAAAACTATATACCAAATTCCGAAACAAGAATTTTAGAGGATTAATAATAAAAATTTAAATCATACCCATGAAGAAATTGGTAATATCAATATTTGCATATATTCTTTTCTTATTCAATAGCGTTTCTTGTTCAACACCATCTTCCCTTTCTGGTTATTCGATAGAAGGATTTACTATGGTGGGGAATATGATATATTATAAAGGTGACCCATATGCAATATTGCAGGCGGTAACGTATTCATTGGACGGAAAAAAATTGGTTAGAGAACTGAATTTCAAAATTCTTCAAACATCAAGTCAAGAATTGGCGGAATGTATGATTAAGTATGTTCATTCTACTTGTAAAGATTGTGAAGTTGAGTTAGAATCATATATCATGGAAGAAGAAAAATCTAAATAACATTTAATAACTCCAAAACCAAAAACCATGTTTAAAGTAAAGTTAGAAAACGAGATCAAAAAACTGGGTGAATCAAACATCGAAGAAACCAACTCGGTTTTGAATGAGGCACAAAAATTACTCGAAATGGATAGTGCCGAGGATAGACAAATTCTAAGGTCTATGGGTATTGATAAATCCATTAAAGTAATTGAAGAAAAAAAATCCAATTCTGCAATTTTAAAAAATCACATAGAACAATATAAAAACCCTGTTCTAACAAAAGATCAAATAAAAGACATCGCAATAAAATACCACTTGAGGTTCTTGCGTAGTGATAAGTATTCTGGATATATCGAATCGACCTTACCTGCAATCATCAAGAATTTTGGTAAGGAAAATAACATAAATTTAGGTAGCTACGATTACCAATACAAATTCTACATTTTGGCCCCAGCCAAATCATTTAAATTACAGGACAAACCGAAACCGGTGGATCCTATTCTATTTTATTCCATAAATGATGACCAATACCTATTGGTACATAAATGGGGTAATGATTTGAATGTGTGGAACCTAATTCAGGGATGGTTTATGAGAGATCCTTTCTCCTTTATTTTTATGTGTATTTTAACAAGTCTTGTGTTTTCAATAGGACTTAACATAGCAACAAACCATAATCATTGGGGAACTGCTACGTCAATTATTTTGATAACAGCATTCTCATCATTTTGGAGAGCAATATGGCTTGACGATAAGGATAAGTTTTCAATTAAAAATTGGGAAAGTGAATATAAATAACAAACCATGAAAAGATTAATTTATTTTTCTGCGGTATTCGTCTTTACGTTTTTTATTTTCCGTTCTTTGTATGGGTATTCCATTTATAAAAATGGTTATAAATTGGAACAATATGAATCCAAAGTAACGCTTTCGCCAGAAGAATGTAAAAAAAACGGATTGGTGTATGCCATAAATGATTGGAACTTTGTTGAATACACAATTAATGTGAAAGAAACATTCGATCTTAAAACATTTATGATAAAAAAAGAAAGAGACACAATATCAAAAAAATATTATCACACGAAAAAATAAAAATTATGGGATACTACATTAATCAGGTAAACGGTAAAATAGCCCCCGCAAAACAGAAAGCCAAATTCCTCATTGAAGAAGGTGATGCAAAAATTGTTGATCAAAATTCACTAACATTCCAAAAGGATTTGGTTTGTGTGGTTGAAAACGGTCCTTTCGATGCTGCGGCTTACATCTTTTCCGAAAACGAAATGCGGGACTTTAACTATCCTGACGGTAGAAACAAAACGTGGTTAATTGTGCCTAACGCAGCTAATTTGGCTGGGTATGAAGAAAGGGTAACCTATTAAACCTTACTCAAAAAATACTTGTCGAAGATTACTCAAATGAGTAATCTTTTTTTTATATTTTATGTATGAATAAAGCGGATAAATATTATTTAGAAAATTTAAAAAAAATAATAAATGATGGTTGTTGGGATGAGAACCCCAGACCAAAATATTCTGACGGAACAAAGGCGTCTTCAAAGTACATAACAGGGGTTTTTGAAGAATATGATATTTCAAAAGATGAATATCCAATCACAACATTAAGAAATACCGCAATAAAAACAGGAATTAAAGAAATTTTTTGGATATATCAAACACAAAGTTCATCATTAAAAATTGCTAGAGAAATGGGGATTAATTGGTGGGATGAATGGGATGTTGGTGATAACACGATAGGTCAGAGATATGGTGCAACAATTAAAAAGTATGATTTAATGAATGAATTACTCACTAATCTTATTAACGATCCCTTTAGTAGAAGACATATCATAAATATGTATCAATATGATGATTTAAAGTCAACAAAAGGACTATTCCCCTGTGCTTACGAAACCTTATTCTCCATAAGAAAAATCAATAATGAGTATTTGCTTGATATGACATTAGTACAAAGATCCTCAGATTATTTAGTTGCAAATGCGATAAATAAAACACAATATCTAGCATTACAAATGATGGTGGCAGGACATTGTGGATATAAGGTTGGGAAATTTTGTCACCTTGTTCAAAATCTACATATCTATGATAGACATTTCGATGCTGTGTTTGAATTGTTAAATAAAGAACCAATCAATATACAACCTAAACTAATACTTAAAGAAAAAAAAGATTTTTTTCAATATACCATCGATGATTTTGAAATTGTCGGTATTGAAGGTATAACTAAAATTAATTCTAAATTAGAATTGGCAATATAATTTTTTAGGACTACCATTCAACTTTCTTTGTTATGATGATATTTATAATAAAGAAAAAATGGTTGGTGTATATAGAATTAGAAATTTAATTAATCAAAAAAGTTATTACGGATCATCTAAAAATATCCATAAAAGATGGGTAACACACAATAAACAATTAAAAAATAATACTCACGATAATCAAATACTACAGAGAGCTTGGAATAAATACGGGGAAAAAAATTTCGTTTTTGAGATAATTGAAGAGTGTTCGGAAAATGAATTATTTGAAATTGAACAAAAATATCTTGATACAAATCCAGAGTATAACATAGGTTTAAAGGCTGGCGGAGGAGACAATTTTTCCAAAAATCCAAATAAAAAAATAATTGTTGAAAACATAAAAAGCGGTTCTAAACGATGGAGAGATAGTTTATCCGATGATGAAAAAAAGAAAATATTTTCAAAACCTTTAGAAAAAAATCCAAATTGGAGAGGGGGAAAGTCTTTCATATATTGTAAATGCGGAAAAAGAATAGGATATGGTCACACATATTGTAAAAAGTGTGTTCCAAGAAGTAATGAAAATAATCCTTTTTTTAATAAAAAACATTCAGAAGAAACAAAGAAAAAAATATCACAATTAAGAATGGGGAAGTATGCTGGGAAACAAAATAAACCTATCATAATTGATGATGTTGAATATAGATCTTATGGTGAAGCATCTAAAAAACTATCAATATGTGCTAACACTATACGATGGAGAGTTTTAAGTAAAAATCCAAAGTACATAAATTATCGTTTTAAAGAAAAAATAAAAAAATGTTACACCTATAAGGAACAATTTGAAAGATTATCTAAACCCCAAATAGGTAAACAAAGAGTATGGAATAAACCATTTATAGTTGATAACATTCAATACAGAACACTTAACGAGGCTAGTAAACAACTTAATATTCATCCTATGACAATAAAAGGTAGGTTAAAATCTGCAAAATTTAAGAACTATACATATATTTAAATTTCTAAAATATTAATCGTATCATATGTATTTTGAAAATACAGATTTTATTAATACTACTTTAGTTCATGGAGATTGTTTTGATTATTTTTCACAAATTGAAGATAAGTCCATAGATGCAATTATTTCGGATTTACCTTACGGGACAACAAACTGTAAATGGGATAGTATTTTAGATCTGGATCTTTTGTGGGAGAACTATAAACGAATAATAAAAGACAACGGGGTTATTTTATTGTTTGCCCAAACACCATTTGATAAAGTATTGGGTTGTTCAAATTTATCTTGGTTAAGGTATGAATGGATTTGGGAAAAACCCCAAGCAACTGGTTATTTTAATGCCAAAAAAATGCCAATGAAAGCTCACGAAAATATTTTGGTCTTTTATAAGAACCAACCTAAATTTAATCCACAAAAAACGTATGGTCATAAACCAGTAAACAAGTACACAAAAAAGAAAGAGGTTTGTAATAAAACGGAGATATACGGTAAAGTCAATAAAGACATTAGTGGTGGTGGTGAAACAGATAGATATCCAAGAAGTGTACAAATATTTTCTTCCGATAAACAAAAAACAAAATTAGATGGGACAATCCACCCAACACAAAAACCCATGGCATTATTAGAAATGTTGATTAAAACATATACAGATGAGGGGGATTTAATTTTAGACAACGCAATGGGGTCAGGAACGACAAACCTGGCAGCACATAAACTAAAAAGAAAATCAATCGGAATAGAAAAGGAGAAAAGATTTTTCGATATTACCCTAAAAAGGTTCGAAAAAATGACATTTGATACTTAAAATATAATAAAATAAAAATTATACAAAAATTATTTTGTTATTTCGAATATTGTTAGTATTTTCGAAAAAATATTAAATATGAAACTTCATTTGTTATTGTTGTTATGTTTGTTTGGGGTCGGTTCATTTGCTCAACCAAAAAAGTTTGATATAAAAGACGCAATACCCTTACGTCTAAATAAAGACGAAATTAAATACAACGTTTGGTTGTTCAGCAATGTTGACGGGACTGATGTTTGGACTAAATGTTATAAACCAACACCCGTTGGCTTAAATTCTGCGATATATGACATGATTGAAGGATTGGATAAATACGACATTGATGTTGACAATACTTTAGTCAATAAAACATTTGGGTTAAAAGATCTGAATGATGTGGTTGATTACCACAAATCGATCCAAACCGGATACGCAAAAATTGAAAAGGGGTATTTGATAAATGAAGAAAGAAATAACTATATTTATACAATAGTTTGTTCCGAAGAATTGTATTTAATCATGATCGTTAAAATCAAAAACTAAAAATTTTAAAACATGGACAGCGAGTTTAAGTCAAATCCACACGTTAAAAAATTTTTGAAGAAGCATTTTGGTAAGGACAAAACGTTTACCACCAAAGATGTTTCGTCAATTATTAAAGTGGCGAAACACAAGTTTCAATATTTCAGTTGGATAGTTAGAAATGTTGAGGCGAAGAACATTTTGCCGGAGGATGTTTATAAGTATGAGGAATACTTTGAGATTTTTGAAAAGAACAAAAATAAGTATCCCGCCCAAGACATCAATCATTATGGAAAGACCATTCCTGTTGACGAGTTCTCCAAGGTGTCTCAATCATTAAGGGATCTCAGTTTCACCATAGAAGAGAGTTCTGACGATTTCATTGGATTGGATGATATCGAAAAGCTCACTAGTGTTGGAATTATCTATCACGGGATTTGTCATAATTACCAAGTTTTTGAACTTCCTAGCACTTTACATAAAAACAAAGAAGCTTGGAAGCAATACAGGAATATTCTTGGCAAGAGTGCGGGTGGTAAAATTGATTTCTGTACCATGGCAAATATGGATTACTTCGATCAGTACTACAAAAACTATAAAGGTTCATCCTATTTTGTTTTGTACAACTATTCGGATCAACAATCTCCATATCAGTTCCACTATGAATCCACACAATTCATGGACAGAAACGACAAACCAGTTATGACTTTTTAAAATAAATGAAATGAAAAATCTTAAGCACATTCTCACATTTATCGGTGAAAAAAATCCGAAATATGCAATTGAAAAACATTTCAAGAATATTGAAAACCGTGATGATGATATGAATTATCACGGAGAAAATATCCGTCTTGATTTCAATAACATGGTTTTGGTTGCGAGTTTTTCACACGGTAAAGTCGTGGGGGATAAGGTACAATTGAACAATGTTGTTTTTGACCATGTACCGTAAAGACATCATGTGGTTATTGTAATGACAAATAATTAGGGTAGACATTTAAATCTACCCTAATTGGTTTTTAACATACAAATCATTAACAATGGAAAATAAAGATCCTCATACACAAATCGAATTGTGTGAATCGTTAATCAACGAACACAACGTTCTGATTGATTTTATTGAAGAACAGAAATCACAGATTATCGATAATTACGTAACTGATAAGAACAGGGAGGAAAATGAAAATATCGAAAGAAAAATTTTATTACAAAAATTGAAGGATCATATTCTAAATTCACCGATTGTATTGGCTGCAATAACAGAAAGTGTGCATAGGTATTATTATGACAATGTTTTGAATAACAGGAAGGTGATTGATGAAAACATATCTTCCATTCATACCTCATTACATAACCTAAATCCTGATTGGAGGAATACTCTTTATAGAACCGCTGAAAGGTATTCCAATACAGGTAAAATAAACAAATGTTTGGTTATATCAAAACCCAAAAAACACCATGAACCAGAAGTTAAAATAGATTTTAAAACAAGTAATTAACCACCTCCACTTTTATTCACATTAAAAACGACGATTTAACATGGATAGAAATAAGATGTCAGTAATGGAAATGTCGAATGGATTGATAGAAACATATTTAATTAAACATGAAGGTGATAACCATTTGGCCACAATGTCATCGATTGAATGTTGTAAGATCTTAATAGAAGAGTTGAAGTTTGTTAACGACATGGTTGGGCATTGTGATGAAAGGATAATGTTTTGGAAAGAAGTAAAAATAGATTTGGAACAAAGAATTTAATATTCAAATCATAAAACAAAAATATGATTGATATATCGAAATTAAGAATTGGAGACAAGGTACATTATGTACCATTCGAGGGATGTGATGAAACAATGATTGAAAATGGTGTGGTCAAAGAAATTCCTGAGAATTCACTAACAGAAGTTCGTGTTGTCTATAATTGTGCGGGTGAATGGGAGAACTTTAAAAACTACACCAGTCAATTAACACCAATTAAAAAACTTAAAATGGGATGGTATTATTAATATGAGTTACAGGTTATTTTTGGATGATGTTCGTGAACCTTACGAGGTTGGTAATTATATGTACCCCGTTGATTTACGCAGGGAATATAGATTATATGATTGGGTCATTGTTAGAAGCTATGATCAATTTGTTCAATACATAAATGAAAATGGTATGCCAACACACATATCATTTGATCACGATTTGGCTGATATTCATTATGTTTCCGATGATGATAATGTCGATGAAAAAAATGGATATCATTGTGCTTTGTGGCTGGTGGATTATATCATCGATAATGGAGTGCAGGAATTCCCAATAGTGTACGTTCATTCTATGAACCCAATAGGTAAAGAAAGAATACAATCTCTACTTTTTAATTTTAAATTAAAATTCATATGAAAAAATCAATTTTCATCCTGATGTTTGTTTTATTTGGGTATTCAATCAAATCACAGATTTGTATGGATCGTAATAATTTTATGGCAGTAACGGGATATGTACAATTTGCCAGTGTTGGGTTGGAGATGGGGTTATGGCCGGTAGATAAACCGTTTGGTATTTTTTTAGGGGGAGCGTATATTGAAAACCGATCTCATTATAATAAGTTATTAGATGACGATCAATATGGCATCGATGCGTATATCAAACCGACGTATAGATTAAACAGAAACATTTATATAACAACTACCGTTGGGGTTGTTCAATTTAGTAAATTCTATGCATCATTTGGAACAAGGTTTGTTATTCCTGTTGATGACGGACACAGATTTGCGTTTATCTTAGAACCCCAATATGGCACTAGAGGTATTAATACACAATGCGGAGTTTCGATTGGATTAAATTGATAAAATGACACCAGAAGAAAATTTTAAAGAAATCTGTAATGGATTGGTGATTAAGACAGATTTTGAAGAATTCCCCAATTCATTATTTTTCTTTAAAGAAAATAAATTTTATTTTGAATTGTTTCTACCTACTGAAGATCTATGGTGTTCGTTTCGTAACGTATGGCAAATCTTTTATGTGAAATATGGTATGGGGTATGCTGAAACCAGAGATTTAATAAAATATCACACACAACAATATTTTGGTCTAAGAACAGTTTTTCCACAAATTATTGAACAAGGTAATCCATGTCGAATAGAAGTATATTTTAATCCAACCATACCTATACATAAACATATAATGGAGACTGAGGAATTTTTCCAACAAAAAATATAATATTATGGCAATTTCAGAAGCACTTAAGAAAATAATGGAAGAAAATGGTTATATTTATCCAAGAGAGATAGATAATGTCGGAGTATGTGCGGTTCTACCATTTTTATTTACTTATGGATTGGTTGTTGAAATTGATGAATATGGATATGGGGGAAGATATTGTTTTTCCAACTTAGGTGAAGCCATTGCAGCATTAGAACAATGGGACGGTAAAGATCACCCACAAGGAAATTGGATTAAATATAAAGGTTGGAAAGGGGAGAAATCAAATGAAAACATAACTCACAATGAGTAGACAAAAAAGGTTCTTTTTTCATTTTAGAAAATCTACGGGAGAACTCACAATCCATTGGAATAGACAATGTATACCCGTTAAAAACATAAATTGTAAAGTGCCTGTTGAAACAAAATGGAATAAACAACAACCGCTGGTGGTTCTTCAGGGATTTGCAAAAAGCGTCATCATTGACGAAAACAGAAACGCAATAATTGAATAAATCATATGAAAACAGATAATAAAAGAAAGTTAGTTGAGTTGGATGAGTATTTCATGCACGATTTTCGTGATGTGATCCAAGGAACTATAGACGATGTAATATTAAATTTAAAAAAGATCGAGAAGGAAATTAAATCGGAGATCTCAAAACGAAAACTGAAATATGATAAAATACAAATCACGGATTGTGATGAATATAACATCACTTTTTCTTTATGTAGGTATGAAACCGATGAAGAAATGAAAGTTAGGAAGCGTTTGGAGAAGGCACTAAAAGAACATACAAAAATGGTGGAGATCAAAAAAGTAGAAGAGGAAAAAAAACTGTACGAAGAACTTAAAAAGAAATACGGTAACAATAACGATTAAATCTATTACATATGTCTGAAAATCTGATTTTAGTGATTATATGTTCGTCCTTAGTGTTCATCGTAGGATTTTACCTACATTATTTAACGAATTTATATCACAATTTATTCAGGGAGTATCAAACTTTTTATAACAACAATAATTTACTCACGGATGAACTCCTGAAGTATGTCTTGTTTGATATAATGAATAAAGCCATTGAAAAAGAAGATTACGAAACCGCAACTAAGTGTAGAGATTATTTAATAAAATTAGAAGAAAGAGAAAATAAAAATGGATAATGTATTATTAGGAGACTGTTTTGATTTAATTAAAGATATACCTGATGACACCGTAGATATGGTATTTACATCACCACCATATGCGCAAAGAAGAAAAACAACTTATGGTGGAGTAGATGAAGATCATTATGTCGATTGGTTTTTACCTCTTGGAAAAGAAATTAAACGAGTGTTGAAAAACACTGGTAGTTTTTTTCTAAACATAAAACCACATACCAATAAAGGTGAGAGATCGTTATACGTATTTGATTTGGTTTCTTCACTAAAGAGACAAGTGGGGTTTTATTTTGTTGAAGAATATTGTTGGACTAAAAATCCATTTCCTGGATCCCTGAAAGGAAGATTTAAAAATGGATTTGAACCCATATATCATTTCACTAAGTCATCACCAAACGACATCACGTTTAATCCTTTGGCTTGCGGAACACCAATCAAGGAAGAAAGTATTGCAAGAACATATAGAAAACAATGTGGTAAACCAAAGAATGGTAGCGGAATGACAGGAATGAATACGACGAATATCAGAAATTTGGAACTGTCCAGACCATCCAATGTTATAAATGTTAATAATGTAACCAATCAATTCACAGACAAACAACATCATCCCGCAACGTTTCCCGAAAAGTTGGTTGAGTTCTTCGTGAAGTCATTTACAAATGAGGGAGACCTCATTTTAGATCCATTTGCGGGTAGTGGAACAACGGGGATTGCTTGCAAAAACAATAATAGAAATTATATTTTATTTGAAAAAGAAGAAAATTACGTCCAACTTATCCAAAAAAGACTTTTTTTATAAAAAAATTCTTATTTTAGACAAAAATAAATTCACATGGGAAAGTTTATAAAGACCTTTGATCATGAATTTGATACGCTTGATGTCTCTCATCTTGATGATGTTATTGAAGGGAGACCTATTGAGTTGCACCATAAAAAAGACGGAACGGTAGATGATAAACCATCTTTTGCCATAATCATTGAGTTACCTAACGGAAAAAATGTTGTGGGACAATTTTCTTTAAAGTCATTAACGGAGTGTTTAAATGAGTTAGGGTATGACGTTTTTTCACCAAAAGAATATATGGTAAAACAATTAAATTAAGTCACCAACATGATCTAAACCCAATATTGATTAATCCATAAAATATGGATAAGAAAGATACCGCACTTACCCAACTTTTGAGAAAACTACCTTCGGGTATAATAACAGATGAAGAGGCGTTTATTTTTTTAAAAATGGAAAAACAACAAATAATTGAAGCCGTAAATATAAATTATGAAAACGAAAAAGACCACGAAAAAGGAGAAGAGTTCTATAAAAAAATCTACGGTTCTTAAAAAAGAAATTAAAAGATTAAATGAAGAACTCGAATATGTTGAAGGAGATGCGATGAATTTAGAAATGGAGGGTTATTATAAACAACAAGAGGCGGATCATTTAAAAGAAGAAATAATAAGACTAAAAGGAGAACTTAAAAAAGTCATAAAAAAAGAAAAACAAAAATGAGTTATATAGTAGTTGATGTTGAATCTGACGGACCAATACCACACAAATATTCGATGGTGTCTTTCGGTGCGGTTATCGTAGATAATGCGTTGGATAAAACATTTTATAGTAAGGTAAAACCGATATCCGATAATTGGATACCCCAAGCATTATCTGTTAGTGGGTTCAGTAGGGAAGAACACATGGGTTTCGACGATCCCCAAGAAGAAATGCACAGATTTAACCATTGGATTTTAAATAATTCAAAGGGGAAACCGACTTTTATTTCTGACAATCTTGCGTATGATTGGCAATGGATAAATTGGTACTTCCATTATTTCATTGGTTCAAATCCATTTGGATTTTCTGGTAGGAGAATTGGTGACATTTATTGTGGGATGAAAATGGATTCTGGTTTAAACCAAGAATGGAAAAGACGTTACAGAAAAACAAGACATACACACAATGCTCTTGATGACGCAAAAGGAAATGCTGAGGCTTTGTTAGAGTTTAAAAAACAAGGATTTAAAATACATTTTTAATAAAACATGACACCAGAAGAAACATTTAATGAGATATGGTCTGGTTTATCTACTAGAATGGATTTTGATAGATTTCCTAATTTTCTATTTTTTTTCAAAGGTGATATTTGCAATTTTGAATTGAATTTAAAAACTGATATCTTATGGTGTTCATATAGACATGTTTGGAACATTTTTTATGATAAATATTCGATGGAATATGGCGAAATTCAAGAATTTATAAAGAGGATGGTGGAACAACATCTCAATAAAGAGATACCTATCCCCAAAACAGATCTAAACAACAGTTTTCGTCAAGTAGAAGAGCATTTCAAACAAGTGACACATACAAAGATACATGTTGAGATGGGTAACCCAATCATGGCGGAAGAACATTTTAATCAAGTGATGGTTACTCCATTGATGGATGAGGGTCTCGGCGAAATTGTGGTGGAAAAACATTTCAATAAAATAAAATGAGAACAATAAAATTTAGGGGGAAAAGGGTAGATAACGGAAGGTGGGTAGACGGAAATCTTGTCAAAGGATACGATGCGACTTATATCGTATATGACGCATTTAATGATGATTACAGATGGGGATTTGAGAATGTGTTTATACCTGTAGTTCCTGAAAGTATCGGTCAATTCACGGGACTTCTTGATAAAAACGGTAAAGAAATATATGAGGGAGACCTAATTAAATCCGTTTTTTTTGAAGATATAAATGATGAGGTTGTGTGGAATCAACATTATTGTCAATTTACTTTTGGTGGAGCAGAATTTAATGTCGAAATAAAACCAAGTGATCTTGAAGTGATGGGAAACGTTCATGATAATCCTGAATTAGTAACCAAAAAAACAGAATAATGATCATTAAAGAAATTACTTATCAACATCGGAGAGATTTTTCCGCAATAATGGAATGTGAGTTTTGTGGTCACACACAAAAAAACGATGCCGGATATGATGATCAATATTATCATACCAATGTCGTACCAAACATTAAATGTAAAAAATGTGATAAATCCACAATTAGTGGAGGTGGAGAAATAAATCCAAGAACACCAAAATATCCAGAAGGATTTCAAATATAATATAATGGATATACATGAAGTAAAAAAAACTGTTGATCTTCTTAAAAAGGCGAATGGGTGTAGTTATGTCACATTAACCGAATTATCGAAAGAATTAAAGACGACCAAAACTAAGTTAATGGAGTTTATTGAAAACAATAATCGTCTCTTTATTTTAAAGCACAAATGGACAACAAAAGATAAAACGGTAATAACAACTTTTGCGGGAAGAAAATATAAAGACACCATACAAGTAAAAGCGAAAGATCTTGGTCTTTGTGTTGAAAACGTATTTCTACAATTAGATGAAAATTATAATAACATCGAGTGGGCAGAAAAAATGAAAATAACCCATGAAAAATATCTCAATATCACCCCATCAAACAATTATGGTTACATACAGGGGTATTATGTTGAGTTAGATAAGGAAGATGAAACATATAGAAAGCACCTATGGAGAAACACAAAAGAAAAAATTGAAAAAATCAAAGATTATCTATCTAGTGGTTATTTTGTTTATGGAGGACTTGGAGACAGTTATAGCACAAAACACGATAACATAATAACCACAGAAAATATTGAAAAATTGAAAAAAGAGGGGTGGACATTTAATGACTACCCGCCGTTATCAAAATAATAAAGTTAAAAAAATGGAAAACAACACATTTAATCGTTGTCGGACATGCCGATGGTGGAGAGACAAGGGGTGGTATCTCGATGAGGGTATCGGTATATGCGATAACCCCAAAACAATAGAACAGGTGAGTATGTTGAATGAAGACATGATTAAGAGATTTGTGCCTGAACCATCTGACGCGAAAATGATTGCAAATTCATTAAGATTTAGTAGTGAGTTTGGTTGTATTAATTGGATGGAGATTACATAATGCATAGTGGACACATAGAAGTTGCGGTTGCAAAACTTATTAATTATCGAATACACACAATCGTGCCCAACGTTAGTTGGGGTCTTGGATTGAAACATGAATGTGATATGTTGATACTCGATAACAAGGGAAGATTTACTGAGGTTGAGATAAAAACGTCGGTGTCTGATTTAAAAGCCGACTTTAAGAAAAAACATAATCACGTTTCAGAGATCATTTCTAGATTAATTTATGCCATGCCGATAGAGTTGTATAATTCCCACGGAAATCTAATACCTAAAAATTGTGGTATTATCTCCGTAAGAGACACACCTATTGGATATCGAGCAAGATGGGAACGAATTGTTAAGCATAATCCAGATAAAAAAAGACCAGATGATAAAACCGTAAAGAAATTTTTTCAATTAGGTTGTATGAGAATTTGGTCCCTCAAGGAAAAATACTATAAATGTCAAAAAAAATAATATTGTATGAAGAATTATAAATTAGAAAAGTTACAAAGCGGAGAAACGTTTGTAACAAGTGAAAAGGGAAACTCAATGGTTCCCCTTATTAAATCAGGTCAAGACCATAAATTACAACCAATCACTTGGGAGGAATGCAAAGAAGGGGATATAGTCTACTGTAAGGTGAAGGGGAAATTTTACACCCACTTGGTTGTTGCAAAAAACAACGATAAAGGACTGTTGATAGGAAATAACAAAGGACATATCAACGGTTGGACGAAACAAGTTTATGGAAAAGTAATTGAAGTTTTATGAACATGGATCGAATTTTAAAAGACCTTTCTGAAAAAATATATTCAGAAGAAAACGCACCAGTAAATGCTGAAAATTATTTGACATATAAGGGTAAGAGACATGGATGTGAAGTAGGTATGAAAATAATGGTTGAAATCTTAAATAATTATTTGAGTAAAGATTTTTATCTTGGAATTTCATTAGAAGACCACATACTTGATAATCGTCATAAAATAAAAAATTATGGGAGTTCATATAAATGAATACGTGAAGAAGGGTGCTGTTATATCTGAATGTGGTAGGTATAGATTTCAATTATGGAGAATATGGGATGAGACAAAACCACTGGTATTATGGATTATGCACAATCCATCTACCGCAGATGAAAACTACGATGATCCAACAATACGGAGAGTAATTTCTTTTTCGAAATCATGGGGATATGGTGGGGTATATGTTGGTAATTTATTTCCATACAGATCAACAAATCCAGACCAACTATTAAAAAAAGATTTTTCGGAGATATGTCCAGCAGAAAATATTTCTCACACATATAGGATGAAATCTTTATGTCAAGAATATATTTTGGCATATGGTAACCCCATTATTAAAGATTTTTCCCCGAATTTCTTTGACGATGATTGGAAGGCTCTCAAGGTAACAAAAGATGGTAACCCCTGTCATCCGTTGTATCTTAAATCAACTTTAATTCCAAAATCAATAAATGAATTAATCAATGAGAACAATTAAGTTCAGAGGAAAAAGAATAGATAATGAAGAATGGGTATATGGATATTATTATATGTATCCATTAAACAAAAATCCCATTAATGATCACCACTATATCGTTAATCATGAATGGGAACCAATATTTGGGGGATATCTAGATAAGAGATATCAAATCGATCCCGACACTTTGGGTCAATTTACAGGATTTAAAGACAGTAAAGGAACCGAAGTTTATGAGAATGATATAATTTATGTTGTGTATGCCGATAAAAAATATTTTATAAAATACGAAGATGGGTCCTTTAATCTTTATCATACGGATCCAAAAATGGCTGAACTACGTTGGGGTAGTTTATCTCGTTTAAATGAATTGGGTTGGGAATATAATGTAATTTAATTCACATGAAAAAGACCAGAACTTTAATAGAAACGCAGGAACAAATAGAGAGATGTTGGAAAGACATTGAAAAACATAACAACATAATTAACTTCATTGATGCCAGAATTAATGACCTCGTTGATTTGAAAAACAGAAGGTCGAGATCTATTTCCAAACTACACAGGTATATAAATCAATTAGAAAATGATATAAAAAAGACATAAAATTATATTTTGTGATATTATGAAAATATTATAATTTTACATAAATCAATTATCATGAAAGAAAAGAACTACCCCGCTGTTATTACTTTCGAGGAAAAACACGGGATTTTTAGTTTTATTGTGGGTAGTAAAGAAGGTGAAAAGAAATGCTTTCTTCATGTCATGAAGAATAGATATGCGGACGGTTGGTATTCATATAAAGAAGTGATTAAAGAAAGTATTGTAAAAATTCAGGATAAACTTGAGTTGCTAAAAAGTGTTTCCCCAAAAATTAAATTAATCGATGAGGAAATCGAGAACAATGAAAAACGTCTTAAGAGTGAAATGAAGGAACTCAAATTATTGGAAGAAGTGGAAAGAGCGGTAAATGAAAATGATCCCGAATTAGCGTATAGGGTATCGTATAGTAGAGAAGATTACGAATACGAAGGATTTAGGATTGAGTACGATGTTGAAGAATTCAAATAAAAAAAACGATATGGATAAAGAAACAATTAAGAAGATAAACGATAAATGTCCATACGAACAAGGGATATTTGTTGAACCATATGGTATACCCGTCCACATTAAAGAACCTGTAATTTACATGCGTAAAGACATTGGTGGGATGAGTGGGGGATCTTGTTGGGGTACTGAACCCGAACCATACATAAATACGGAAACCGTCGAGTTTGAAGTTTTGGATTTGGTTTTGATGGAGTTAAAACCAAATATCACATATCTTCAATATAAGATGGTAAACAAACTAATTCATACAAATAATGAAACACAATATGAATACTATGGTAATAGTACGGATTACGAAATCAAGTATATTATCTTATCAGAATTAGAAAAACTTTTAGAAACATTCTAATCATTAAAAAATGTCTGAACAATTAAATATTGACTTGGAGGTTGTCATCACCAAACATGCTTACGAAAGAGCAAAAGAAAGGTTGAGTTGGACGGAAAAGGTTTTGGATAAAATGGCACAAAAGGCATTTTCAATTGGGATATCCCATAAGGATACCAAAGGGGGTTTGAATAAATACATCACCAAAATATGGTTTGATTATAAGACCGCCAATAATGTTAAAATTCATGGGGAGGTCATTTATCTTTTCAATAAGAATACATTGATAACGGTTTATCAATTACCGAATGATCTGCGTAAAAAAGCAAAAAATGTCAAAGGAAGAAAAATTTAACGAAATGTGGTTAGGGTTAATAATTAAATTAGATTTTAATGTTGCTCCAAATAAAGTGTTTTTTTTTAAAAAAAATAAATACTATTTTGGACTTAATTTAAAAAGTCGGTACTTATCATATTCAGATGATAATGTCTCCAAAATTTTTAATATGGAAGATCTTAAATTTAAATACTTTATAAAAGATCAAGTACAACAACGTTTAGGTATTAAAAATATTAAGCCATATCCTTGTGGTAAGGACAGTATTCTTCATGCTGAAAAATATTTTAATGACGAAACAAGAACGATTTAATGAAATATGGTCAGGTCTGCATGCCAAAATGGATTTCGATAGATATCCAGAATTTGTTTTTTTATTTAAAAATAAAGAACTCTATTTTGAAATTTTCCTTCATCAATATTTTCAAATAGCATGTTCTAGAAAAAATGTTTTTGATGTTTTTCTTGAGGAATTTAATATGACATGGGAAGAAACACAAAGATTTATAACAAAACAAGTTTGTGAACGGCTTGATTTAAATATCTTCAATATCCGTGATATCGATGCGTTTATTTTTATGGAAAAAAGTATAATAGAACATTTCAAAAATAGAAAATTGAATGAGAAAATTTCTTAAATTTATATACGTCATTCAAGAGGTTTCAAATAAAAATCGAAACCCAAAACTTGGAAGGGGATACTTTACCGCAAGAAGACTTAACCCATATAACCCTCTTAGTTATATCGCATTGGTGATCTTTCTAATCGTTGGGCTACTAATGTTCGGTTTCGTCGGATTGTGGAAAGAAACAGATCATACAAACCCATTTAAATGGAATTGAAATGAATAAAAAACTTACAAGAACAAGATTTGATCTTGCCAATCTTGATGATCGTCCCGATTTAGATATTGATTATATCAGAAATGAAATAATTGACAGAATAAAACATTTAACAATTGATTGTCCAGAATGTGAGAATATTATCCATAGTGACGATCAATATCAATGCGGTACTTGTGGAGGTGGAGCAACAATTTATGTGATGGATTGGGTTAAAAATAATTTAAATGAAGAAAAAACTTACAAGAACAAGATTTGATCTTGTTGAACCGTTTAACTTCGGTTACCCAACGGAAAAACCGTGTGAAATTTGTGGAGAATTACCTGCGGAAATTGAGCCACGATTTGGATATTCCTCTTGCGAAGAACATTCCAAATTATCACCAATTGAATTTCAAAAACTAAAAGAAAAAAATGAAAATAGTTCTAAATAAATGTTATGGAGGTTTTGGTTTATCTCCGATTGCCATAAAAGAATACCTTAAGTTAAAAGGTAAAGATTGTTTCTTTTATAAAAAGGATTATGATAAACATTTATTGGTTAAGGTAGAGTTATCTGATGCCGATAGTCACGATATATCTTTGACTAAAGATTATGGTGAAAATTTGGAAGAAGATTGGGAAGTATTTAAGGAGGATTATTTTTATTACAACAACATTGAAAGAAATGATCTAGATTTAATTAAAGTTGTTGAGGAATTAGGTGTTGAGAAGTCCAGTGGGTATTTGTCTAAATTAGAGATTGTCGAAATACCTGATGATGTCGTTAATTGGTATATTGATGACTATGATGGTATCGAAAGTATCCATGAAGACCATCGTAGTTGGTAAATCATGTAAACATTAAACCGCTATTATGACAGTAGATGAAAGGAAAAGTAATCTATACTTCGATCAAACGGGAAAAGAAATATTACCCGGTGATTTATTAAGGGTGTTTCATTTTAGAACAAAAAAGAAAATTCATTACATGCACCATGTTGTTGTAATGGAAGAAACAAAAGATTTCCCCGTGATGTCAGCAAAATCTTATTACTCAGATAAACCACATTATCGATTATATAGTGTAGTTAACCCAACCAATAGAGTTTATTCAGATGCTAAAATAATTGGTGAAAAAGATTGGGAAACCAAAAGAATAAAAATAAAGATATGACCAAAAAAATTTTTAAATATTCTCTAAAGGTAACCGATTATCAAGAGATCTCACTTCCAAAAGGATATGAGATATTGACTATTGATGTACAATTTGATAATCCATATATTTGGGTCTTGGTTGATCCAAACTCACCAACAATGGATGTGACTTTTGAAATTTTTGGTACTGGACATCCAATACACGAAAACAAACACAGATCGTTTGTGGGTTCGTTTCAAATTGGTGACGGTAATTTAGTTTTTCATTGTTTTGTTTTAGAACCACAAAAAATGAAACCAGAAACAGTACTCTCATATGGTCTAGTGTTTGATGATGCACATGGTCAATGGATAACTATTGATGCAACTATGTATGATGAAAAAGATGGAAACAAACCAGTTAAATGGGCTATCCGTAAAGGTGGTTTGGTTTTCTCTAAGATCACGGGGACATTTGAATATGAACCCATGCCGTCAAGTAGAGATGATAACTTTTTTGCGGAATTTAGGTTCGATACACCAGATGAAGCTGCCAGAGTTTGGGAAGCATTTCTTGTTATAACATAATTAAATTTATATTTGTAATATGGAAAATAATTTATTATCTTAGACAAATGGAAACACGAAAATACAAAGTCAGATTTTTCATTGACAACACATACGAAGTGTTGGAGAAAGTGTATGATTACGATGATGAATACTGGGAATCCGTTTTTCAGGGATCCATTTCGGACTGTGAAGCGTATATTCGATTACACGAAAAAGGATATTTTGATTAAAAAATTTACATCATGACATTGTTTAGTGAATACGATCCAAGAACCAATTATTGGTGGGGATATTTCAAGGAGTTCCCTGAATGTTCCGCAGTTGCGGATACCGAAGAAGAATTGAAATCAAGACTTTATGAATTAGTCTTGGGTGCCGTAACAGATAGTAAAGAATTAATTGTCAGATTGATTGAACTTTACGGAAGTGAGGATGTCAAAACTTTAATCCAAAAAACATAAAAAAAATTTGGCAAATTCGTATAATTGAATTATCTTTATAAAAATAATTTATCTATGAAAGAAAAACTAACTCAGGGGACAAGAATAGGTTTTAATCTTGATGGAAAAACGAGGGGTACGGGAATGATAGTTGGTGTTGCATTATCTACATTACCTGTGATAGGATATACCTATATCGTTGAACCTGATATCCCCATTACCAATGAAACATACCCCTATTCTCATTTTGTTGCAAATGAAACTCAAATAGAAATCCATAACATCTAAATTTCCGGAAGGATTTAAATACTCTCGGCATAATGGAATTCCGTTGAATTTTGGGTGGTATGTTTTGTTTTATGATAATGAAAGATGGATCTTAAGAACCGCAATAAACGATCCTCACATTCAAGAAATACGTGAACATTTTGATGTAACGTATTTAAAACATTTTTGGGGACATTGGTGTGATTACGTTATTCAAAATAAATCATTATGAAAAAGGCAATAAAAAGCCATATTAGTTCTTCTGGTCTATGTCATTTCAAACATACTGGTCGTTACAATGAAGTCACAAAAAAAAGTATTATGAATTATACCAAAAAACTGATCAGTTCTTGTGATGATGAAACTTTTGCTTCTGGTGAAATAGTGATTTCATGGACAACAGAAGATCAGGATAAAAACGAACCCATTAGGGTTTGTCGTTTAAACCTTAATCTACAAAGAGGTGATACTGCGGTTTTAACATTAGGTGAGGTTGAAAAACTCATCAAAAATTTGGAAACAGTAAGAGACAGATTAAAATAAACTATCATGAAAGTCATTAAATATTTTTGGAACAAGATAAAGTCATCCTTTAAACACAGGATAGGAACGAACTGGCAGACAAGAGAACACCAGTACTATAATATCTGGACGGGTGAAATATGGATTGAAAAATTCTGATTTATGACATATACAGACATATACCGTTTTCCATTAAGGAATAATTATCATCGAGTAAATGATACAAATTACAATTTTGTATTTCAATTCGAACCACAATTTGAGAACGGAAAATACAAAGAGGGGTGGTTGCAATTTGAACAGACCATCATTGACATATTAAATGGTGAAAACTTAATGGTCTCATTTGGAGAAGCTTTTGTTCATGATGAAGGTAGGATATCCTGCGGAGCAACCCACGTTATTACTATTCGAGGTTGGGGTAATTTAACAGGATCTGGTGCTCACAGACTTTCCTCGGAAGAGGCGGCAAATGTCCAAGATACATTTGCTGAATTCATTGTGAATAGATTAAATCTGTTTATATGAACACGGAACAATCAAATATCGGAAAATACATTAAACGAATAAGGAAATATCGTGGGTTCATAAGAAGATTACGTCGAAGATACTTTGTGAAAATAGATAAATCGTGCAAACACGTATACAATAAAGGATATGTAGGTAGGTATTCAAAAACATTAAGAAATGACACAATCGGAACGCAATATTGAGATAGCTAAAATGCTTGGTTACAAATACGTAACTTGGCAAGAAGCCAAGGAAGAAAAATATGGTAAACATATTAAAGCTGGTTGGTGGTCAGCAATACCCAAAAGGGTTCATCCAATGATCCCGATTAAAGAACATTATATAGGTAGATCCAATAATGATCTGAAATTTCATTCAGATTGGAACTATCTTATGAACGCCGTTGAGTTTATTGAAAATAAAAAATATGAAATTGACATTTTTGGAAATTGTGTAGAAATTTGTACAACTCCCGATGAAGATTATGTATCTGAAGTTGTTGGTAAAACTAAAAAAGAAGCTGTCTTCATAGCCGTATCTGATTTCGCCAGATCATATAATAAAAATAAGTTATGAGCAAATATAGGGTAACAATCGAATTGGATTTGGATTTCGAAACCATATTCAAAGAAATACCGGAAGGTCTATATGGTAAAGGTGACGATGTTGATGAACATTACAAAAGAGAAACAATATGCGATGCCTTAAAAAATTGCCATATGTACGCACTTGAAAAAAATATCAATGATTTGATTAAAGATAAGGAAGACGGAATGTACAAATATCTCAAGCATCATAACGAATGTTTAATACAAGTCAGCGAACAAATATCAAAAAACTTTAAAATTGAAAAACTGTGATCTCGAACTTCCCAAAATGGTTATGTAGGATATTTAGTCATCTATCAGCATTTACTTGTGGTATGTATGCTTTAAGTGCGGTGAAAGGTAATCCTCCCGAACTATACAGGGTTGTTATGACGGTTGGATTTGGGTTGATGTTCTTCATTGCTTCTTTACCAGATAAAAAATAAATTATGTCAACAAAATGTGATAAAGGATATAAAGACGGTACTTGTTGTTGCAACTGTAAATACCTAGTACCATTAATGAAACATCCTAAAAATAAGGAGATAGGGATTGGTTCGGTAAAAGAACAAATGGGATATGTGTGTTTGGGTCCTACATTAGCAAGTTTTGCGGATCTCGCCGTGTTTTTTGATCACAAACATGGGATGTGTGAATTATATAAATCAAAATAAAAATCATGAATATCTTTTTAATCATTATCGTTGTACACTTCCTTGCTGACTTCTGTTTGCAGACACATGAACAAGCAATGGGTAAAGGTGAAGGGTGGACTTTATGGAATACTTGGTTATTCTATCATGTATCCACGTATTCCATCATTTGGTTTATTACTATTCTTGCTTTGGAAGATAGTCTTAGATCAGCATTTATTTTTACTTTAATTACATATGTATCTCACTATATCACAGACTGGGTTACGAGTAGAATAGGTAAACCCTTTTGGGAAAAGAAAGATTATCATAATGGATTTGTAGTAGTTGGGTTTGATCAAATACTTCACTACGTACAACTTTATTACACTTTTAAATTAATTGGGTTATGAGCAAAGAATATTGGATGTGTATTATTGGTGGGGTAGACAGAAATTCATTACCGATGGGTTCCGATTCTCCATTACGAATGGCGGTGAGAGAAAAATATTTTCAAATGTTTGGTCACGATGATGTTTGTGCATCTGGATGGGGTATTGATGAAGAAAGATATCAAGTACTGCGTGAACTACATCTCAAATCAACCGAAGAACTTAAAAAACTTTTGAAATGAAATACAAATTGATTGATGTCAAAAACGAGATTTTAATTGAGTGTGATAATCCGAATTGTGATTATAACATACCAAACGAAACAAAAAAATTTGATGAGGACATCAGTAGTTACGTCAATGCACCATGTCCTAAATGTGGAGAAAACCTATTGACGGAAAGAGATTATCGAGATTCGGTTTCTTTGGTAAAAAAAATCAATTGGATTAACAAATGGTTTGGTTGGTTGGGGTATTTTTTAAATTCAAAAGAAAATGGTAAAAATGAAAAAAACTATCATGTTAAAGTACATAATGGCATTCACGTAATTAAAAATGATGAATAATATGATACCAACAGCAGAAGAGTTTTTAGAAGATAATCTTTCTAATCCACAAAAAGGATGGTCAGAGAAAAAAAGATTAATTGAATTTGCTAAACTTCATGTTCAAGCGGCGAAGAAAACCATTAGTGAAGAAGGAAAAGAAATGTGGGATTGGACAACAGAAGAATGTCAATCAGTTGAAGAAGATTTTTATCCACTCGAAAACATTAAATAACATGGTACCAACAGCAGAAGAGTTTTTACATTCTTATAAAAAAAGAATAGGAGTAAGACTAATTTCAGATATGAGTCCTAAACAAGTTTCTGAATACGCAATAGAATTTGCTAAACTTCATGCAGAACAGGCGTTAAAAGCTGTATCTAAGAGAACAACATATGGTATGTTAGTGGTTCCTTTGTTTAATGAAGAACAAATAAAATCTATTTTAAACGCTTATCCACCAGAAAATATTAAGTAATATGTTACCAACGGCAAAAGAATTGTTTGCAAAAATGGTTTATCCGGAACATAATAAAGAAGATGCTGAATCATTTATCGAAAATGATTTAAAATCTGGAAAACGACTGTATTCAGCAAATCATGCAATAAAGTTGGCGATCGAATTTGCGAAGCTTCACGTTGAAGAACAAAAAACTATGATATCACATCAAATGGATCTGAGACTATCAGATAGTCATACTTGCGGAGCACAAGATATTGTAGAAAACTCTTATTCAATCGAAAACATAAAATAAACAATATGGCATCATTCACAATTAATGGAAACACTTATTTGGGGAATAGTATTTCGGTAATGAACGGAAAGGTCATCATTGATGGTATTGATGTCACTCCCAACACCAAAGAAATCAACATTAATGTTGATGGAGACGTTACTCAGTTAAGTGTTGATGCCTGTAATAAGGCAATCATAAATGGTGATGTTGGTTATGTCAAGACCCAAAGTGGTAATGTAGACATTACAGGTAATGTGAGTGGTGATGTGGAAACAATGTCAGGTAATGTTAATTGTAATGATGTTGGTGGTGATATCTCAACAAAGAGTGGAAACGTAAAATACAAGAAATGAATAAAGAATTTGTTCCATATCAGGAAGCATTAGAACTCAAAGAATTGGGATTTGATGAACCATGTTTTGCGGTGTGGACAAGATATGACATGGAATTACACCCCACCCCGACCTGGGTGGCTCGTCCGAGAACACCCCATATTGATGCTCCGTTGTACCAACAAACATTCAGATGGTTTGAAGATAAACATTCTCTATATGTTTCTCGTGATGTCATCTGTAACAGTAATGAAATTCTCGATATCGAATACGCAATTGATAGTTGGAGGATTGGTCGTAACGGAGTGATTTTTGAAAATCCCCAAGATTGTTTTGACACAGATAAGGCACGATTAGCTTGTCTCAAAAAACTCATTGAAATTGTTAAAAATGGAAACATATAGAACAAAGAACAATATTGAAATGGTTTCTTGTGAACCATTAAACTGGCAAATAATAAGACCAACATTTGATGCTGACCCCTATGGTCCATTATATGTAATATATATTGGTTCATTATCTGATATGTGGCAAGCATCTTTTTCATTCGAAAATATGACGGTAAGCTTTACATCTATGCACTATTCAGACCATGAAGTGTATAGATTTAAGGTCGATTCAATAGAAGAAGCATCTGAATTGGTTTTGAAATTTGCAAAAGGGATGAATAGGGTTGAAGATCTTAAAGAAACGATTTATTGGAATTAAAATAGTTTTATGACAAAAGAATTTGTTCCATATCAGGAAGCACTAGAACTCAAAGAACTTGGGTTTGATGAACCATGTTTCACTTGGTATTGGGATGATATAGGTTTATATAATGGATTGCAACTTGGTAATCACAATAAAAGTCTGGTTTATGTCTCGGCTCCACTCTATCAACAGGCGTTCAAGTGGTTCAGAGAGAAGCATATGATCAAAGGGTACATATCCCATTCATCTTCTATGGGAGGATATAAAGTATCTATCTATAAGTGGAATAACGATAACAATGTCGGAAAGTGGGAGAGGTTGTCCCCTTTGGGGACTTTTGTTTCCTATGAGGAAGCGGAAATATCATGTCTCAAAAAACTCATTGAAATTGTCAAATATGAAAACAAAAAATCAACATAATAAAACCATTGCATACCATAATAAAATCGCTTACTTGCAAGGAAAAGAAGCGAAGCATAATGGATATGAAATAAATTCTAATCCATATAAAAATATTATTGCAGAATGGTATTGGTTACAAGGGTACAATGATAAAACCGTCACAAATTTTTCAACGTCACACCCTAAAACAAAATGAACGCAAACCCAACACAATACCTTATAATAAGAGGTGTTTCTGACACAAATATAAGTCATGGCATTGATCCCGTAACCTGTGATGATGTTGTTACCACCATCAAAGGTGGTGTTGTGATTGTTGATACCAGAAAAACATTAAAGGGAGCAATCAACATCAGAAACAAGAAATATAAAAACTGCATTATAATACCAAGTTATTAAAATGGAAAAAGAATTTATACCATATCAGGAAGCATTAGAACTCAAAGAACTGGGGTTTGATGAACCTTGTTTGGCATATTATGATGGTGATAAAACATTTTATCCTATGGGTACGGTGATTGGTCCCGACACAATTCATTTTGGTTTATTTTATCCGAGTATACAAAAAAATGCCAGTACAGTATTAGTTGGATCGCCACTTCATCAACAGGCGTTCAAGTGGTTCAGGGAAAAACATAAACTGTATCATCATATTAATCCCTTAACGATGTATCAATCAACGATGAGGGGATATTTTTGTGAAATCAAGTGGGTGGATTATTCACATTCTTTGGGTCGATATGAATTATATGAAGATGCCGAACTCGCATGTTTAAAACAAATGATTAATATTCTAAAATCAAAACAATGATAAATCCAACATATATTAGCTTTGAACAAGCAAAGAAACTAAAGGAGAAAGGATTTGATGTAGAAGTAAAAACTGTTTTTAAAAACAAAGACGGTTGGGAAGAAGCTATTGGAGTTCCTTATAACTATAATAGATTTGAAAATATACAATCAGCACCTGAACAATGGCAAGTAGTAGAATGGTTAAGGGTTAATCATGGTATTTGGATTAGTATTTATCTTGGTCATGACCAAAATAAAATTTGGTATAATGTTGCTATAGAAAAGATAGAATTAGGATCTAATCATGAACCTATGAATAATCATTTCGATATTGATGGATTTACACCACAAGAAGCTTACTCACAGGCATTTGATTACATCTTAAACAATTTAATATGAAGTACACACGCGGATCTCAAACATGGAAAATTGAAGGACAACCCTACGTTAAATTTCGTTTAACTGATGGGGATGACTTTACTGAAACCCCTTGGGGAGTATCTTCTCCTGACGGTAAAGAATTTGTTTTGGTTAATAACGCAATAGCGTTTACACCATATTTCTCGTGGGGTGCGGTCTTTGATAAAACCTCATTCAATTTCTTACCCATTCTTGAAAACAAAGAACTAACACTACATCCGGAATCATATGATTTTGCAGTAAAAGAAGGGGCAATCGATGAAAATGGTTTCTACGTTGAGGAAGACAAAAGAGTAAAACAATGAGAAGACTATTTGAATTAATTGCGATTAATGGAGGTGCTATTGTATCAACAGCGTCTCTTTCTCCCTTGAGAATTTCACAAGCAAGGGAGAATGATCAAATGTGGGTCGATGAAAACGGGTATGGGTATGTTTGGATACCCAAAAATGAAATATTGGATTGGACAATTAATGATAACCAAATTTAAAATCATGGACAATAGTTGTGTTGACATATCATTTGAAGAAAGAAGATATCTTGTAAAAGAAAGATCTGAAAAAGATATTGAAAAGTACGGATCAGCACAAAAAGCCATTGAAGTTCTTATATCCGAACTCGAAGAGATGGAAAGTCTTTGGAGTATGTATTCCTCAGATTGTTTGGGACACGGAATAACTTGTACACGATTGAAAATTCAATACATACAAAGAAATTATGTTTATGAACAAACATAAAGGTAAAGAACATACCTATCTTGAGAAATACGCATGTACAAAAAAACACTTTTTACATGTTGTTGCAACAACATTTAAAAAAAACGAAAACACAATAAAAAGACTTAAAACCAGAAAAAATGGCAAGTAATTTCAACAATAAAAAAAAGTATAAAAATAGCTGTGAGATTTTTTCACCACATGGTATTATTCTGGAAGGTACAATCCTAACGGGAAAACAATGGAAAGGTGTGTTGGTCTACGAAGTGGGGAATAGTTTTAACGAAATGTTTGAAGAAGTCACTGAAGAAAATGAAAATACAAGAAAGGACATCATATAAGTTAATCTCCGATTTCTATGGGGATAAGACCGCTAAAAGAAGCGGAGTTAGATTAATGAACCATATTGATGAGGGAATTGATATTCTCTTAAAAATAGGTTCTGATGTCGTAACAATAGACGCATATTGCTTACATCCAATTCTTCAATCCGATGAAGAATTCAAGTCCAATCTTAATTTTGATTTTAAAGATGTTCCAACAAAAGCAATACTTCTAGCAATGGAATATCGAAGGGTAGCGAATAGTTATTTATCAAAAGATAAGATTGAAGACTTTGTTGGGTTCACAACACCAGAGATAAAAGAAATGCTTTATGCCGATAAAGTACAAAACGAAAAAGATTTTAAAATATACCATGAGGGTAAACACGAAAGAAGTTCTGAACTTAGAGCATATTTCGATAATTGGTTAAATATTCTTTTAAAATAACATAATGGAAACTCCAATAATATTGGCATACGGATTAGAAACCAGAACATGGACATACCATCCCATATATGGTTATGGATGTAATGAATGTTGTGATGGCGATAGATGCGATGAGGATTGTACCGCAAAATATAAAGGAAGGAGGAATGAATGTCCCCATTGTAAAGGACGGGGATGGATCCGAAAAGAGAATGTAACCATGAATATCACGGAGTTCAATATTCTGTGTGCAGATATATTGGGTTGGAAGAAACTCACAAAAGAAGAACAAGAGACATTACTCAATATTAGGGATGTATCAATATTACATCCAGGTTTAATCCCCATATATCAACACGATGATGACGAATATTATCTCGATCAACTTCAATTCCATTCAAACTGGGAATGGATAATGAAAGTATGGGTTAAATTAAATCAAATCTTTTCAGATAAAGGGTTGTCGGAATTTAAAGAATTTCATTCTAATCCACATATTGTTAGATTAAAGGAAATGGGATTACTCCAAGGAGATAAACAAATAACAGTAGAGGAATTAAACAATTTCTTAAATAAAATATAAATAAAATTATATTTTTAAATCATAAAAAAATTTAGTATCTTTCAGAAAACATGAAATATGACAAACCCAAACGATTCCGCTGGATTCGCATTTAAACCAAATCCACATCTTGGTGATACTTTCGTGATAACCACTAGTGGTGGGGAGAACTATATCCCATTTGAAAAGGGGTTAACCAAACGAGAACTTTTTGCGTATGGTGCGATGAGGTCTTTGATTTCAAACACAACTTTTTTTGATGGAAGAGTTGAGGGTTCTGTTGATGGAGAAACTTATGATTTTATTTGTAAAGAAGCTGTTCACATGGCTGACGCACTGATAAAAGCTTTAAACGAAAATGATGAGGTTTAGAGATATGTGGTATAAATCCAAACGATGGGCTAAACGTAGAGTTAGGACAACCACCAAAATCCGACACATCATGCATATAGCAAAAATTGTAAAAAAATGAAATACAGAAAAGAAAGTATTAAAGAATATAAAACTTTAGGTAGGTATCCTGTCTATTGTGATGAAATTTATCACGGAAAAGAACCATTCAGAATTGTTGGAATTAGGGAAAATCAAGTGGAAATAGAGGGTGATTTTTCTGGTGGGGTGCATAACATAAAACAAAAAGAATGGATTGATGATAATAAAGTTTTTGTTGTGAAAAGTGTCTGTGAAGAAGAACTGAGATATGGTGGATGTCAAATATATGGATCAAATTGTTGCGGAGGGGGAGATGTTGTGACTGTACATACCGATTTATATTGGGGTAATCTCGTTAAATAAACATAAAAATGAAAATAAGGATTAATTACGTCCCAACACAATATTTTACCATAGACAATATCCATAAATGGATGTGGAGGTTTAAAAGGTATAAATACATTAAAGGATTTGCTTTTAGAATATTTGGGGTGGATGTCAATATTCATGAAAACAACGCAACCGAAAAACTGATTAATATTGCCAAAAATAAAATGCAAAGATGAAACTGTTTAAATCAAAAGAAGAAAAACTTATCGACCTTGAAAAAGAGTTCAATAAACTAAACGATGAGTATAAAGACATCATTGGTAAATATTGTATGATAGGCACCTATGTTTTTAAGTTTAAAGGATTTAAAATAGATAGGGATAAAATCGCAATCCAATTTGTTGATAAAGATACCCCTAACGGATACACAAACTATATGAATTTTGATGCATGGTTAATGCGTTATGACTTTGTTGATTTAAAAAAGATTAGGTACGCATTTATCCATTTTAATGAAGAACTGAAAAGAATGGGATTATTAATAGTAGAAAATGACGAATAATTATGGTCACACTTATTTTATCAATATTTGTGATTTTATTATATTTAATTGGTGGGTTCTTCGCAACGATGTTTGTTGGGTGGGAACTACAGAAAACAAAAGATCTTTTTAAAATGATTTTTTGGGTAATTTTTATTTGGTTTGAAAAGTGAAATGATGATAAAGAAAATTAAAATGTGGATCAAGAAAGAGTTTGGTGTGTTGACCATACAAGAATGTATTGATCTGAACCTTGAATTTTGTCATAACATATATGGTGACGCAATTAATAAACTTAATTGTCGCAGCATATGGAGGGACAGTAATGGAAAATCATATCGATGCAATTCTCTGGTAAATGAATAGGAGGTCATTATGTGGGTAGTAACACAGGCAGTGAATGAATACGATCAGTTTGGGGACTATCTTGTTTGTGTGTTTGAAAACAAACCAACACAGAATGAATTAAAAGAAATAATTGGTGGGAATGATGATTTCATAAATCATCTCCTAAATGGTGGTGGTCGAAGAGAATGGGAAGACGAATGGTATTTTTTAACTGAATTAAAACATGGTGAAATATATATTCCACGTTAAATAAAATTAATTATGGAATTCATAAAACTTAAAAATGAAAATAATTAATCAAATAACAAAAACTGTTGGTAGTCCTGGTGTCGCCATTAGGTTGGTAAAACCTGGACAATTTATATGCCTCCAAATTAGCTACCACAATTACCCATCAGATAACGATATTACCCATTCATTTCATTATGTTGCGGGTATTATTCCAGATCAGTATACACACAAAGTTGCGGGATGGAGAGTGAAAGAACTTTTATCTTAAACATGGAAAAATAATCAACCACATGGAATTCATAAAACTCAAAAACGAAAACGGTTTGGAATTGACCGTTACTGACACCAAGGATGTTGAAGAAAACTACACACCATTATTTGGTGGGGACGACAGAAACCCTTCTTGGGATGACTATCTTTCTGATTTCAAAGAAGAATTCCAACCACATATACTTCTGATTAGAGAAGCCATTGAGAAACTGGGATGGGTTGGTGAGACCGCGGATAGAAAGGCTAACGATACCTTATTTTCATTCTCAGATGGACAAAATATTGGGTTTTCATGGAGAGCATGGGGAGACCTTATGCAAGCCATCGTTAACAAAAACGAAGGGTATATGGTATATTACATGTAAAATATAAAACAAATAGTCATGGAAGAAAATAATGATTTTTTGCTCTTGAAATGGGGTACATTAAAGGGGTATGATTTCACAAACAGTCCCGAAGCTTTTGAAGCGCTGAAAGAATACATGGAGATTGGTTCGAGTTTCAGTGCTATGTTGCAGGAGGATACTCCTCGACAAAAGGAACTTCTTTGTGTCATGATCGATAAGGTAAATGGGAGTGTCACTTCGGATTGGTCGGGTGAGGATTGGACAAACGACAGAGAGAGTGCGAAAAAATATGTGATGGAATACGGAACCAAATAACCCAACGAATTATGACAGAAAAAATATTGTATAATGTATTAAAAAAAATCGGTAGTGGTAAGGAATATGTTGCCGCTCCCGATAACGAATACCTCATTGCTCTTCAAACAATAGGATTAGTAAAGTTAGATTGGACAAATGAATTAACACCATTTGGTGAATTTATGTTGAGAACTCTTGAAAACAAAATTGAAAAATGGTAATTAAAAAAAAAATAATCATGAAAGTCAAAGATCTGTCAAGTGGAACAAATATGGGGTCCGTTATTGTCAAAACCCCCGAAGGGAAAATTGGAACATGGAAATCGCAATGGGAAAAGGGTGTTTGGTTATCGGGAAAATCAACAAGGGTTCATCCCGTTTTTGTTGAAGACCTGAAGGAAGCCCTCGAATGGGAAGTCATAGAAGATCCTACATTAATAAATTTGGATTAATGAAACACATTGACGCAATACCATACGAAAAAGTTAAATTCTTTTTCATTAAAGATCATTACGACCTTCATCGCGAAGGTCTATGTATTTTTAATAATAGGATCAGTTATTTCAAAATAAATCACGAGTCCGAAGATGAAATGGTGGAAAAGGAATACGAGGATGAGAATTATCATTCTTGGAGTGAGGATCTGATGATGGACATTTTTGAATTAACAGATCAGGAATTGGTTGATGAGTTGTTTGAAAAAACCATGTTTGAGTTAAACGTTGGATATCATTGGTCGTATCCTCATCGGAAATTAAATTACCATTTCCATTACAGGAAACCAAAATGGTTATATGTTCTTCTTTTCAAATTGCATTACTACTTAAATAAGAAAAACAAACCATGATAACGGAAGATCCAAACTGGAGACATGTAAAAACAACAAATGATTTTCAAATATGGACGGCAGATTACTGGTGTCCAGATGGTGATGCTATTGAACTCTACATAGGAGAAGATCATTTTGAATTGGCGTGCTTTTCGGGAATTCATTCGAGTACCATAAGAATTTCAGATTTAGATTACCCATATTTTCAAGATAAAGTAACAGATCTGGATTTTCGTGAACCATTCGAAAAACAATCAATAAAAATCGCGGATTACTTCTGCAAATTATTTTGCACATTAGAAACAAAAACATCCATGACTGAGAATAATAACACCAAAGGTATTGCGCAACTATTGGGAAAAACCATCACCGAAATAAATAACGGTGTAGATAGGTTGAAAATCATAACCAGTGATGGTTCCCAATATTTGATGCACCATATCCAAGACTGTTGTGAATCGGTTTTAATTGACGACATCGAGGGTGATTTAAATGATTTATTGAATTCCCCAATAACACAAGCGGAAGAAGTAACAAATTCGACAGATCGTTTCGGAAGAAACCTATATGATAGTTTCACATGGACATTCTACAAACTCGCAACTGTTAAGGGTTACGTGACGATAAAATGGTTGGGGGAAAGTAATGGGTATTATTCGGAAGGTGTAAATTTTGATAAAATAAACTAATGTATGGTAAAAGATATGAGCAATGAAGTTCTTATCATGACTTTTATCAGGGAAGAAAAAAAGTATGAGGAAAAATTTAGAACCGATAAACCAAATCCGAAATATGAAAATTATTTTATGGAATTATATCAGGAGATACACAGAAGAGGGTTGTTGTTGGAACAAATAAAAATTTCCAAAATATTAAATGGTTACTACTATGACCTCTATGGTTGCTCCTAAAATGAGTGATGAAGAACTCATAATTCTTCTTATTCATAAGAAAAGAGAATATATCCATAATCTAAAATATTTTTCATGGGAGGAATTAACTCACCTGGTTAAATGCATTGATTATTTACAGCGAATATTGGAAGATAGAAGAATTGATAGAACCTTTTTTAGTATCTACCGAGCCCTTTATCAAAAAAGATAAATATATGAATTTAGATGAATTGAATGATGTTGATCTCGTTATATATGCAATAAAACAAAGAAGAAAATTTGATACCACATATTTTAGCGCTCTTAACTCTTATGAACAATTAACCGCGGAAATGAAGTGTATTTATAATACAAGAAAAAAATTGTCGGATAGGGGTCTTTATATCCAATTTTACAAAATATATTTTACTTTATATAACAAACATCAGAAATAAGGAATATATTATAGATTTTTTTAGTATATTTGAAAAAACAAAGTGTGGAAAAGGAATATGTGGAATATACATATCGGGAAGATCTGATAATGTCATTTATCAGGGAATTCAGGTTATTAAATACATCACCGGATTATCACAATGATCAAAACGAAAGAATGCGGAGAATAGAACGAATACTTTATGCATTAAGAAGTGAGGGTTATCTTGACACAGCAATAAAAATATATAAAACATTATACGGTGACAAAAGAAGAACTCATTTTCGAGGCAATTAAATACGACAGGGCATATCGAAAAAGAAATGAAGAACCTTTACCTCCCGATTTCATGTATGAATATGGTCATATCCAAATGCAAATAAGAAACAGGAAATTGATGTTTCAATTCTATTGGGTTTATTCAAAGTTGTATCCAGAAGACATACAAAAATTTTATGGATGAAATTAGGAACATTAAACAAATGTCGGATGAGGAATTGGTAGTTTCCTACATCATGGAGAAAAATAGGCTCATGGAATGGTCGTTGAGGGAAAAACTTACAATAATCCTTGCACCAGATTTTCTTCAGGAAATATATTTTGTTCTACATGAAAGAGATTTATATAAAATCGCAACAAAAATATATAAAATACTATATGGGTATAAGGATGCAAAACAAATAATATGGTTTGACATAGACCGTAAATTCAATAGAAGTCAGTATGAATAATTTAACCCGTGAGGAACTCATTATAGAATTCCTAAAAGAAACCAGAAACTATATCCAACATAAAATTATTAAACCCGGACATTTTGTCTTATATAGAGAGTTGTATGATAGATCTATGTTTGATGAATTCCACAAAGTATACAATATCTTATATGATGACTATGAAAGTGACACTTTAATCTTTGAATTAATAACACGTTGGGATGAACAATGGGATCCAGACCCGCGGCGATAACGATATCAGTAATGAAGTTTTGATAATGGAATTCATTAAGGAAACCAGAAATTGGGTCAATAGTGAATATATTACACACAGATGTAGTAATCATGTTATCGATCTTTTTAATGATATATGTGACAGGGAACTTTATTTCGAATATGAGGAAATATATAAAACCTTATATGGGAAATCTCATTGCTGGAGGTTTTATAGGTATATCTTACAATTCTTGATATGAGTGATAAAATAGAAAATCTTTCGGATGAAGAGGTAATAATGACACTCATTTTGAGAACAAGACGTTACTTGGGTTTTAAATGTAAAGTCACCTATAATGACTTGTTGTTAATTGATGTATCCAACGAGAGGGGTATTTTCGAAACTTTCATACAGATATATGAGATCATATATGATGGGGTCCCATCATATGCTCCGTATTTGGGTGCAATTGAGGAAATTCGGTGGGAGAACATGTTCCATAGATTGATTATTACAGAGACCCATATAATAGAAACACCCATATTTTTTTGGAAATCTCGAAAATATTAACTAAATTTGGTTTTATTTATGGTTTATGGGTAATGAAGAGCTTATCATGGAATTCATTAACTTAGAGAAGGGTTTATCACAATCAAAAACATTGACTATAACCTATTCTAAGTTATATCAGGAGTTATGGGATAGGAAACTTGCTCGTGTTGCTTATAAAATATTCAGATCGTTATATCCAGATCACAGAATTCCCATAATGAGTGCATTTTTTCCGTTTTCTTTAAGACAAATCAATAACGATGAGAGAGGTGGAAGAATTGAGTAATGAAGAACTCATAATGGAATACATTAAGATAGAGAGGAATTTACCATATTCAAATCTATCGAGAATATCATATGGTGTATTATTTGCGGAATTGTTTGATAGGGAATTAATGATCCCCACATATATGATATTTTGTGCCATGTATCCAGACCATAGGTTTCATTCATCTAGTGCATTTTTTAATGCAAGAGTTGTTGAAGGATAGTAATAATTTACAACAGGAATTATGACAGAGCAGAAGACTTTTAAAGAAATGGAAAAATTAAGTGATGAGGATCTCATGATGACGTTCATTAGGTTGGAGAGGAATTTAGAAGAACCAAATCGATATGGTGTGACGTATCGTAAATTGTTTCGGGAATTGCGTAGAAGGGGAATTTTTAAACCCACTTATGAAATATTTGAGACCCTATATCCAAATCACAGTTTTTCTCCGTCGAGCCTGTTTCATTATTCACAGAGATTATGGAGATGAGAACATCAAACGAGAAACTCATAATGGAATTCATGTATCAACTCAGAAATGTGCCACCCATTATTAACAGAGATTCAGAAATTCTGAAAATTGCAAGAAAGTTGGGGGATAGGAATTTGTTGAGACTTTCTTTTGCCATATATCAAACACTTTACGGGGAACAAGTCCCAATACACACAATTCTATGGTTATATCTATGACAAACGAGAAACTCATTATGGAGTTCATTTTGCAAACCAGACGGTGGGTTAATGAAACGACCCTGAGTGATTACGATGAGGATATCTATGATGAGATCTGTTATCGACGTTTTGAGGACACATATTGTGACGTATATAAGGCATTATATGGTGATGATTTGTGTCATAAATATATTTATTCACTTTTATTTTATAGCATAAATGTACTAGCGGAAAAAAATAGAATGAAAAGATTATGACGGATGAAGAACTCATAGTGAGGTTTTTGGAATTTGAACGCAAAGCAAATAAATTGGAGCTCGGTTATGATCCAGAATATGGTCATATTTGTCGAGAACTGGTGATCAGAAAACTTTTCGGAACAGCGATGGACATTTACAGAATACTATATTTCAAATGACAGACGAGGAGATTATTATGAAGTTCATTAAAATGGAATTGAATTTAGGTTCAATGTATAAGGGAGATTATTTTGAGCTCTATAAGGAGTTACACAGAAGGGGGTTGGTTGTAACCACCATGAGGTTATTTTATGTTCTTTATCCCGAACATGTTTTTATAAATGGTAGTATGTTATGGTTGATGCATGAACTAAGGGGGTTAGAACAATGACGGATATCTATGTCATAATGGAATTCATTGTGGAAACCAGAAAGTTCACCAAAAACCAAATCGTGGAGGATTTTCATTTTGAACTATATAAGGAATTGTGTGAAAACGATATGTATGGGGATTATTGGGAATTATATCATGTCTTATATGGTGATAATTGGTGTATTGATTTTACTTGTGCGATAGTTTTTAAAAATGGTTCGGGATATGTCAAACGAGGAACTGATTATGGAATTCATTGGACAAATGAGGGCGTTCGGGAAGGATAAAATCCTGAGACCTTATCATTTTGATCTACATGTTGAAATCATGGGTAATAATCTATATAAGGAGTGTGAGTGGTTATATCGTGCCATGTATGATGATACCCTGATAGATGAATTTATTCTCAAAATAATGAAATATTGGTTAGATGGAGAGGAATGTTGGTCTTCAATAGACGTTTATGAAGGAATTAAGTAACGAACAGGTCATCATGGAATTCATTAAGAATTTACGGGAGGAAGTGAAATACATATGGGAATTAGAACCTCAAAGAAATTATCTCCCTGATCATCATTTGAGGATGATGTACCGTGAATTAATGCGTAGGGAATTATATATTGATTTCAAACAAATATATGAAATCATTTATGGTCTTAATCTCACAGAGATCAGGATATTGGTAAGACTAAAATACTATCCATTATGAAATGTGGTGAAATCTCCAATGAAGATCTCATTATGGAATTCATTAAGGAAACCAGATCATATTTGATCCATAAACGCGTAAATAAACAACATGTGGATATGAGGGGGTTATTAATTGAGAAGAATATCTATAATGATTACATTAATGTATATAAGGCATTATATGAGGATCAGTATTGGGTTTATTTTAACATATACATATATCATTTGCAAAACCAATTGATTGGAGATGGAGTATATAGCCCATATATCGGATAGGGAGGAGTTGGTTTATGCGTTCATAACCGAAACCAGGGTGTTCCGCAAAACCAGAATAATAGAAGATGGTCATCTCGTATTGAGATAATAAATGTTGTCGTCAATGAAAGAGATCTATAAATTAAGTGATGCTGAGCTCATTGTGGAGTTCATAAAGGAGGTCAGGATGTATATTCGGTCACGACACATCAAACAATATGGGACTGATTTATATTCGGAAATATGGGGAAGATACATTTACCACAAAATGAGTGATATATATCGGGTATTATATGGGGATAAAGAATTAATTAAGTATATTCGTAACATGGATATAATGAGATCAATGGATTCGTATGGATAAAATCAATAAATTAAGTGATGAGGATCTCATTATGGAGTTCATAAGGGAGGTTAGGATATTTGTGCATGATCAATACGTTAGAAAATACGGTATTGATTTATATCATGAACTCATGAAAAGATATGTTTACCAAAAATTTGACACATTATACGGAATACTATATCATGACGATTACGAAGTCATTAAGTATATTGATTGTCTTTGTAAAATACGAAGGTTTCCTTTTAAGAATGAATAAACTTTCAAATATGGACATCATTGAGATCTGTCTCAAATTATCCAATGAGGAATTGATAATTCGTTTCATGCACATGGAAAGAACGCAGAATAGATTTAACGTGAACGATAGGAATTTCTATAATGAGATCGTAAGGGAATTGGGGAAGAGGGGTTTATTGGAAACGGCGATCAATATATACAAAACATTGTATCCTAAATTAATTTGGATTTTTTTGCATGGGTAAGTTATCAAACGAGGAGGTCATTATGGGGTTCATAAAGGAAATCAGGATGTTTATCCATAATCAACGAGTTGAGGAATATGGATTATTTCTATACGCGGAGATCGCGCAAAGAACTGTTTTTATTGAAATGTTTAAAACATATCAGATATTATATGGTGATGTCATAGTGACCAAATATGTAGATGCCGTTGAGAGGGTGTTCTATAATGGTTTAATCAAGTCAAGAATATTTGATGTTGGAGAATAGAGCATTTTTATTGGATGAGGTACTCATTATGGAGTTCATAAAGGAAATCAGAACGGAAGTTCCGAAACGAAGAAATATGGGTATTAGCACCTTTGTTAAACCCAGTGACCGTATTTTGGAATTATATGATAAAATGGTGAGAAAATCATTGTTAAATACTTTTAATGATATATATGTAACCATATATGGTTGGGATGACCTAAATACCGAGAGGATTATAATGGGTGACATAGATTATTTCATTCGCGGATATCACACATATCGACATGGGTAATTTATCAAACGAAGAGACCATAATGGCTTTCATGAAAGAATTCCGAATGGAATTCAATGCCTTAAAGAATATCAGGGACGTTGCATATAGATACGACACATATTCTGACATTTATATCTTATATGTTGATTTGAATATAAGGAGTTTGAAAAAACAGTTTGTGGAATTATATAAAATCATATATGGTTCTTGGGATCGGAAAGCTCAGATCGTATTAAATGAGTTAAGATATAAATATTTTGATAACGTTATGGGAAATTTGAAACTTAAACCAAGACTTATACAATGATTGACGAATTGATTAATTCATTGGGTGATGAGGAGCTCATTATGACATATTTGAATGAGTACAAAACCTATTGTAAAAGAGTGGAAAGAAATATACATTTGTCCACATGGGATAGAATATTACTATTGATGGAATGTACTGATCTCACCATAACAACGGAACTACAAAACAGGGGTTTATATGGTTCGGCATTAAAAATCGGTAACATTTTATATGGAAAAAAATAAGTCATCAAATGAAGAACTCATTATGGAGTTCATAAGGGAACTACACAATTGGTCGGTTACCACCCAAACCGATCCTCCCGATGATTTGGTTTCCCGTTATGAGGTAATGTGGAAGAAGAAATTAACCAAAAATATTCCGATGTTATATATGTTATTATATGGTTACAATAAAGACATTCTTAATGACATATGGGAGTTGCATTATGCCATGACCAAAAATGAACTCCATGCCGTAATTAACAGATCCATATGCGGATGAGCAACGAGGAACTCATAATGGCGTTTATAAAGGAATACCGGATGTTGGATTACCACCAATACGAACATCCCGACGCTTTTGACCTGAATATATACTACGGTGAATTATATAATAGGGGTTTGCGAGATACTTGCATAAGGATTTATAATTTATTATATAATGAGGGTGATGATATCTACATTAAGACTTATAAATTATATTCAATAATGAATAGAAGAAGAACGGAGGAGATATTATGGTAAAATCTGAGGCATTAAATGAGGAAGTCCTGGCGGAATTCATTGTGGAGTTTCGGCATGAAATCCTCTTGCTCGGGGGTGGACCCATTTATGGTGTCAGCGAAGACCTTCGGAATAAATATAATGAAATCCATGAAAGAGGTCTTGTGGATGTCTTCAAAGAAATCTATTTTATATTATATCATCAAAATGTGGATATCAGATATGTGAGGGAAATCCTATATGTGGAGAGAGTCCTGAATCTGTTAGAGATAAGACGTTTGCGTAATTTGTTATATGGAGACAGTCCTGAATCTGTTGGAGATAAAACGTTTACGTGAAGAACCTCTTTAACTTACGGGATGAAGAAGTCCTGATGGAGTTCCTAAAGGAATTCAGAAAATTGGATTATAACCAAAATGATCTTTATAATTGTCATGAATTATATTTATATGGGGAATTGAGAAACAGGGGTTTGGTAAATACATTTGTGGAAATATATGGCACCCTTTATGGCAGGAGTGATGTAACAAATGATCTATTATGGATATTGGAGTACAAATATTAACAAACGAGGAAGTCCTTATGAAATTCCTAAAGGAATATCGTGATTATATAAATAGAACAACCTTTATTAAGAAAGGAGATTTGGAAGATCTATCCGTTCTTGATAACAGTTTTAAAGAACTATATGACAGGGATTTGGTAAATACATTTGTGGAAATCTATATTTCATTATATGGGAGCGGATTAACTCGTGAATACGTAAATTTGTTAGATATGAGATTAAAATTAAATTTATTTGAAACCATGATACGTAATCGAAACAATGAAGAAACTATTTCAAATGACCGATGAGGAAGTCATAATGGCGTTCATAAAGGAAATCAGGATATATGGTTATGAAAAAGTAATCACGCCATACGGAATTCGTTTATATATGGAAACCAGAGAAAGGTTTATCTATCATATATTGTATAAAACATATGATATACTATATCGTGATGATGGTGTGACTAAATATGTTCGTGGTATGGAGAGAAGTATTAGACTAAGTAGATATGAATAAACTATCAGACGAGGAAGTCATCATGGAATTCTTAAAGGAATTCAGAAATACGTATCTTTGTGTTGCATCCCCTGTTTGTCATGAATTATATGCGGAAATCAGAAAAAGAGGATTGCTGAATACATTTGTGAAAATACATGATACCCTTTATGGTAATCGGGATTCCATCAAAGACCTACTATGGACGCTAGAATTTAAATATTGTGATATTCAGATGTATGGAAACCCTAACCTATGATAGCAAATGAATAATATGAGTGATGAGGAAGTCCTGATGAATTTCGTAAGGGATTTCCGTAAATTCCTAAAGGATTTCCACGGTTTTTTAGTCCATTATGAAGATCTGCCTGATCTTAATTGTGGGTTTAAAGAGCTTTATAACAGAGGTTTGGTAAATACATTTGTGGAAATCTATACCATATTATATGGTAAGAGCTATTTTATTCATGACTTTCTCCATGTCTTAGATTTAAATATGATAGCAAATGAATAAACTATCAGATGAGGAAATCATCATGGCATTTATGAAGGAATTCAAAACCGAATTACATAAACCGAGAAAAAAATGGGTAACCAATTGTTTAAGTCATAAAGAGACTCCCATTTTTAAACTATATTCTGAATTAGGTCTCAGAAATTTGCGTAAGGAATTTGCGAAAATATATACGATTTTATATGGTAAATGGGATAAGGCAGCTAACGAGTTATATTTTCAATTATATATAATCGATGATTCTTGTACTAATGTGTTGACGATGATAAACTATCCCTATGGTAATAACTAATGAGGAACTCATCATGGAGTTCATTAAACAATACCGAGATGTCATAAGGAACGGAGACCAGTTATGTATGTTGGATAACTGGTTTAATGAACTAAGACAAAGAAAACTGGTCTCCGTATTTTGGGATGTCTATGTGACCATTTATGGTCAGGAAGATTTCTTCGATCAACATATCGGAATACTAGAAATAAGAACAAATTCCACGTATTTGCGCTCCAGTGTAGATAAATTTTTGTCGTGACAAAAAATCATGACATATGTGCAGATATATAGATATAAAAATATATGGAATTCCCTCTCAGATATACGGGAACCAAATATGATTTTAACACAAATTTCCACTTATTAACACTAATTAACATTTGGGTATTGTCCCCCGTCCCAAATGTAAGGGATATTTGCCAAATTTTTGCCGTAAGAACCCTATTATAGGTCACCATATATACGTTTTATATTGTTATATATACACCATATATATGTGATGCATTATGATCATCTCTAATTAAGTGTATCAACATTAGACCCAAAATATTAGACATTGTGAATATTATCCAGTGTATTACGGGTGGTATTTTTACTAGCATAGATCTTTAAATTTTATCCAGTGTCATACATAATCAATGGTTTATGAAAAACACTGGATAATATTTATCTTTTTAAACGCATTTTAATACCCTTTTTAGGGGGATCTATATAAAAAAGAACCCCCTCATAATGAGGGGGTTTTTTCAAGGGAACTGGATAAAAACGGGTTTCACACTCTCTCCATTATTGTGCAACTTCCTTCAGTAGTTGGTTTCGGTACTGAATTGCTTTCTTTTTCGATTCGAAATTCTTGGAAGTTCTGACACCATTTAGGGTTACACGAACTCGGTAGGAATTCCCGTCGAAATAGATGTTGTTGCTCACGGGAGTGTAATTGCTTGTCTTTGTCTTCATTTTACTTAATTTTTAATGATTAATAATTTATGTACTAAAAATATAACACCTTATTTTGATAAAAAAAAATCTTGCCGAATTTTTATTAACAATGTCATACATCCATGCACTAAAAACCCCTGATTGTAATGTCAGGGGTTTTCCTTAAATGTGTATAACGATTATTCTATTATGGTGAAGGGGTCATACCCGAATTCATCTTTTTTGGATTTGATATTTTTGAGCTCCTCATAGCATTCATTGAAGTTCTCAATATTTTTAAGGACTACGATATCGTAGTATTCGTGTTGTCTTACATCGAGGAGTAATGTCCCTATATTGAATGGTTTTTCCCACCATCTCTGGTAATGTGTTACGTCGAAGATATATGTGCGGTATAGGGTTCTGTTTTCCGTGTAATGGTTATGGATGATGACTTCATTATGGTTAACGTAATACGTTGCTTTATTGGTGACATATATTTTCCATATGATTACAATAATGATTGGGATGGTTAGAGACCAGTGTAATACCCCAACTATTAGTAAGGGTATTAAAAACATATTGGGGAGTTGAGATTCCTTCGTCTTGACGATAGTATTTGCATCCGAGTAGTTCATGTATTACTTGTTGAGGTTATAGATATCGAACTCCTTGGACCCCTCTTCTTTCCTGTACTTGTTGGTGAGTTCCCTCAAGATTTCCCTGATCCTATTGGGTTTGGGAATTGCGTATAGTTGTAGATCTGGCATGAATGGATCTGAGGATTTTATGGTTACGTTACCGAGACCGAATATCCTCAACCAGAATGGTTCTTCAACCGACAGGGATTTAATCCTGTGATAAAGTAACTCCTTGCGTATTACGCTGAATACCCCCTTTCTCTCAAGAACGGATCGTTCATGGAATTCATACCTCCAATAATAGATTTCAATCATTCTTACAATGGGTATCAATGCCAGAAACCACATCTCGAAGAATATGGCTGCGGCAATAGCTGCAATCCATGTCGGAATGGTAATCACCTGAGATGGTGACGTATACGCCTTAAACTTGTCCGAATAAGATTCCATATTATTTAAAATAGTTTTCGATTGATTCTATGTTTATT